CTCGATAAATTTAGTTGAATCAATTTTACCTTTATTTGCTACCCTATAGTCATCCCCCATTGTTTCTAAATCTCCGGAAGAAACGTCTAATATCTTCTGTCTTACTTCTCTTTCGAAAGCATTTTCTGATAAATTAAAACCAAACATAGATTCAAACAAAGCCATATCCTCTTGACTATTGATGTCAGGATATCCTTTAGTAGTCTTGTAAGACCATTCTAATATTGCTTTGTCTATAAGATTCATTTAGTATCTTCCTTCTAGATCCTCTTCGTCCATTTCATTACCTTTCAAGTCGATAGCGTATCCATATCCTTCTTTAGGTCCATCACCGTCTCCGTAGTCTGAATATATTCCTCCAGTAATGAAGTATCCGTTAGGATATTTTTCAATTGACATAATTCTACCGTCATCGTTAGGATCAAAATCTCCTTTTTCGTATGTTTTACCTCCTATTGTAAGCTTCTTTAACTTTTTAGGTTTGAAAGAAGGCTCTTGTTCAGGGCGTCCAGCTTTAGCAGAATGATACTGTTTGTCTTGTAAGTCAGAAACTTTTCGAGTTTTACCATCGTTTCTATCCTCTACTGTGTCATTTAATTCAACCCCATCAACAGACCCGTCATCATTATATCTTATTTCAGCTTTGTCCAATCCTACTTTTTTAGCTAATGCTAATAACTCTTCGGCATTTTTCTTTATTTCTTCTTCTGAGTTTCCTGATATAGTAAGCATTTCTACTAACGCTTGACTGTTTTGTGTAAGTTTATTTTCTGTTAAGAATGTTCTTAAGTTAAAGTTATTTTTCATATTATTATTATTATGCTTCTGGCTCTTCTGCCGGTTCTTCAAAATCGATTGGTTCATCTGTTAGGTCTGCTCCTCCTTCTTCTCCGCCTGCGTCATCTGGTAATGCTGGATCTTCTCCGGTTGCTCCACCTTCTTCACCAGGAAAATCTCCTCCGCCGCCTCCACCGCCGCCGGTGTCAACATCAGCAGGTTCTCCTTCGCCTGCTCCAGTCATTGGTGCCTCTCTATATAATATAGCTAATTTATCTAATGCTTGTTGATAATCTGCAATATTTGAAAGTAAATATCTTTTACCTAATATTTGAGCTTCAAAAGTTTTACCTGTCCATTTAAGTATATAGTCTTGACCATTCTTGAGGTTTACTCTAAATGAAGAAGGTCTTGGTGATATCCAATCAATAGAATCTACAAATTCTTTAAATTGTTCAGTCTGAAGTTTAATTATAGCTGCTTTAACAGTTGGAAACTTACCTAATATTTTATCTGTAGCATCTTCTAATACTGTTTCTTCTGGTGCTGCAGTGTCTGGTTCTTCTTCTGGTGTAGGTTCTTCTTCATCTTCTACTTCATCAAGCATAGATTCATTTAGTACCTTTCCTTGAAACTTTATAATATCATTATTCTGATCTGAAAAAGCTAATGCTCTTTCTGGGTCCTCCATATGCATATCATCTAAAATATCTAAAAGTTCTTCTGCAGTTTTAATTACTGCTAAGTTGTCTGGGCTGCGCTGTAATCCGTGGTGTCCTAATTGATTTAGATCAGTAAATAAATCATCAGTTGGAAGGTACCTATAATAAGGTCCTTTTTTTAATACCTTAAAGTTAGTATTTTCATTTTTTACTGCGGATTCGTGCGTTCCTTCTTCTAACTCTTTGTTAATATCTTTAACGATAAAATTACCGATAGCATCTCCAGCAGGAAAACCTATCTTAACTAGTATAGGAATTTCTTCTTTTACGTAATTCAAATCTACTTCTTCTCCTGCGACGTCTACGCTTACTTCAAATTCTTTACCTGAATTTTTATCTACAAGCTTATAGAACATAGTATCAGATATAGATGATTGGTCGTTTACGTATATCTCAATATTTTTTACTTTACCTATTTTTAGTTCATCTTCTTTTTGTTCAACAATTAAACTAGCATTTACTTGAAAGTCTTTAAACATTTCTTGAAGAGCTGCTTGCTGTCTAATAATAGCATATTGATCAGGTCTTTCTGTTCTTAGGTATCTCTGTAGTTTTCTAAAGTTAGTTTTGATTAGATCAAATAATTCTCTTGCTGCTTTATCAGTCCTAATATCATCAGAACCCATTAAGTTTTTAATGTCATCAACAAGTGCTTTCATATCATCATACATCTTAGAAAAAGATGCTAACTTAATAACTTTATGTCCTCTAGACCCTGTAGTTTTATTATAGCTAGTATGCTTCATATAACGAGTTAAGTCGTCAGTAAAGAAGTCATGTTCCATATCTACAGGTCCATACTGCTTTTCAATTCTATCAAGAAAAGGTTTAGGCATATCTTTTGGCTTTTTTATCTCCTCTTGGATTTGGCCGTAAGATTCTAATATAAGTTTTTCTAACTTGTGCATATTACTTCTTTTTCTTTTTGTATCCTTTATGCCAGTGTTCGTTAGTAGTTTCTATCTTTAACTCGTTAACTGGTATATCTAATACTGTATTTCCGTTTTCAAATAAAACGTCGTAATGAGTAACTACATACTTGTTACCTTCTTTTACTAAGGTATGTTTTTCTGGAATGGTATTACCTTTACCATATTTTTCATGAACTACTTTAGCAGCACAGTCATGCTTAAATCCAGGACCAGCTTCATCTAATTCTTGATCTTTTCCTGTTCCTGATACCTTATCGTCTTGTTTAGCTAATAGTTGTTTATACTTTTTATTAATTTGTTTTACTTTATCAATAAATGCTTTTCTTTTAGGATCGTCTTGAGATAACTTATTCATAGCAGGAGCTTGTTGTTTAATAAGTCTCTTTGCTTTAGTTACCTTATCTAATTCTGCATTTTCATATACATCTTCATCATCATCACCATAATAGAAGCCTAAGTTTTCTTGTTCTTCTTTAGAGTATTCATCTCCTATTCTTTTTCTGAATTCACTTATTGAGCCAATCCAGTTCATTAATGCCTCTACTGCTCCAGGATTATCTTCTATAAACTCGTCAAAGCCTTGTCTATATCCTAGTGCTCCGAAAATTTCATCGAAATCTCTAGAAGCATATTCTTTTAATGTTTTCTTATTTTCGTCCATATCATCATCATCATCTTCTTCACCGTAAAACTGACTATAATCAGTTCCATACTTCACAGCAAGGTCATTCATCTGCCAATCAGGTACTTCTCCTTCAGCATAATCTTTCAATTCGTTTTCGAAATGATCAGCATACTCATAATAGTTTTCTACACTTTCATACTCGTGTCCCTGTTCCATAGCAAGGTCTAATAAATCCTTAGTAGCAGATTTATATTTACCGTAATCAAGATCAACAAAGGCATCGTCTTCAACATAAAAAACTCCATCAAGTCCTTTATCATCGTCAGTTACTTTTCTATATCTTTCTTCTCCTAAATTGTCAGATTCATTGTGCATGCCTTTTTTTAAGGTAATAGTAATACCTCCTGCTTGATTAGGTGCTGCATGATATCCATGTTCTTTGGCTTTACCCATTAAACGTTCTTTTGTGGCATCATCTAAAGGTTCATTAATTATAGCTTTGTTACCTTCAACTTTGTAAGGAATACCTCCCGCTACTTTATCTATATTTTCACTCATACCTTTATGGAATATATCGAATTCATGTCCTGCTAAATCAAATCCATATTGGTCTGATATTGCAATTACTAATTCCATAGCAGCTTCTTTTTCGCTTATATCTCCATCAAACATTAATTCTTCTACTGCATCTTTTATTGAGTCCATTACTCCTCTACCTTCTTTGACAACGCTTTCTAAAGCTAATTGATCTAATGCAGGTTGCTTTTCTTCTGAATCTAAATAATGAAATGCTGCTGACATATACTCTCTAGCTAATATAAGCTTAGATTGCCACCAGTTTGGAAAATCTACTTCTCCATCGTGCTGATCGTATGCCTGTAATTTCTTTAATAATTTAGCAGAGTATTCTGCTGTTTCTCTAGCAGTTGCACTTAACATACTAGGCTCATCGTCTTGATGACCTATATCTGTATCTTCTTTTTGTGTCATTTTTTTGAATCTATTATGAGGTAGCATTTCATCTGGTTCTAAAAACGTTCTAGATCCTTTTGGATCTACATGAGGTCTACCGTAATCATCTGTTTCGTCACCTTCATCCTTTCTTGGATCGTCATGCCATCCAGCTTCATAATCAGCATCATTCTTAGCATCTTCTTCTTCATCTTCTTGCATTTGTCTATTGACTTGATAATCTGTTTCTTCTTGATCTTCTGCTGCAATTAATAAATTTCCTAATTCCTTATCGTTTTCCATGTCAGGATTATTAAGGGTGACAGCATTTGGGTGCGTATCTCCTCTACCTACATGAAGTTCGTAATCTTGATCTGAGTAGTTATTTTTTAGGTGATCAATTACGTGTTGAATTTTATCTAAATCAAATCCAAAAGTAAATAAGTCGTCATCCGAACCTTCTTTAAGGTGTTTAGCCTTTGCTGCTTCAAAATCTCCTTTATATAATTGTTTAACTATTTTACGCCCTAGCATTTCTAGTTGATCTAAGTTTAAAGAATGAGGTTTATTAAATCCTTTTAAATATGCAGCTCCTATGTCTCCATATTCTGCTGGGTCAATAGCATATTCGTCTACTTTACCGACTGCAGTATCATAGTCCATTTGTTTTCTTCCTGATGCTCTAGCTATATCTTTATCTATTTTATTCAATTGATCTCCGTACATATCAGCAACAGGGCCTCCTTCTGGTTCGATTGATGGATCATTCTCCATATCTTTCATTACTTGAGCTCTCTTAGCTTTAAGTTTAGCTAATAACTCTCTTTTCTTACCTACATGTCTTTCTCCTCCTTTTACGATTGCTTTTTTTCTTGCTACTTTAGTTTTTGAAGCTCTCATTTTCATAAGAACTGGGTCGTTAATATCCATACCCTCATCAATATCGTGACTAGATCCTGTTACATGTATTCCTTGAGCTTGTAAATCTGATGCTGCATCGTATATAAATGCTTCTACATTTTCACCTGGTTCACCGTCATCTGATGCTCTAAAATTAAAATATATAATCACATTACCGTCTCCGTCGTCATCTACAATGTCCATCTTAACATAAGTTGGATCTAAATTACCGTCTAATATAGACATTGCTTTTTTATAATCTCTTCTACCTACTTTAATGTATGTAGTTTGGTAAGGATCTTCCTTTAGGTCTTTATTTTCTCTTAAAGATTTAAAGTGTTTAACCAGCTCATTAGCCAGTACGTCAACGTGTAAGATTGGTTCTCCTGAAGGTTTAACGCTAACATCAACTAATGCTTTATTAAAAGAAAAATCTGCTAAATGTAACTTATTTTTACTTAAGTGAAAAGCAAATGAATCATCAGAATTATTCTTATACTCTACGTATATTTCAAATGAGTTAGGTTCTATGTGAGTAGCTTTCATATGTGCTACATCATCACCGGAATCTTTTAAAGCTTTTGCGACTGCCTGACCTACCTTCTTTGCTATTGCTTTAGTCTCGTCTGATGTGAACTCAATACCTTCTTTTATCTCTTCTCCATCTATACCTTTTATTGCTTTTACATCATCAGCATCCTTTAATGCGTCTTTTTCATCATCACCTAAAGATACAGCAGTTGTCTGTCCTTTCTTCGGTGTTACTAAGTAAGTCTTAGAATTACCTTCTTTAAGTTGTTTGATTTGATTCTGTAAGCTCTCTTTAATCATATTCAATTGAGTAGTTGTCTTCTGAACATCTATTGTGCTAATATCTTTGTGAGTTCCGTCTTTGATAGCCTTTAGTGCATACTCGCACTTATTCAAACGGTTTTTAAGTTCTTTATAGGTCATTGGCGAAATGTTTTATATACGTATATAATATAAATAGATTAATGTTTCCAAATAACGTTTTTAAACTTTTCAGGGGATAATCCGAAATAATCTGTGCGCCATTTAGTCTGTTCGAAAAAATTAAGGTCAATCCACTCTTCTTTTATCTTCCAAAGATCATTTGCTACTTGATCCCAGTCCAATTTAAGAACTAATTGCTCAATTTCCAACTTTTTTTCAAGTAATTTTTTATAGTCAAAGGAGTCCCACTCGTAGTGAAACACTTCAAATACAGCATATGGAGATACATAATCTATCGATATATCTATTCCCCATTTAGGTTTCATTTTTATTAGTTTGTATAACATAGGATTATGTTCCTCTGCTAGTATCTCTAATTGTTCTAAAGCTTGATCTTTAAATCCTTTTCTTTCAAATAAGTCTGAGTGGTTTATATGTGCTCCGTCTTTCTTATCCCATGTTAGCCAGTCATGTCTTAGACAGTCTTCATGACGTCTCTCTATTGACTGATATCCATTACGGTCTAGAAAAGCTTGTTCTGCTTTAGTGAGGTGATAACCGTTTTGATCAAATAGGTCTACACAGTTCGGATCTTTAAGAACTTCTGGGTTCTCTATGGCATCAAAAAAATATGCTTCCGAGTGTAGTTTATTATTTGATATTTTCATTTTTTCTTACCGCTCTTCATATTAGCACACCAATGATACATCTTAGCTTTTTCACCTGATGCATTTTTAGCCTTTCTACGAAGGTCGGTAACTGAGCCATTACAGCTAGCACCAGATTTTTTTACTCTACCTGGTTTGCTTTTACCTTTCACTTTACCATCAGCGTAGTTTTCTTTATATAAATTTTCATCTACAACATATATGCTTTCGGGTGAATATGAAGTACCTACATATAAAGTTTCTTTCTCACTCTCTTTACTATACTCCATGTCTTGTGAAAGTCTACCCATATAATCGGGGTGCAAAATAAAGTTAGGGTTATCTAATGAAACCTTAACGTACCCTCCTACTCTATCAGAAGATTTTTTATGATCCACATACCCTGAGTAATGTCCGAATCCTCTAGCTACATCCTCATCTGTGGAAAAGCTTAAAAAGCCTTTATTTCCTTTTGAGTTAATTTTTAAATTAGAAGGAACCTCATATTCAGTTACTCCGTTTGATTCACTTTTAACTTTTAATTTACTTATAAACTCCTTATTAAATGTAGTGCCTCTATATCCGTATTTATTGCCTCCTGATTTAGGATCTAATTCTTTAGGGAATTTTTGCTTTATCTTAAGTAGGTTTTTTAGTAGTCCTACATTTATTTCTGAATAGTCTTCTATATAGTCTTTTATTTGAGATTCTAGCTCAGGGTTTACTTTCTCCTGTAAAGCATGGGGAGTGTTATCATGGTCACATTTATGACACATATATAAATCATCTCCTCCGTCTTTTTTGTTCCAACTCCAACCGCAATTATCACAAATGATTTTAGTATCACTTATAATCTCTCCTATAAGTTGTGCTAGAGTTAAAGGCATTATTTATGGTTTTAACTTATTACCAGCCTTTTCTGCATCTTTGTGAGCATTAGAATTACCATGAGAAGGTTTCTTACCTGCTTTTTTCTTAGCATTAATATTAGCCCAAAGACCTTCTTTGTTAATCTTCTTACCAGCCTTAACTGCATCTTTATGTGCGTTAGAGTTTTTATGAGCAGGTTTTTCACCTCTAGCTCTTTTAGCTCTGATGTTAGCCCATAGACCTGGTTTTTCTTCTGCTAATACTTCTTTAATAGCATTTATTAATTCAGATTTTTTCATACTTCTTGACCTCTGTTTTCTAATTCTTTTTTAATTAGATGTTTTTTTCTACTGTAGGCGTTACTGCTGTACATCTCCTTTAATTCTTTTGTTTTAAAACTTGAAGGTGGAAAATGTAACATAGTCCACTTATTAGTCATTTTACCTCTAGAATCTTTTATATACTGTTTTGTTGATGGTTTTAATTTTATAGACATTATTTTATTATCCTTGTTCTGAATGCATTAGTATCATTCTAATTACGACTGTTGCTAAAATACCAAAGATAATCCACAGTGCCCTTGTAACTCCTTCCTTCCATCTTTTAAGATCTTCTATTTCCATTAACTTATTTCTAAAGTCAACTTCGTTATTTTCGAGTTCTTTTCTATATTCGGTATTTCTGTTAGTATTAACTATAACTCCATTTTCAGGATTTAGTAGTGTATACTTTAGGTCTGATAAGTCCTCTTTCATGCTTTCAAAATCTCTTGCCATTTGTTTTAATTCACCATTTGGCATGTGAGTCTTGATGTGCTTGATTTCAGCTAACAGAGCATCTAGTACTTCTTTTTGAGTCATTTGTAGTATTGTTTTGTATTATTACTGTATCCTCTTCGGAGTACTTTCTTATATATAAATACTTTACTTTTTCGCTTTATTTAAAACTTCAATAAATTCTTTCAAGTTGGTCATGACTTTATTATTCTGAGAGGTAGTATTACTGTTCCAATCCTCTATAACCCCCTGTTCTGTGACGAAGCTACTTGACTGGACGCTGTATTCATTAACCCAGGAGGTAAGGTCTTTTGCAAATGCATCTATCGATCCATTAATCATACTTGCTTCATACTTTTTAAATAAACCGGCTTTTCTAAGCTCTGCTTCATACTGTAGGGTACAGTCAAAACAAAAACCGTGTATCTTATACATTTTTTTAGCTAAGTGATGTTTCATAGAACCTCCACATTTTGGGCAAGCAAGAGGTATCCTCATAGCTTTTTTTGCAGCATCTAGCTTAGTAATATTCTGCTTAATACCGTTTTTGATAGTCCAGGTCTTACCTGATTCTTCCCAGAGGTCTCCTTCTTTATAGTTGTTAGAAGACTTACTATAACCAGTTTGAGATTTAGTTTTAGATGTAAAATCTTTATTAACTATATTTCTAACTCTCTGTACGTCTTCTCGTCTAAATTCTTTCTTTAGTGATGAATCACTCATAACCTAACTCTTTTAATTTTTCTATAACATGGTTAACGTTACCGTCTTTACATCTTATAGCTATACCGCCTTTAGATGCCCATTCATTTATATTTGACTTTTTATCGTCTATTAATATACTATTTTCATTTGCATATCTCTGCTTATCTTTAGAGTATGCCATTATTACTTTTGGTTTAGGGTTAAGGTTATTCTTAGCCCATAACTGTTTTCCTAATCTAGAGTTATTATGTCTAGAAGGAGAAGTTAATAAATCCGGCTGGTAGGGTGATATAAAGTTCCATAACTCTTTGCCTTGAGGCATCCAATCCATTCCAACCCAAAATCTAACTCCAATTTTATTATCTATAAGTTCCCAAAATGCAGGAGTACCTTTTGCTTTTTCATACTCTTGTGGGTGCATTCCACTAAAGTGTTCAAATCTCTTTTCAAAGTCAGTTAATACGCCGTCCATATCACAGTATATTTTATACTTTGGTTTTTCTTTTACTTCTGGAAGCGGGTACGCTTCTAATAAATCTACTAATTTTTCCATAACCTTAATTTTATAATTTTTGTTTAATGCCTAGTGCCGGTAGTCTTAATGCCCATACTTTCTTTACATCTTCAACATCTTTTTTAGTTAAGTAAGGATCTCCTTGCTCATCATATTGGTCTGTAAATTGGTATAGATATTGATCTACAACGTCAACAAAAGGTCTTTTTTGTTTTTTAGCTGAAAGATATAATCCCTGTATGTTAGCATCTATTTCAGATGGTAAAGTTAAATACGATACACCGTTAGCTAATATTCCTTTTTGAATCATTGTACGAAATATAGACTCCTCTTCTGTTCCAAATTCTCCTCCAAATTGAGAATCTTTTCCAAATGATTTACCTCTTTCGTTTCCTCCTGCTTGAGTTAAATGTTCTATTTCGTGTCTTAATACATCTGATATCTGTCCTGATAATTCTTCAAAGTCGTTAGGAAAGTTATAAGGATCAAGAACAAATTCCAGTTCTACTTTAGGACTTTCAAATTCATCATCCGGTCCGAAACCTCCTTTGTATGCTCCTCCGTCTCTCATAATAGAGTCTGAGCCTTTAGCAAATATAACTTTCAATTCAAAGTCAAATTCAAGATCAATAGTTTTCTGGAACTCTTTATCTATATCGTCAGGTATATCTATGAGTAGAATTGGGTATGATTTTTCTATTTCTTTTTTCATACTAATTCTAGCTTCTTCAGTTTTAGGATCGCCGAAATGACCTTCTTTGTAATGGTTTAATTTTCTAATTAACCCATTCTTCACTGCTTCAACACTCTTGTTAGTAAGGTAAGTTACTATTGAGTCATATTTTCCTTCTGCCATAACATTTTTTGATTCGTTCTTTATACTATCTTCCCAATTACGAAAAGTAATATTTCCTTTCAAGTAAGCTTCTTTTTCTAATTCTAATAAGTTATCATCTTCGTTTGTATTAGAAGTTTGGATATTACCTAATCTACCTTCTAGGTTTTGCATATGATGAACCATCTCATGAGAAAAGGACCTTAATATATCCTTATCGTGTCTACCGGAAGTGTAAAGTACTATCTCTTTACTGTTTGGATCGTAATGAGCTGTTTTACCAAATATATCTTTTGCATTTACATCATCTTTGATTGTCTTTATTTCTGGTAGAGGTGTTATTTTCATTCCTTCATCAATCATATACTCAAGTAATGATGCCATGTACTTAGTTAAAGAAGGTGTATTATCTTCTGTTTCTTCTTTAACAAAATATTCACTTATAAAGCCTTCAATATTAGAAGCAATTATTTCTGCTACAATTTTATCTTTTAAATTTGTCAATATTGATAATATTTCTTCCTTATCTAACTCTTCAGGAAAGTAGTCAGTAATTTGATCTAAGTTACCTGATAGTATTTTATTTCTAAAATCTGATGCTCTAAATCCAGATCCTGGTTTTGAAGCTAATGCTAATCCTTTAACGTTAGGAGCATTTTTAAACGTAGTTACTCTTCTTAAGTCTACAAAGTCTTTTTCTCCTCTAATGCCTGTTACTGCTACAAATTCTGTATCTGGGCTTGCTTGAGCATAGTCTTTTGCAGCAAACATAGGGTTCTTCTGTCCATCTAATATCTCTACATTACCTAAATGCTGAGCATATATCTTCCAGATAGCTATTGACTCCTCCTTAGTAATACCGTTTCTCTCACCGGCACCAACAAATACAATTACTTTATCTATCTTAGGCTTTTCTGATTTAACACCTCCAAGTAAGTCTGCTCCTTTTTCTTTATAATCATCCTTACTGTATATTGCACCACTATACGATCCATCAAGTAAAGACTTAACGACGTTAAAATGGCCTCTATGAGGTGGTTTATATGCTCCTGGGTATAATGCTATCATAAAGAGTTATATCTTTTGTTTAATTCTGATTCTCCATCTTCCCATCCTCTTGTATCTAGAATTATAATTTGAACTAATTTAATATTATTACCACTAGTATAGATTGATAGATTAGGTTCCGGACCGTCTATCCCTTCATGACCATTTTCGTAGAAATAAATTTTATTTTTATCTATTTGGTCACTAGGTACAGTATACCCTTCCTCAGGATCATCAAATAAAATATCAGGATAAATTTCAGCTGAAGGATTTACTTTTACTTTATGTAAATAAAAGACTGTATTGTCAGGATCATCAACCATTTCGTCTCCAAGCATTTGAAGACCTCTATCTAAAGACTGTAATTCAGTGCCAATATGGAATCCATAGTCAGGAAAGGTTGGTCTTTTTTCCTCACTCAAATGCCAGCAAATTTCAGATGGTATTTTTTTAGGAGCTGGTCCTTCACTTTCAATTAATATGTTAGCTAGTTTTATCATGCTAAAAATGCTTGTACTTTTTGATCTATTTCTTTAGGAGATGAATGGTTAAGTTTATCTTGATATTTAGGATTAAAAATCATATCTATAATATTATCCATTACCTGAGAAGCTTCTTTGTCAAGCTTTACTTTTTTATCTCTATATTTATCCCTAGTTACCTTTAATTGATCTTCACCTGGTCCTACTCCGTTTTTTCTATAGTACTTTAAAAATTCAGTCTTAATCGCTTTATCTTCAGATCTATTATCTCTATCGTAATCTAAACTACCAAGAGCTTTATTAAACTCTTGCTCCTCTGATGATGACATCTCAACTGGTTTAAAGAAAGAGCTTTTACCTGCTCCTGTTTTTTCGTTATACTTTGTTAAATAGTCTTTGATTCCTGCTTCTCCATTTTTAGATGCTAGGTTAAACCCTTCTACTTCCTTAGCATACTTACCTCCAAAATCATTTACAAAGATTGAAAAATTACCTTTAGTTGCCTTATCATATTCGGCTATCTTTTGATATACGTTTCTCCAGGTTTTAAATACTGATGCTCCAGGAATATTTCTCTTTCTAGTAAAGTTAGAAATATATGCTATCATAGGATGAGTATATACCATTACCATATAGACCTTATATCCTTTATTTAAAAGGTTATCAAGTCCTTTTCTAAACTGTACACCAGATGCAGTGGTATCCCAAACTAAACTAGTTTTTAATTCTGCTGCTGCTGCTACGTCCTTGGCTACTTGGCTGCTGGCTGCTCCTAGATTGTTGTAGTACGGGTGATCCTGATCCTCCACGTACTTGTCTGGGTTGAACTGCGTTAGGCTGCCTAGATCTAGTTGGTTGAGGAGGTACGTTTTGCCTGTTCCAGCTCCTCCCGCCATTATTACCGCTTTCGGTCCTGTTGTAGCTTCTAGGATTAGGTCTGATAATTTTATCATTATTAATCTGATTAGGGTTATTATATGTTCTTACTCTTATACCTTTATCTTCCATTTTATCTATAAATCTTCCAATAAGGCTTCTATCTGGTCTTTCAATTACAATGTCAATATCGTTAGGTGTAGGAATTCTATCATTCCTTAATCTAGGTGTGTTAACATTTACTATAGTTCTACCTACTGTTCCTGTTGGTGCTTGTACTATAGTATTTCTAGACCCTCTTCTACCGTTTATATAAGCAACGTTTCTTCTGCTTCTATCTTCCCAGTAGTTGTTATCTATTCTATTGTTCCATCTCCAATTATTCCACGTATATACATTATTCAAATAATAGTAATTGTTCCATCCATAATTATTCCAACCGTTGAATCCAAAAGTATCCCAATGGTTAAATCCATAATTAAATGAATAGTTTGATGACCAATTCCACCAGTACTGTTGTGAATTCCAATAAAAATCAAATGGTGAACTAAATGGACTTCTATACATCCTATTGTTAAAATAGAAATCAGAATACCATCTTAAATCTTGATTCATTGCATACTGTGCAAAGTTCCATCTAAACTTATCGTCAAGTCTAAACTTTCTATCTAATTGAAATTCATTTTCAATAACATCGGCTTCTATACCGTTAATAGTTACTGGTTCTGTATAGTAGGTAGATAGTTGGTAGCTTTTACAGCTAGCTAAAGAAAGTATTAACGCTAAATAGATAAATTTTTTCATATTTTTATAGTTGTAGGGTAACTATTATAAATAGGTTCAGTATTTGGGTTCTCTAAAGAGTATAGTTCGTATATGTTTTTAAATAAACTAAAGTTTTTTTCTATGTCATCTATCTGTAACAGCTTCCATCCTTTACCTTGAATTACATTCTTCTGTTTACTTGGACCTCTAGAGTGAGCTTTTAACCAAATAATACCTGTTCTCTCTATTGTTACTCCTCTACTTTCTTTTAACCCTTTTGCATAGGAAGCCAATTGTAGATCATACGACTTATGTATACTATTAGAAGTTTTAATATCCAGTAACCAGGTCTCTCCATTCATCTTACATACTATATCAGCTGTTCCAGCATACTTATGTTTATCTGACCATACAAATTGTTCTGATGATATTAGTTCAGGTTTATATGTCTTCCAAAACTCAGCAAACTTAAGTATCATCTCCCATACTAGTTGAGAGTATTTAGCGTTCCCATAATCGTCCATCCAGGTTACTTCTTCTCCCTCTACTAATTTCTCGGCAGCTTCATGTACTTGAGTTCCTTCTTTACCTGCTTTACGCATAATAAGATCAGCGTTATGCCCAACGTCTTTCATCCATGTTTCAAAAAACTTATTCTTGGGCATATATTGGAGTATTGTAGTTACAGACGGGTAATATACTCCTTCGCTTCTCTTATAGACTCTTCGGTCTAAAAAATTTATCTGCTTTAACTCGGGGTTAAAGTCTAATCTTTTCTTTGCATTCTCTTTAAGAATGTTCATTCCTTGTTTAATCATAGATTTAGTTTATGAAGCATAAGGCTTGATAGATCCAATTCCTTAGCTTGCTGTATGAATTTTGTAAAAGTAGTGAAACCCATCTCTGAGGGATCTTTATCTGGTAGGTCTGCTATGAACACTCTTTTACCTTCGTTTAAAAACTTCTCAGCTATTGAGAGAGCTCTATCTCTAGCATCTGTGTCTAATGCTATATAGATATCGTTTGTAGTAGTTGTTATAATCTTTTTATAAAGTGAATTAGAAACACTCTTTCCCAGTAGCGGAACAGCATTTCTACGTATAGCTATTGCATCAAATACTCCTTCACAAAGAATAATAGGAGCATTCCAATTAATTAAGTTCTCAAAAAATACTATATCTTTAGAAGCTTCTGGATTTTTGTACTTAAAGTAATTTCCGTCGTAAGTTCTTGCAATAAAGAAATTGAGTTGGTTGGATGAAGAATAACTTGGTATAATAACTCTTCCTCCATATTCTCCAGTTGTGCAGTATCCAATGCTATATTTAATAAAATCATTGTCGTTAAGCCCTCTGTCATATAAATATTTTCTTACTATGTTAGCTACAACCGATGTTGGAGAAGCATTATAAAGAGGTTGGTACTCTTTAGGAAGCTCTACTATAGATAGTTGTTTATACTCTATTGTAGTTCCTTTTGGAAGATATTTTAATATCTCCTGTGCTTGTTCTCTAGGTGTTTTTAGTTGTTTAAGTAGAGAACGAATAGTTTGACCTCGAGTTTGACATACCCAACATTCCCAGAAGTTCTTACCTTCTTCGGTAGTTGCCATATTAATCTCAAGCTTTGGTTTCCTATGATTACAAAATGGGCAATGGAAAGCATGATTCTCTCTTGCTCTCTTATGACTTTTGCCTAAGATGTTTTCAATGGATCCTAAAAGGAAAGTATAATCCATAGATTGTCCGTAACTATTATTCTATAATATAAGAAGAATAATTCGTAAAAACAACTATTATTAAGAATCTTTTAAGAGTTCTTGGATTGCTGCGGTAACAGTCTTCTTAAGAAATGACCTATCTCCGGTGTCTAGAAATTCTTCGAGCTTACCAGTTATATTTTCAGATAGTAGGTCAACGTCTTTTTCAGAAAGGTTAATTTCTGATCTATGAATAATCCTCTTATTCTCTAATATTAATTTTGATAATTTCATAATACTAATCTAATCCGTATGTTCTACCTGCAGCTCTTTCTTTATCCAGCCAGGCTGCTTTTCCAGCTGTATAGCTCTCTTTATCTTTCCTAAACTTATCATCTAATACCTGTACTCTATTCCAAGGTGATTCTGATTTAGTATCTATTTTAATTTTTACGTTGCCGTATTTTTTTTCAATTTCTGCTTTCCAACTATTTAAATCATCTTCTGCATGAATACTCCTTGATGAATCGTCTGGGTTTGGTAAGCTAAATCCGAACATGGGTTTCTCTATAAACATGGATACAAGTAGATCAAAAGTAAGTCCCTGTAGATCAGTTACTTTAGTACTTTCGCTAAGAATAATTTTACTTAGTTTCATAATTTCCAAATCTTTAGAGTTAAATCTCCTGTTCCTTTAATAAGTCGGTGATATGTCTCTTTAGGTATAAATAGTTTATCTTTTCCTAATATACGGGGTACATCGTTGTCTAATTGAAATTGCCAGTCTGTTATGTGTGTCGGCAGTATATATCTATCTTCCTTATCTCTATGCCATACGAATTCAAAAGAAGATGTCTCTTCTAAAAATTCTCTAACTATAAAATCTTCTACTTGTGTTTCTCTGTACGGCTTAGCCATGCTTAATAATTAACTCTCCTAATACTTCTAATCTTCCCATCTCCTTTTGAAAGTCTATAGGTTTCATACTAAAGTTAATACTTTTATGCGTGGTATCAAACTCTTCTTTAGCTTTTTTTAAATCAAAGTTTCCAGCTGCTGCCTTTTTATAGTAAGGAAGCTTAACATTAAAGTGGTGGTGAGTTAACATGGAGTCGCCTCCTTTATCTTTAGCGGATGAAGCAATCTTACCTGCTCCTGCTCCTCTGCCTTCAGCAAAGTCGTTGAAGCTCTCTTCAGTTTCTTCTAATATTATATTACTTAATTTCATACTACCAGTATCCTGAGAAGTTAGATGAACCGCCTAATGATTTCCAATAACGGCCTATATTACAAGACCAATAACCTGCTTTTGTTTTATCTTTCTTAGTTGCACATTTATGACGTGCAGCAAATGATGCTCTTGCACCTTTCTTTTTAAACTTAACTGAAAGGCCAGTATCACCGAAAGATACTTTTTTTACATTTCCTTTCTTAGACTTAACGTAGACATAGAATTTTTTACTTCCACCTCTTTTAGGTTTGTTAAGTGCAACCTTTTTACCTTTGTATTCAGCTTCGGGTATGTAATCTACTGACGCTTTAAGCATTTCAAAACCATTATGGTCAAAATTTTCATTTTGTATTGAGACTGCTTTTTTAAATTTGTCTATGTTTATGTTACCCCCAATAGACTCTACTAATTCTTTGACCATTTCATAGTCAATCATTTCGTCTATAGAAGCTGCTTCGTCAATTGTATCTTCATTTTCGATCATTTCATCGATTAAAGCTCCAATTTCGAACAAAGGATTGTATTTAGGAGATACCATTGGTAAATCTAAAGGAACTCTCATTCCATTATAATCAGCATATTCTCCTATATCTGTTGTTTCTAAAAGTTCTGTATCAGTCTCGTCTAACTCTATAGCTTCGTCTCTAAGAGCTTCTCTTGCTTCTTTGAATAATTGTATAAATGCTTCAGAGTTATAACGATAGACATGCTCATGTAATGAGAGCTTGTTGTCTAAGTGGTACTTTAAAGACGGGTATCCGATAATTTCTTTTAGTCTAATCATAATTTATTTCATTTCTGGGTGAAACATAAACTTAATAATTTTAGCATCTTTTGATACTTCCTTACCGTCTATTTCTATTCCTATAGGATAAGGTTTAGTTTTGTCGTCTGCCCAATAGGCTACATCGTAACTTTTATCTTTATTACTAGTTACTAATAGTCCTCTGTTATACGTATCTTCTTCTGCTTGCAATACTACCATTTTATCAGTAGGAAGAATCATATCTCCCATGAGCTTGATATCACCTTCGTCGTAACCGTCGGCGTTATATCTATTCTCTTCTGTTAAAATTTCTATCAGTTTCATTATTTAAAGTCTTTTCTGTAAAACTTACCTAGTATATTATCATTTATATGAGAACTGTAATCGTCCTCTAATACGTTATTAATAAATAGGTGCTTTGTCTCATAATAGGTTAATAGCTTTTTATTAGGAACATACTCAAGTATTCTCTTCTCCCAATTATCCTGAGTCTTATCTTTTTTTGCTAATGCTACTATCTCTTTTTGGGAACCAAAATAGTCTCTCCAATCAGATTCTGTTATTACTTTTTGTTTAAGGGGGGTACGACCACCTATTCCTTTAGCCTTTCTTTCTAATCTCAACTCCTCTAAAGCTCTTTTTCCTAAACGTTTGTTACGTTCAAAGTAAAGTACTTTTTTACCTATGTAACGAATATCCTCAGGTTTATAAACTACCTCATAGATAAACCCATAGGTTCCTTCTGGCATATCTGAAATATCAGTGATTAACCTCCCTTGGTGAGTCCAAGTAGGTTGTGTTGGCATTTTTTCCATATTAGGTTAGTCCCTAGAGTTTGCTTTTTAGCTCCTCTATCTGTAACTGCTGCTCTTTAATAGCTTCAATTAATAACGGGACAATTTTTTCATAACGTACTGCCTTGTATCCATTGTCTCTTTCAATGACAATTTCAGGAAGTACTTGTTCTATTTCTTGAGCAATTACTCCAATGTCATGGCCTGTATTGTTCGAGTTATCATTCCAGTCAAAAGAGTAACCTCCTATTTTAGATAGTTTATCGATTGCCGATGGAATTAGTTTAATATTATCTTTTAATCTTTCATCTGAAGAATGGTATGCTGTAACATCCCCTGTTGCGGTAATGTCTCCTGTTACTGCTAAACTTCCTTCTGTAGTAAGAGTTCCTCCTACTGTTGTGTCTCCTGAACCGGAAACTCTAAAGGCAAGTTTAGTATACTGGTTACCGGAATAATACCCGCCATCTCCAGATACAACTGCGAAACTATCATGTCCGTCAGTTGAGTTATCTCTAATACCCATTACTAAGTGTCCACCTGTATAAGCTTCAAATAAGGAACCTGAATTTGTTCCACCTATAAGAGATGCTAAAGTAGCGTGAGTAGTATGGGAGTAATTAGTTATTGCTGTATCACCAATAGTTAAGTGAGTTCCGTCAAAAGTTAAATTTGATTCAGCATTTAAGTAATCTGTTCCTTGAGCAGTTACTAATCTATTGTTAGCATTATTAGCTATATTAAGTTGACTCCCACTTGCTGATGATGAAATTGATGCTAGTGAAGCAGAAACTGATCCCCATGTATCTATTGTTATATCATTAGAGTCAATATCACCTGCAACAGTTAGAGTGCCTGTAAAGGTGTCTGTAGTATTTTTAAGGTATGCAGTGTGCGCAGAGGAGCTAATTGCTACTCTTTGAGCATGTGATGATGCACTTATTTGTGCTAGAGAACCTGATGCTGATTGTGAAACTATACTGTCATGGTATGACATAGAGTTAAGCATATGCACTCTCTGTACATGTGAGGATCCTGATAGTTCAATTATAGAGGAAGAATTATACTGGTAGAGTGTGCTTCTTTGACTATGAGCTGAGCTAGATAAAAGAGCATGTCTTGCTACTCTGTCGTTGTGTGCTGATCCGCTATCTAGTGATCTAGATGCTTCTAAGTCTGCATCGGTGGCATAATAGTTGTCTAGTGAAGAGCTAAAATTATATAGGTGCCCTAATGATGAAGATACATCTGACCAACCTGTTATGCTTAATACTCCGTTGATATCAGAATCTCCTAATACTCTATGTGAACCTGTTCTTATATGAAAGTCATCTGAAGTGTCACCAAATGAGGTTGAACCTGTAGATGTAGATGATATAATAGTTTGAGATTGAAATACCTTAGCAGTCATTCTACCGTCAACAACCATATCTCCTTGGTGGTAGGTTGAACCTGTAATAGTAAATACATCGTTATCGTAATCAAACATGAATTGATTCGACCCTGTAAAGTCTATTTCTTGTGCTAAACTACCTGTACCTTGTTTAAGCTGTATTGCATATTGCTTAGCTTTAGGAGTTGGTAATTCTATTTCAACATACGGCTCGTCGGATTGTGATCTGAATAATCTTAATCGGGAATTTACTTTTGATGCAGTATAGAACAGTTCCATAAAGTTCTGATCCATCTGTGCATGCGTTAAAGCACTTCCTGTTACCGACCTTAATGTAATTTTACTATCTGGCATCTTATTTGTTTTCTAAATCAGAGATTCTATCCTCAAGATCTTTAATTATACTATTTTGTTCTCGAACTGCTTCTATTAAAACAGGAACTATACCACTATAATTAACACCAAGATAGCCTTTATTATCTTCAGAAACAACTTCTGGAAGAATTTTTTGAATATCTTGTGCTATTACACCTATGCTCTTTTCTTTAGTATCCTTATATGTAAAGTATACTCCGTCTATATTATCTATTCTACTAAGGGCATTATCTATAGGCTGTATATCTTCTTTTAATCTAATGTCTGATCCCTGTATTACAGTACCTGAAGCTTTAATTGATCCTGAAACCATTAACTTGTAAGATAAAGGTAAGTCAGAACTTTCATCTACTCCTATTCCTAAGTTATGATTGTCGTCTAAAATTAATCCTTGGCTTGATGATACAGCTGAAGAACCAGAATATACTGTTAGTCTTTTATTTACACCTGCGTTCTGTAATCCTTTTATTAGGGCAATTTCTACTGATCCGCTATTAACAGGTACTTGAGAACTACTAGGGTAGTATAAAGTAAGCGTTTGACCGTTTGTTGACGCTGATCTAAAGTACGAACCAAAGTTAACGTCTAACTCTGAATACGTAAGTGCTTGTCCTTTCTCTGCTCTAAAGTTTATTGCCATTATATATCTATTTTTACGACAAATGTCATATCAACATTTTCCGATTTTGGTATAGGTCTGTTAGTTTTAGCAACTGCTATTAACTCATCTGCTTCATTGTACAGCCCTACGGTTGTTATGTAAGGTCTAAATTCACTACCTGTGATATTATCTCTTACTGTATTTTCTGATCCTGTTAACGATGAAGGATTAAAAGAGTAATTCAACTCAGACTCCTTAACGGTACAGTGAACATTATATGTATAAATAGGTAGGTTTGATTTCCAGTGCACAATAGGTCGAGCATAAGTTGAATAATATCTTGCTGCTATGTCATCTGTTATTATAACCTGTCCTTGGTTATAAATTATATCTCCTACTACCCTTTGGTTTTTAGTGTAAGAAAGAGTTGATCCTGATAATACTAATCTTCCTTCTTTATCGTCTACTACTTCATGTCTTTCAAAAAGAATACTCTCATCTCTTACTAAGTACTCACTACCTGTTTCTATTACATAATCTCCTTCATCACTAATATAGTCGTCTAAGTCGATAGGAATAGTCCCGTACCAATGTTCTAAATCCTCAACATATTGATCTGCAAAATTATCTGCTCTTGCATAATCTCCATCTCCTATCCAATACCTATCATCATTTGTTGCTGCACCTCTACCGTCTTCATAAAATGCTTTCAAAACAAATGAGCCCGGTTCTATATGAGTACCGTATGCACTTCTAGGAATAGATATTACCCCTACTTCTTTACTGCTGCTTCTTGAACCTGTTAGAGTTAAAGTAGTCTGAAGTGAAAGATCGTAAGACCCTGAAAATACTCCAAGAGTATTGCTACCGCTGTAATAATTATGGTAGACACTATCGAAGGTTAACTTCTGGTATCTATTATTTCTATAATCTAGGGGGTATGGGTAACCGGGTGTAGAACCTGAAAACCCTCTTAAAACCTCTAGACCATAATCATTAAGAGTACTCCCGGAAGCATACCACTGTTTTTTAGCAGTATAGTCCGTGACATATACATCTTGACGGTTTAGTTTCTTGAATGCACTCATTCATCTATCTAGTAATCCAATTTGATTCGCACTAAGCTTTCCTTTGTAAAGTCCTTCATTAAAGGTCTAGAAAGTTTAGCTACTGCTAACAAATCATTATTATCGTTATACAGCCCAACAGATGTAACAAATGCTTGGGGTGTGTTAATCATTACGTTATGTCTCAATTCTCCTGAACCTGTTATAAGGGACGGGTTAGTAGAGTAATTAAATTCACTATTTCTAGCTCTAACGAATACAAAGTTAGAAGTAATAGTCTCTTCAGATTGAATTCTAAAGCTTCCGCTAAAGTCCAGAACGTCATACAGCTTTCTATTATTAAGAGATGCAGTATTAGCTGATCTGTTAATACCTAAATTTAATCCTCCAGCTGTAACAGAAGCATCTAATGCTTTTCCGTTTAATAAAATTATTCCAATATCTGGAAGAAGTTTTCCGTATGAACCTGATCCGTCTGTATAACCACTATCGTTTTTCTTACCAGGTGAAAGAGAACCTAATGATCCTGTTACAAGGTCATAAACTCTACCTGCATCTGTAAATGTAGTGGTTGTTATAATTTTACTATTATCAGTTAATGATAAATGTTCTCCTGATCCTGATTGTTTCATTTCTAATGTGAAACTACCTGGTAGAAGCTTTTCTTTATATCTCGCTCTATCAATAGCTATAACGTAAAAATGTTCAGAAGTGTCTGTACCGAAAGTAAAGTCAGATTCTTCATCACCTAATACTAGGTTTCTGTACTGACCGTATATTGTAGAAGAAGGTGACTTTCCTACTACAGATGTATTGTAATATAGAGAACCACTTCCGTGTTTATCTCCATATGCAACACTAAATTGAACTCTACCAGAAGTATCTGTAGAGGATGTTTGGTATATATCGTAGTAATAATCAGCCGAAGTACCACCTACCTGGGTAGACGAAGTAAAAAATGTACTTAAAGTTGTAGTATTACCTGACCATACTGGAGTAGTTACTGACTCTGCACTAACTACTAAATCTTCTGCATCAAATCTTTTATATGACATAATTAGTTAGTTTTAGTGATGTTTACTGGAATCGTTAATCTTGCTCCGGAACCTCTACCTATAATGGTGATAGTTGTCTGCAGTTGAGTATTTGATCCAAATAAAGTATTAACTGATGTTGCTACTAAGTTAATAGATGTACCAAGTACTGTCTTAGATACATTCGTACCAATTGTTACTGATTCATTTAGCCTAGTTGCGTCTTCTGTGTTAATACCAACTGCTGTAAAGGTGTTAAGCGTTCTTACATCAGCTATAGTTGCTGTGTATCCTTGTGTTTCGAAAATAGAAGTAGCTCCTAAATAGTTTAACGTTTGAGGGGTAATTGCTATTGAAGCTCCTTGTCTTAAAGTAATTGAAGTAACACCTAAATCTAATACCGGAAGTTTTGATGTACCTCTTGGTAGTGTAGTAAGCTTATACTTCATAATTTGTGTCTCATCAGGAAATGCTTCTAATAACGGCATGTTTTCGATAGCTTCTCCGTAGAGTGCAGAACCTGAGGGATGTGATGGATTGTATAAGGTGTAATCTATCTCGTCGTCCGCTAATGCAAATTGAGTGATTTTGAAAGAACCGTCCCCTCTAGCTAACAGTTCTCTACCTTTTTTTGTAAGGATCGCATCCACCGTGACGATCGAATTGTCTAAGTATCCCATTTTATTATTTGTGTTTTATATAAATATATGTTAATTATAGTTTATTACTCAATTGATGTAACCAATCCGGATTCATTTGTAATAAATACCTGGTCAGTTTGAATTGAATATACTTTTGCTGTTGCTGCTTTTCTTAATTCTTTTGAATCTTCTTTATTTAAAAATACCGTGCTTCCTACAGCAGGGAAGTTTGGGTACTGTAGTATACCTGAAATAGTTGCTCTAAATTCTTTAAAAAATATATTGATCTTTTCTCTTTCAGCTAAACCTTTAATAGTAGAAGTAATTGCATCTTGAGGGTGTTCACTTCCTTCAAAAGATTTAAAAACTACTGCTGGTTCAATATTCTTACCTTGATTTGCAATGACTGCTCTTGTAAAACTCTCTTTCGAAGAAGATACTGCTGATATGTCTACTTTTGCTCCTCCGGATGTTGTTTTGCTTCCTACGTGTCTACCTGAGATTAATCCTGCTGTTGTATTAAAACTGTCTACTATTTCTGCTCTTTCTGCAGTTCCTGCTATTAGTGCATCTAAGTTACCGGGTGTAATTTGAGATGCTTGTCTATCTACTACCATAGTAGATGAATTTCTTAAAAGTAAAGTTGAATTACCCTGTAGTGGATTATAATCGTTATTAAAGTAGCCGCTCTCAAAGTAAGGATTAAATACAAATTCTGAATCGTCTTCAATTCTGGATCCGACTGTGTTTTCATCTGGTAATGTTCCAACTGTTATAGGTTCAATAGAAAAGTATGTATAGTCATTTTTTTTCTGCCTACCGGTTATTGTAGCTTCTATTCTTGATCCACCAAAGTCAAATTTAAACTTTGTTACCTCTTTTAAAGGAGATACTAAATTATTTGAATTTAGGTCTGTGTTAGGTATTGAAAGTCCCTGTATTACAAAAGGAGCAACAGGTATATCGTCTGAACCGGAAATACTAGAGCTATAAAATAAATTAGCATTTCCATTTCCATAAAAATTAGGATTTGTATTAATAAACTCTTCTAAATTCATTAGATATGATTTTCAAATTTAGCATAAAACTCGTTTCCGTACAGTTCGTCTGTATACCTATAAATAGTAAGTGGGTTATTAGTTGATATTAAATTACCGGTTCCATCATTCTTATCATACCATCCTGTAAAGTTCGCACCGTATGCTCCGAAGGTTCCGTCATAGTATGTATCACTATATGTTGCGTTTGCTTCAATAGTAAAGAATTCATATACGTCGAAATCGTGAGCAAAGTTATAAGAACTTGTAATATTAGCAACTGCTAATGGATAGGTTATAGCAACTGTTTCGTCGTAATCTGCTTCATCAACTACACCTATAGTATAAGCTTCACCTATATAGCTTCCTGTAAGAGCAATAACACAGGCCGGTGGAGGCGGTAGTGAGAAGTTAAATACTGTAATATCTAACTCAATTAATGGTTGTGCTAAATCAAGAAATGGATTCTTACTTCCTACTTCTCCATCCGTAGCTACTATTAACGAGCCACTTAATTCTCCGTTAAACATTGGAGATTCATCAGTAATGTTTCTACTGGCAGGGCCAAGAGGGGTCATTACATGTGCGTTGTAATTAGTAGTGTAGTCGAAGCTCCCAGAAGAGTCATATATTCCACCAATGCTTCCAGTAACTGTGTTGGTTAGTATTGAGGCTGTATGTATTTCATTTGTAAAAGATACCTCTACTTGTTTAGCTTTGCTTCTACCTAAATTATTCGATTTGATTATTATACCTGTATCTACCTTTCCTCTTGCAGGAACGAAGTCCTTAATAATCTTAAAGATAGAACTGTCAAAAAACTTTAATAGTCTAACAAAAGACTTAGGAGACTTAGTAAATGCTAATTCATCTTCCCAAGCCCAAGAGCCTGATTCCCATCGGTTAGTAATGTCGTCCCAATCGATTCCGTCATTGATTACTTTTTCTCTTAGAGCATCTAATTCAGGGTAACCCTCTTCGTACCTTCTTCTTGGATCTCCAATATAAGAATCGATGTCGTAGCTACTAGATATCTTACGAATAATATGTTCATTAGTACCATGAGAAATATCAAATCCAACCTCTACATTATGGGTATCGTCAGTATATATTTTATTTCTCTGCTCTATAGATACGAACTGAGATAGAGTACTTCCTGAGGTATAGCTCCCTGTATTGTCTGTTCTTATCTTTGTAGAGCCGCTTCTATAATTTACACTGTTTGAAATATATAAACTAGAGGTATGTGGATTATTAGCTCCGAACATTGGTTCGTCTATTAATGAACCTCCAAATGTCTTAATGCTTAATATACTTTCCGGTATACCGAAGCAATTTATTAATGCTCTTAACCCTCTTTCAGTACCTTTAGTTTTTACTAAGTGGGGTAAGTTATGGTATATTCGCTTATATACTTCCTTTTCATAATCGCTCTTAGGGACTGGTTGTAAGTATTCTAAATCTGTTGATCCATTATTGAAGGATGCAGATGTTGCTATAGACATTGTATTAATATTCTCACTTCCAGTTTCAGGTGTAGCACCTAGAAACATAGAGAATAAATTGTCAGCGTTTTGATTACTATTATATAAGTTTATACCAAATGATTCTACTACCTCCCTAACTATATCTTTACTGACTCCAAAATTAAGTCTGTTATCAGCATCATACTTATCCCCTACTGCTTTAAAGTATATCCATAAATTGTCAAAATGTTGAGCAATCATATGAATAAACATCAAGTACGGTTCGTTTTCTTTTCCTTCTCTTATAAAGGTAGGAATAGAGTTAGCTAATAAATCAAAGTTACTTACATCAAAGTTTGATGCTGTTACTAGTTGCTGATTAAACCAAGTTATACTTGTTGAAGAGGTTGTAGAGTAGTTGTCATAAGGTCGTTTTGAGGTACTCTTGGGCCATGCTTCTGATCCTGATGAATAATAAAGGTATCTATCGTAATGGTCAAAATTATCTACTAACCCTCTAATTAAACCTTCGTAGTATGTGTTACTGCCGGAGACTTCAGTTTGGATTGAATTTCCGTTTCCAGTGGCATTTGATGCTGATATTGTATTTAACGAAGTTTCATAGCTTTCTAGTAGCTGAAGCTTATATTGGAAGTTACGCAATCTTTCTTCGGCAGAAGAGAAATGTATAAAGTCAGCGTAATCTTCATGATTAATAGCAATTTCTGCTCCAGCGTTATTAAAGAGAGAGAAGAGTTCATAATATGAACCGGAAACTGGATATGAAAATAATTCGTTATAGTTTAAAAATTGTGTGGGTTCATTTACTTTATCTACTTCCTCAAGAGAAAAGTTAGGACCTTTTATATATGGTATTTCTAATGTATCTACAAAAGGGATAGCTGTAATTTCGTATAGTAAGCTATCGCTAACTATTTCCTGTATGGTTAAACTATCCTTTATAGAAACTGTGTCTAATAAGGGGGAATATAATTTTACTAATACTACTAAGCCCTCATTAGTTTCTAACGTATCTACATTAATACCTACGTTATTACTGTTGTTACCGAAGTCAACTCTAAATTGAGAAAAGTAAGAACTATCATTTAGCTTAGATTTTAAGCTTTTAACGTAATTTAATATCTGTTCTCTTTCTAACGATAAGCTTAATAACTTTAACTCTGTTTTATCACTAGAAATTTCTTGTACAAAAAATTCTCCGCCTTCTTGGTTTTCAGAAAAAAGATTATTAGTGAAGTTATATACTAATCTTACATCACCTGTATCGTATTTTAACTTTTTTATATCCTGTTCAGGATCTATAGTAAGTACAGAAGCTCCTCTATCTCCGTCTATCTGTGCGTTAAGGCCAAATGTGTACCCTTTATAATTTGGTATATAATCGAGTAGCGTATTATCAATAGAGTATACACCTATTCCTACTCTAGATTGATTGATATTAAATACATTGTCTACCTCGAATGTACCAATAAGTTTGCCGTCTTTCAAAGTAATCTTTGAAGACTGTGCTAAACTACTTAGCTCTAACTGTTCTATGTTGTATTTAAACTCTGCCACTATTCAATGTCTGGTTTATTAGCTTCAATTAACTGTTCTTGATAATCAAGTATTTGATTTCTGAGCTGTGTAATTTCGTCCAGTAGAGGCTGTATATCTGTTGTATCTTTTTCAAAATCTACTAGTTCTGAGCTTTTATTAATTAGATATGTATGTGATTGTATATCTCCTTCTGCTGGTATTTCTAAGAAAAGACTGTCGTAATCGCTAAAGAATTGTTCAAGAGTAACTTGTTGGTCTTCTGCTGTTGGTTGAACAAAAGACTTAAAAGACCTATCGATCACCTTACCAAAGGTATCTTTCTGGTATACAGTTTTTTTAATTGAAATTTCCTTAGCCATTCTTAACTACTTTAAAAATGTTATTATTGTCTAAGACAACAGTGCTTCCATTTAAAGTAGTTTTAACTAATAATTTATAATGTCTTTCCGGTTGAAGTGAATCCATATAAATGTCAAAGTAACTACTTACATTGTCGGCGCTAATCTTAGTGTATGTTGTATCAAATTCTACTATCATTTCCTGACTAAAGTCGTCCTGTATGCCCCAATAGGAGTTAATAGGAAGTTTATATTCAGTTAAGTATATAGAAGATGTAGTGAATGTTCTTGCTGGGTATTTAGGTCTGGCAGAAATTCTAAATCTAACTTTATCTGAGTCTACGTATTCTGGTTTGTGATTCTTAATTTTTATAACTGCTACGTCGGTATTTAATTCAGTTAAAGAACTACTATATACAGTATCGTCCCATTTAAGTTCTAAATAAGGAGGGAAAATAGTATGTGTATCTGATCCATAGTACTTAAGGTTTACACTGGCAGTTGTGTAATTTTCATATGTATCTTCAATTTTAAGAAGAAGCCCATTGTTACTTAAGGAACCGCTGTACATTCCTTCTATGGCTTCCGTAACATCCATGTTAATATCGTATGTAGATGTTAAGTCAAAAACTTGACTTGTAGTAGGTGTAGGTAAATAATCTGCTCCAGGTGTAGTCCACTCTGTTGTTGAATCGTCTTTATATTTCCAGCTACAGCCTCCTAGATTAGGCGGACTGTCTGTTCTTTGACCTGTACCGTTAGTCCAGGAGGAAGATAGGGGATAAGAGTTAATAGTGAAGGTGTCCGGTATTTCAGAAGCTGAAGCTAAGGATAGGTGTAGGCTTGCGCTAAATCCTCCTGTTACTTTATTATTTATACTGCTTGTAATATCCGATTGTCTAAACTGTATTAGAGTTCTGTTTGTCCTTCCTGTTAAATTAACGTCGGGATATCCTCCTATTTCTAATATTGGATCTTTACCGGCATTACCGTACAATCCTGCCACATTTGGTTCAGACCAAATATGAGAATCTTTTTCGGGGTATATTCTAAATAATGCCATATTATGTTGTTGTTACTCTCCCTGATATATCTATATCGGGATATTTAATTTCAAAAATACAAGGGTCATAAGAAGGATAAACTACTCCTCCTTTGGTTGCTCCTTCTACATCATATCCGAAACCTGAGTAATTACCTCCTGCTTTATTGAATATGTCTACTGACTTAACTGTCTGTACACCTTTTACAGAGTCAAGTACTGTAAATACATTAGATGTATTGATAGGACCATTTATATCTCTCTTACTTGTCTTAAAATAATCTTTTAGTTTATTAGTACAGTTTAAAAGTACGTCTCTTGATGCATAATTAGGTAATGTGAGAACTTCAAATTTTACTTCTACGTTTATAATAAATGCATCTTTAATATCAATCGCATCTGTTATCATCATATACTCAGTGAGATACTTTTTTAAGTTATTCTTTAAAGAAGTCGATGCAGTAATTAGTTTTCCACTATTGTCATACGCTAATATATAAAGTGCTAGTGCTAAAGGATTACTGTCGAGAGGAGATTTAATACTATTTTGATTAAACTCTCGAGTTACAAATGCTTTTGCTACAGAACCAAACTGAGGTGGTAGAGATAATGCTCTAACTGTATAATCAGATGTAGTAACAGCTCTCTTTTGTTCACTAAATGACTTAAGAGAATTTTGTCTCAACTCTTCTACTGTATCTCCATCTTTACCTCCGGATGCAGGTTTCTCGTTGTTAAACGTTAATGTGTCAAGGAAAGTTGAATCAGTTGCTGTGGTGGTAACTACATCTTTTTCAGTTATTGAATTGGCAGGTGCATTAGACTCTACTCCACCGCCAGTAAGGTATCTTATAGTTAATGTTGTATTACTTGGTGCTAAACCATATGTTCTAGTAAATAAGAAGTTAGATGGATCAAATGCTCTATCGATTTGTTCAACTGCTTGTTTGTCTCCGAACTTCTTTATATTTTGTGGGTCTGGAAGAAACTGGTCGTCTGATGAGCCAATTATTCCTGCTCCAAACTGTATTTGCATAACCCCTTTAGAGGTAAACCTTGTTACGAATCTTCTAGGTACTTTTTTTAGTTGCATTAAAGATGGAACTAAAGCGTTATCAGTAGATGTGTTTTGTTGTTCATCAAATACTGTGTCCTGTCCTAAGAAAGGAACTTCTGTCCATGTTTTACCGTCACTGTCGGTAACATCTAATACTTTAATTATGTTAGTATCTGTTATGTTTACTGTTGCAAATTTCTCTGCTGAAGCAAATGTAGATGTAGTAGTGTTTATTACGCCTGACATTGCTGTAACCTTCTTACTTAATATATATTCTGCAGGATTATTACTATCATCTACTGATGATATTTTAATATCTGTAGGATCATAAGAACTAGAAAATTTAAAGTCTACGGTATCCTGTATTATAAAAGAAGAGTTTCCTTCTGAGGTGGATTTAATAGTACTGTTTTCATGTACTTTGATAGCTTGGTCCCAATCGGGTGTATAGCTGCTTCCAGAAAGTGCTTGTACTTTTTGCTCTACTAATATATCAGCAGTAGCAGCTGAAGTCACTCTAGGATTATAGCCCATCATGTATGCTAAAGAATATAGATTAGCAGGGTTCTGAGCGTGTTGAAGAAATGTTTCTTGTAATTGTGTGTCTTGATAAAAAGAGAGTACATCACCAACGTATGATGCCATTTCAATAAACATCATTCCAGGGGCTGTTTCATTAAAGTCATTATAGCTGTCTGGAAAATAGCTTTTCGCAAACTCTACTAACTGTTCTTTAAAGTCACCGAACTCTCTGTTTACATATTTTATGTCTCTTTGTTCAGCCATTATTGTTCAAAATTAATTACCACCTCATCTTCTATGTTGGTATTTTTTACCTTATACCTCATAGAGAATTGAACAGTATTGTTATCCGGTATTCCAAGTGTGTTAATTTCTACTGGTTCTACCCTAGGAAAATAGAATGCTAGATCTGCCTTAACTAGTGCATCTATCTCTTTTACTTTATTCTCAGTTAACTGGTCAAAGACTAGTTTCTGAAGTGAGTTACCAAAATTAACATTTAAAAATCTTTCGCCTCTACCTGTTAAAAAGTAATTGATCAAATTAGTCTTAATTGCCGCTTCTGTAGTGTAGTTTACATTAAATACACTTTTACCAGAAAATGGCAACTGCACACCGACAGCTTTTCTAGGCTGTAGGTCTAATGGATCTATTTTTTTAACTTCGAATGCCATATCTTATGCTCCTGCTCTTTGCTTGGATGATTCATTAGCTTTAGCTAAAATTGCTTTTGCTTTATTAGGATCGAATCCAGGTATTGTGCTTAAGTCTAATCCTGCTCCTCCTCCACCTGTAGCCTGTCTTTGTGCAAAGTTTGGTGCTGATGTAGAATTAGCATTAATTATTGTTTTGTAATCTTCATTGGTCATTTCGGATTTAGTTTGATTTATCATCTCTTCTAAAGGAACTGTACCTTGATTAATCTTTCCAGTCGACCACGTCTTGCTTATGTCCTTCTGTGTAACTGGAGAGTATGTTGTTGGAGTCTGTTTTGTTGGTGTAGATGCTGCTTTAACTGCTTCATTAAGCATATCTTGCAACTCTTCTTTAACAGCAGACTTAACTTCTTCTCTTATTATTGTACGTAATTGATCGAGTTTCATATATATAAATAGTTTGTTTATGAAAGTTGGTTGTCTATTCTAAATTTTATTTCATTTAATAATACTTCTACGTCAGAAGCAAAGGATTTATCACCGACAAACATCTCTGCTCCGTCAGGATTTATTGCTACTGCGTATCGTCTAGGGGCAATAGGTGGTGCTTGTGGATCATTCTTTATTCTTAATTCATATACAATACCATCAGGGCCTGTATGAAAGAACTTAGAATTAATACCTGCTTTACCTTCCCCTATATTAGCAAAATTATCTAATAGGCCTTTAATAAGGTCTTTGGTATTAGAATTAATATTGCTATCCTCTATCTTTCTAATTCCAGATAGAAGGTCGCTTACCCCTTTATTTACAGCAGAATCTAATGTACTCCAGAATTCAGCTGTAGGGGGTATATTTTCTAATGAAGAGGTATGCCCTTTAATGCATATGTACTCTACATTATTATACTTAACTTGGTCATTCACAAGATATATAATATCCCCACCGTCAGCGTTTGAAGATATTGGGTTCTTAAGTAACCATTTTCCTTTTTTGTTTAAATCACTTTTAGATTTTAAACTATCTTTACTACTGTTAGTTAATCCTTTATTGGATACAGAAGCAAGAAGCTTAGGTCCTAGAGAGGAGAAGATTAAGTCTCCGTCATCATCTGAAAGTCCAAGATCGTCTATATCTGTTTGAGTTAAATCTCCATTGTCGAGTTGTTTTTGTAGTGCTGCTTCTATTTCACAGCATTTAACGGCTGTGTCTGCTGATCCTAAGTTACGTTGTAAACTCTTTAATGATGCTGATGGAGTATCTAATACTGCTTCTATAGCTACTATAATTTCGTCAATTTGCTTAATAAACTCCTTTAGTAGATGCATAGTATCTGCATACTTAGTTGTAATGTTTATTGGTAAACCAATAATAAGACCCCCAGCAGGTCCTGGTGGAATACCTATACCTTGTGGAATTGGTAAAGTAAGTATAATTTTTAAAGCTGCTTTTAGTCCCCCTAATGGTGGTTTTAATTTACCGGGTATAGCTTTAAATTTTGATATACGGCTCTGTACTTGTTGGAGAGATTTTTGATTTTGATTTAGTTTCTTTCTTAACCTATCTGTCTCCGGCCCTGTCGGGCATCCTTTTCTATTGAGTGAATTAGTTATGTTGGTAGAGTTCTGTATTACCTTTGACATTACCCCACCCATCATCTTGCCAACTATTTTAGCGATGGTACCATGAAGTCCGGAATCGGGTATATTAACGTATGGCATTATTCTGTGTATACTTTTTTAGATAATAGTTGTTTTAATAAACTCTTTAACTGCGGTATTACCGGTACTATTGAATTTGCTGTAGCTATCTGCTTTGCTACGAATGCAGGAGGTGCAGGTGGTGATGTAGCTATACTCTTACAAAGGGTTTCGAATTGAGATATAAAATCATCTAACCAGTCTATCGAAGTTTGACCTAAGAGCACAGGCTCTATCTCTTTAAATGCATCTGTACCTAAGTATACCTTTGTAGCGTCTAGTGCTACGTACTCTTCTCCATCTATTCCTACTACCTTTCCGTTTAAACCTATACCTTCAACTGCAGATAAAAATATTCCTTCTTCTTTAGCATTGAAGAACAGTCTCCCTCCATTAAGAATTACTTGATTACCTTTAAATGCATCTGCTTTATCTGGTTCGGAATCCCATGCGTCACGTTTATCGTTTGCTTGAGTAAGTTCAAACTTATGATCTGCTCCCATATATAGTGAGTTTGGATCATCATTGATATCTTCTATAACAGGTGTTACTCCGTCCTCTGGTTCTTTTTGTCCGTTTGAAAGTATAACATATGGAATTCCGTCATTACTGTCGTCTGTAAATATATTAGTATCGTATTTAGTACCTCCTAGTCTAAGTGTAGACCCAAATCTACTTTCCATTAATACGTCTCCTGGAAAGGCTTGAATAGGTGGTACGTTCTCTTTTTCAACAAAGTATTCACCTAGATCTACAGATGATCCTTCACCTGACTGTAGTGTGTCTGGAGCAGCATTGTGATGAGGAGAGTTCCATACTCCTACTATAGCTGTCCAGTACATCTTAGTTTTAGTTGGATCCTGTGGTGTACGTTCGTCAGAGGGAAGTTTTTCTACTCTAACTATCTCATTCTTTAAGGGTATCTTTTTAAATTCGGATATACCACAGTAGGCGAACTTAAGAGGTTGTTCTCCATCCTCTAGAGTCGGTACGTGTAGTTCTCTGTAAAATAGTCCGTACAGTGCGTTTGAAGATCCTTTATCTTCATATTCAGGATGAAATGAATCTTGAATAACATCTACTACTCTAGCAAATATAGAGCTATTTGATGATGTTCCGTTTCCTCCACCGCTACCTGCCGAAGCGTTTCCGAATGATTTAAACATCTTTGTCTGTTTCTTCTTCTTTTTTAGTTGGTACTTCTTCTATCTCATTCTCTAGAGCTTCTTGCTCCTCTAATAAATCCTGTAACTCAGAGAAGTCAAACTCTCCGCTTTCTCCTTTTGCTTGTGCACTTTCTATACGTTGAATGATAGTTGCTAGTTTAATAAGAGCATCGTCATTCTTAACACCAATCTCCATGTACTCTTTAATCATAGGTACTATTAGAGTAGCGTCTCCGATATTCTCAATAAGAGGTTTTAATTCTCCTATAAGTGCTTTTACCTGTCCTTTAGTTTCTTTGGAGTTATCATAAATTTCTCCAAATAGATCTGATAGAGTTTTACCTTTAAATATTTCTTTATCTAAACTCATAGTATTATATACTTTTATATAAATAGATTATAACACTTTATTTGAGATTAATCCTTCATCATAAAGTTTTTGGTACTTTTCTTTAAAGTTAAATTTAAGTTTAGTAATAACTCTCGTGAGGTTAGGGGTATCGCAATCAGTCATCTCTCTAATGTATATGTAGAGAGCTTTTTTCTTAAATATCTCTAGATCGTTTCGAGTTCTGAATAATGTTAAAACAGCATCAGCGATTCTTTTTTCGTGATCTTTCTTAAACATCTCATCTAACTCTTCATAACAGCTGCCTACCCAACGGTCAATAAATTGAGCTAAGGTTATTCCTACAGTATTTAGGTCTCTTTGTTCAGGTACATAACCGTCTGCTACGTCATCCCAAGATCCTATCTGTTTTAACTTCTTATAATTCTTATTGTTGTAGTTTATTAACCAACGTTTAACTATCGTACCAAAATAAGAGTATGCCTTTGCTCCATTAGTAGGGTCAAATTTCATAATCTTTTCTTCCAGTAAGACAGATACTATCTCATGTTTGAGATCCTCTATCTTTTCAACATCGGTGTAGTAAAACTTAAATGTATGTATAATGTTCTCTGCTAACTTGTAGAATGGTAGATAAATATGTTCAGTAAATATAGAATTTCTATATTCTGAATCTGTTGAAGTATTGTATTTAACTATATATTGTTCTGTCTCTGTTGTAAAGTAGTTAGCTTTTGCTTTCTTCCTTGCCATAATTTTCGGGGAGCATGTAATTGTCAAGCTCGCTCTGTATTTCTTTTAGTTTATTAAAAAAATAACCGACCTCGTCATCGCTTGCAAAGACCCCTTTTTCGTCTAGCTTTCTTAGGTGCATTTTCGAATCTCTAATTAAATCGGAGATTCTTTGAAGATAACTTGTTTGATCAACCGTTACATCTTCGTACTTTTCTACTTTCGTAAGTAAGTTATTAATAATATAAACAGAAGTTGCCAATAAAGCAACTAAAACAGTAATTATTATGTTAGTAAGAGTAAAAAATTGTGCCATATTATAAGTTTTTAAGCATTTTACTCAGGCCTTCTGAGGAGTTCACTCTTCTGCCTGTTGATGCTTTTGTTTTTTTAGTAGTTGGTATTGTTGATCCACCTTTATTTTTCCACATATCGTATTCAACCTTAGAGGCTAAGAAATCTGCTGAGTGAAGTACGGATACTAAAGCAGTCTTTTGCCTAGATGATTCAACATTGCTGAAGAAGTATGCTTCATTAGCTTTATCGAATACTCCATCATGACATCTAATGCCTAGAAACTCTTTCTGGTCTACTTTAATGCCAAACTTCTGGAGTATAAAAAGAGACCTGTCTGGAATCAACATAAATTGCAGGTCAGGATTAAAAGTATACATTTCTGATAGTTTATCCTGTCTCCATTTGTCAGTCTGAGGTATATAGTTTGGAGCATCTCCATCTCCTATTTTACCTAAGTCGTGGAATAGTGCAGAAAATACTAACTGTTCATCAGTATAGTCTAAAGTACCTCCCATCTTTTCATAAAGTCTAGATTGTTCAATAGCATATTGTACCACTCTATTAACATGATCAACATATCCACCAGCAAAAGCATTATGGTACCAAGTCTTACCACTAGCAGGAGCCATTATGTAGACCTCTTCCATATGGTTTAACATAGCTTTAACTTGAGTAACACGCTCTTCACTTAAATAAGTTTCGATAATTTTAAGATGTTTCTCGTAATTCTTTTGAATTTGTTCTGCTTCTAACATAGTGTAACCTTTTATTTATTTATTATTAATTATATTATATATTTATATAAGTATATATATATTTTTATTATTATATATTATATTATTTATTATCTATATTAATATCTTATTAATTATATATTGAAGATATTAAATATAATTCGTATAAGCAACTATTCTACAATAAATTTTTGTTCGTAGTGATCTTTTACTATAGAATTATCACCTGCATCCCATAATATTCTCATATTTACCGTGATAGTATCACCTATCATTTCTGGAATAAATGGACCTAAGTAACGTCTTGACATTAATCTACCGTTCTTCTTAGAAAATCTTATACCCGTAGGTTGAGCTATATTAATAAGCTCTCCTTCATATTGAGTTAAATTAACGTCTGTCCACCCTGCCGGTAAAGGAAGACCTGTAGAGGTATAATTACCAAAAGGAGTGTAGTAGGGAACAGATATCACTAGGTTGTCACCTATTCTCCATGAGGTATTACTATCGAATCTAGCTTCTACAACTGACTCTTCATTATACTGCCAATATGGATCAACTTCGGAAGCTGTTACATCGACAAAAAAGTAAGGTAAGTACTCACCCGTCCAATCTAAAGGTACATGGTAATATCCATTTGCATCCTTCTCATAGTTCCAAAGCATCTGTCCATCACAACCGCCGGGGCAAGTGTCGGGAGAGAGCTCATCGGGCGAGCACGAGGTTAATAATACAATTAAAAAAGTTACGGCCGCCGCGCGAAACGCGCGAAGTTGCACCGCGATTTTTATTTCTTTCATTTTATAACATTTTATATGGTTGACTTATAGCATCTATAATAGGCTTTACTTCATCTAATGATATTGTAAAGAACTCTTTTCTCTTATTAACTCTAACTTCAGATAAATGGAAATGTATTAATTGCTCTACATCATGGCCATTAAACACCGGTACGGAATAAGCTACTTCATAATCTACAGGTACACCGGTAGCACTATTTATCTCCTTACATCTCTCCTCCGGAGTGTTCTTAGTAAAACCAATCTTACATAGGCCAGGCATCGAAGTATTAGTAAGTACGTATATCCATTGTGCCTCTATATCGTATGTAGGCTTCTGGTTCATCTTCTTTACACTAGTATAGTACGTAACGTCTTCCCATCCTTCGGATCTCTTCTGAGCATCTACACTAGGTGTTATCGTATATCCAGTTTTCTCGTGATCTGAGGTATTATGATCGGCTTTGATTAGAGTCGCCGACTCCTCTATAGTTAATCTTTTCATTCTCATAACCTTTATTGTTTCTTATTTATACTTAAATATAAGAAATCTTTGTCAGGGAGGCAACTATCTTAGTAACTTTCTACAGTATCTTCAGAAACATAAGACTCTATCAATAAATCTTGATACCTCTTTATAACAGCACAGTTTTCATAATGCTCTATCTTTTCAAAGTACCTTAAAAGGTTCTCTAACCCTACATACGTTTCATCTCTTCCGAAAGAATCAGCAACCTTATATATTTTATCAAAGTTAAGACTGTCTATTCTCTCTAAGTACGTATACAACTTAATATAATACTTATACTTTGTTAACGCTCTTACGTTCTTATAGTCTTCTGGATGTCTCTTTAAGTACATCATATCCATTATACTGTAATTCTCTAATCCCTTTAGAACCATTCCCATTAGCACGAAAGGATTTTTTAGCTGATCTTCTACACCATGCTCTTTGTAGATCTCTTCATCACCTACTTCAAATATAGAAAACAATGTATTTTTATCTAATGGTTGCATACCAATAAATATCATTACCTACTTGCTTTCTAAATTAACTTTTCTTATATTTATATAAAAGCAGTAAAATGGACTTTAGAGTAGAATTATTAGCTAGTGAATTTCTAGTGGGATTTACTTACTACGGTAAAGGAGATGTAGTGATAGATGAAGAGAATGATTGGGTAGAACTTAATATATACCTTGGTATAGCAAAAATTACTTGGAGATGGTGGTAAGAGAATGGCATGACTCTGAATTTCCTGATATATTCCCTTATCATTATGAAAACTTTCCTAAAGTATTTCAAAGATACGTGGATAAACCACTTAGCTACAATGTAAATTCGGATGGATTTAGATCAAATTTTGAATTTCATAGGAGAAAAGAAAAAGAAGTTGATATATTCCTTGGATGCAGCCATACTTTCGGTATTGGGCACTATGAAGAAGAGGTTTGGACAAGTATAGTCTCAAACTATACAGGTAACACATCTGTTAACTTAGGAATGCCTTCAACTGGTACAGGTACCCATTATTACTCACTACTTCAATACATAGATCACTACAAAGTACGCAACGTATTTATGTTTGCACCTATTGTTCCTCGATACAGCTACTTTGACGAGTACTTTACACACCGTACATTTAACCCGTTATGGCCAGAAGCATGGAAAATGCAGCAACCCTTTACCGAAGACTACCTACAACATGTTGCTGTAGATGATAGGTCCATATACCTCAATCATTTGCAGTTTATACACGCAATAGCATATCTCGCGCAGAGTAGAGGAGCTAACTTATACTATAAACATACTTTCCCCACTAGAACATATAGAAGATACATAGAATATGATAGAGATTCACCTAATGGACCAAAAATTATGTCTATTGATGGAGATTTCCCCTATAGTGACTATACTTTACCAAGAGATGGAGCACATATGAGTGTGGAAGACATGAATCAAATAGGAACCGACATGGTTCACCTCCTTAATACACATGAAAAAGGGTATATTGAACCGATTCCCTACATAGATAAAATTTTTCCAAAAAAAAATCCCCAAGATCCACTGCAACAATGGTAAAACTTGAATGGTATAATACTTGTAAAAAGGAAGTATTTTATAAGCATTATCGAAAATGGCCCGAGTTATTTCAACCGTATGTAGATAAACCTTTAGAGTATTTGTTTAACTCTGCTGGATTTCGTATGAATTTTGAAATGATACCCGATAAAAACAAAAAAGTAGACCTTTTTTTAGGATGTAGCCATACATACGGTGCAGGACAGTATTGGGAAAACACCTGGCCATACCTTGTATCGCAATATACAGGCAACGAAATCGTTAACTTAGGTATGGGCGGTTATGGTTCTGAATCAGCCTACTTTAATCTTATTAAGTATTTTGAGTATTTTAACGTGCAGAACGTGTTTTATTTCCAAGATATTGTATCTAGGTATGATTATTTTACAAAAGATGGTGAAGTTCACCAATATTCTCCTCAATGGACACATACACAAGAAGCTATACCCTACACAAATTGGCATATAAGAGGAGCTTTAGTAGAAGATTGGTATGTAGATTATAACCATACTAAAAATGTCAACGCTATGGTAGGGTTTCTTAAAGGTAAAGACGTGCCTTTCTACCATTTATGTGAATTTCCATACGATCCAACCGGATATTACAAAGCTATGACCACTGTGGAGAACTCTCCTCTCGAAATAGCCGATATAGATAAGAATTGGTACGAAGAAAACTGTAAAAAAGTGTTAGTTGCAAGGGACGGTGCACATTCTCCTGCTTTAATGTTAAAAATTATAGCTGATAAGTTTATAAGAGCAATAAAAACACATAAGGAAGAGGGCTTTGTACAATCAACCCCCTATATCGCGAAAATTTTCCAAAAAATTTCCCCAAGTACTGTTGGAAAGTAGATAAAAAGTTCTTATATTGTAGTATATAACAAAGGTAACGTATGAAGACTATAGAAGATATCGTTTATTCTGCCATCTCCCATGGCGCTAAAGATGAATTATATAAAGAAGTCACTAAAATAAAGAATAGTAAAGGTTCTCCCACTGAATTACTAGAGATTTATCAAAAAGCGTACGAAACAGTTGTTAATAGAATGTAAATAATGAATTTAACAGGTAATCAAAGCTTTGACGAAGTAGGTTTAGTAAATCTCCCAGTGGTCCCAATGATCATTCTTACTATATGCCTTATAATAGGAGCTGTATACTTATTTTACTATGATGACTATGGTGGAAAGGATGAAACAGATCGTATATAGTGCTCTATATAGATTGGTAGTACCATTAACATGGATAGGGCTAATAGGTTTTTGTTTATTCGTATGGTATCACATAATAACTCTAATGTTCTAATCTAATATATACATATATATTTATATATAACCTATATACTCAAATTTGATCAGATTTATGCAGATAAGTATGGAAGAATCTTGCAGACTACCAACCCCTTAGGGAACTATACTGTCAGTGTTATATCACCTTGAGTGCAGCGTACAGGCAATTGGCCGGCAATTTGGTCTAATATTCCGGAAGGGTATTCAAGACAGACTATTTTCTACCTGTCCAACTATTTAGTTTGTTTATTTGGTATAAGGAGTGTTAGGAAGGTAAGACAAGTTACTCCTATAAGACAATATAGAGGGTAGGTGAGTAATAGCCATAGAGTATTAACACCCAGCCATATAAGGCCTTGTATAAGTATTAGCCCTATAGTACATACTACTATAAGGCCAATGATTGTATATATCTTATTTGCCATAGATAGATTATATTAAGCAGCCTCTATCATGGACATTGGTACTGATACCCTACCCATTGATGGTGCATTAACCACTACTTTAGTTCTATTGATCTTAACTACCTCACATATCTGACCTCTAAGCTTCTTATGGTCAACGGTAACTTCTTGTCCTATAGTATAAGACATGGCATTGGTCTGCCCTTTAATATCTATCCATTGATTGACATTAGTTCTTAACTCTCTTAACTCTGAAATTGATAATTTACTTAAATCCATAACCTTTATTTTTTAATATTATACCTTAATATAAGAAGAATATCTCATATAAGCAACTGTTTGGTGGGTTATTTTTGCCTATAGAGAGAAAAAAAAGGTAAGGGGCACATGCAGGACTGATCTTACCCATCTAAATTACACACACCTGCCTATGTTTATTCTATACAGGCTATATATCTTTATATGAATCTATAAGTATATCTATATATGAATATATACACTAGTTATTATTAATAGGCTTCAATGGTATTAGACGTTAGTCTCCTATGGGTATGCATATCATAGCACTTCTCTCTTAGAGGATCTATGTAAACATATATCTATGTAAAGGCAAAGCCGTACACTACCTCAGAGACTAGCTATGCTAGTACCTTATTTATATGCCCCAGTACCCGGTAATCCGCTATAATGGTCCCATTGGTAGGATTGGTTGGATGTTTTGTCAATATTGCGCGTGCTCACTTCGTTCGATGAGGAGAGAAACGCCCTCCCCCTCTCACTCTTTTTTAAAGCAGCCATATCAAAGCCCCATCCTTTGAGTGATAAGTCTATCTTCATCTTTAACTAATTTAAATTGTTTATACATACTATAATCTTCTTCATTGGCTTTGTAACCCCAATGTAGTAATGACTGTTGTATCCTTGGTGATATACTCCAATCATCTTCTTGTTCTATTCTCTTATATAATCTATTACGCCATCTACCATTAGTACCTGCAAAGTCTTGCCATCTTCTTATCTGCCTATCATCGTCCTCTCCTCTGATGCCCATACTATACTTACAATACCATTCAAACCAACCATATGGATCTCTCTCATGCATCCAATTCATCTCCTTCCAATACTCATAATCCATACCCGATCTTATCTTGTACTTATTCATACGAGGTTTATATGTCTCTCCTAAGTATAAGCTTGTATCTAAGCCCTTAAAATGATAATCAAATAACTCACTATACTCATAATTACTATACTCCTCTATAGGCAATCCGAAGTAACAACCACCAAAGGCTCCTTCTTCTACGATCTCTCTTGGAGTTAATATAGGATAGAATGCTAAGTTACTCATACAAATAAACTTATTATAAGATAAAATAAAGCTACTACTATGACTGAGACTATAGTCAACCCAATGACTTTATAGTTATTCTCTACTTGACGCTTAGTCCTTCCTTGATGTAGAGTAGTATCCCACTCCTTAGTCCTTGCATCTAACATAGTATATTTCTTCTTTTTCTTCATATTACTTTTTTAAATTCGCGCGTGGCTCCTTCGGAGGAGAGAGAGAAACGCCCCCTCACCCCCTCGCCATGCTTATTATGCAAACAAACTTAATTGCTTAGCTTCCGTTCTTTTAGACTTCAATTGGAATACACTAGTTACTTTTCTAGTAGGTCTAAACTTCTCATCAGCATTATCAATCAACGTACCATCCTTTATAGTAAAGGCATGACCTGCTACTCCAACAATATAAGTCCCTTTAGGATTATCTTTAATGAATGACTTAACAGTCTTCTGACGGTAAACCATCTCTCCATATAACTTATACCCATTAGTAATTCTCATCTTGTTAAGAACTTTAAAGTCAAAGTCTTTATTACCTATACTTAAACCTTTATCTTCAAGAGGATTTATTGTAGCGCCAGTAAAGTATACACCCTTACCGTTTGCTCTTCCGAAATAATCTTTAGTGAATTTATGAGCAACGTCATAATTAACTTCTGTAGCTGATGCTAAAGCTCTAACGAAACAATCGTTCTTCTCGCCCTTAGCTAACTCAGAACCATAACCCTTAATACTTGTACTTGATCTTTTAAAATTTACCATAACCTTTATTTGTTTTAATATTATACCTTAATATATGAATAATATATCAGACGAGCAACTAGTTACATAGTTATTTTACCAGTTTTTTATAATATTAGCTACAATCAAAGCATTACATATTACTGCCTGGAGTATAATTAATGTTCTCAGTATAGCTATTTTATCTGCTTCACTTGTTGGACCTATCTTTTCTCCCAAAGCTCTCGCCCATAATCTCCATGCTCTACGCATACTTAGTTATTTTATGCTTCTTCATATACTTTTCTATAAAGTACTCCCCCCATCCTAAATCATGTACAACAATATCTTTATCAAGAAGCTTTGATCTGGAGCTATTAACTTGATCTATGTACCTTACATTCCGGAAGACTTTCATATACTTTTTGAAGCCTTTACCTTTTGTGTAGACTACTACGATTGGTATAATTTTAGAGGGCATGTTTTATAGTCTCAGTTTTAAACTCAGTTCTTAAAAACTCTAATAAGCATCCTTGAAAGTCTGTATCTCGATCAGCAATCTCATTCCAATCTATAAAGAACCATTCAATTAACGCATCCATATACGTTGGTTCTAAGTCAGGAGTCTTTTCATTATTAAGCTGCATCATATGTACAGTATCAATAATCTCTTGCATTACATAATCTTTACTTAAATATTTCATAACCTTTATTAATTTAGTTGCGCTGGGAGGATTCGAACCTCCGACCTTTGGGTTATGAGCCCAACGAGCTGGCCACTGCTCTACAGCGCTATAAGATGGAGTTAGGGTGGGTGTTAGGTATCCTCTCTGTGAAAATAGTTTCGCCCGGAATGGACTTGGTACCTCGCTGTCTTCACACAGCTTATTTTCTTCCCCTTTTAAAGTGATCAAAATTTACACTCCCAATGTCGAGCCTCAGTCTTTAGTTCCTTTTCCTTTCCCTCTATAACCGGCGGTAGTCAGTACTAAGCTTTCAACTTCTAGCGAGCTCTTGATATCATCTCATCGCGTCGGCCTCTCTTTAACGGATCAATCTTTCAGATCCAACACTTTCCTCCAATATGTTAAAGAACGTTGCTACTAAAATGGTAGCGGTTCATCTTTTTCTTTCTCGATAGGTCTAGATTTATCATCTAGTTTTCTATATGAAAGTGAAGCAAATGGTTGCTCACCTATCTCTATTACATTAGCTCTAGCATTAACATGCTTAGCATCTATCTCTTCAGCATACTCATGAGCTTTTTTACGAGCCATATAATCATTGTCTGCATGAATGTACAAATCTATCTGTACTGAATATCTTTTTTTATCTCTAGCCATTACTTATATACTTTAGTTACTACATCCTCTCCATCGAATAATATCGTAATACCATCTGATTCAACAACGTACTTATTCATTCCGTTATAAGCGTGAAGGGTACAATCAGCTTGAACTGTATCACCATTCTCTGTTAAGCCTTCCATCTGGAAGATCTGACCTACTTTTAAATCTTTAATCTGTATCATAACCTTTATTTTACCTTTTTAATTATACTTAAATATAAGAAGAAATACTCAGGGAGGCAACTCCTCCCCAAGTTATTTTTAATTTATTCTTGGTCGGTTAAATTTTTATTATATACTAAGTTGTAAATATCGTCGGCGAATTCGGGTGTAATCGAATTAGATTCTAATAGAGATTGAATAGTTTTTTTAATGTTGTCGTCGGTGTGATAGATAGGTTGAATCATAGTAGAAATAAATTAAATTAATTATAAAGAGAGTATATCTCTCTTTCTTTAATACTTAAAGATATGAAAAATAACAATAAGAACCTACTAGTTACTAAGTTATTTTACTGACTCTTTCCAGAAAGCCTGTACAAATAATACTGCAAAACAAAGTAATAATTGAAATGCTATCTTCATAGTAAACTTCTCCTGAAAGAATATTTGGATCATAATAGCATATATAATCATTCCTATAGCAAAGCCTACAAATCTAGCTCCCCAGATACTTCCTCCATATCCTTCAACATTGTACTTAGTCGCAAGAATAAATACATAAGTTAGAGGAACAGATAAAGCATACATACCCCACCATTTCTCATCGTACTCAGGATACTTAAACTGTAAGTTATGTTGAAACCAAGCTCCAATTTGAGCAACTATAGTTACAAGTGCTCCTAATAGTATATAATACCAATTTAAATCTTTCATACTTCTAGTAGTACGCTTTTCTCTGCGTGTTTAATTAGTAACCTCTGGTACATTCTATGTATGCTATCATCTGCTGTAAAAACATCTTTAGTGTTTACTGAATAGAATTTAAAGAAGTTATTAATGTAGTTCTTAGCTCCATCTAACTGAGTATGATTCTCACATGAATCTACTACCTTTAAAGCTTTCTTATATGTAGTAAATGAATTTATCATGATATGCCCTTTAAAAATTCCCATATGAATGTTCCTAGACTTATTGGCCATAGTAAAGAATGAAATAATCGTTCTCGCCATACCCAAGGTCGTCCTAGAAAGCCATCTATTTGATTTGTTGTATAATACTCTAACCATGCTGCCCATATTACTCCTATTATTATATATAATCCTAGTGTCATTAATTCTTATATTTTAAGTTAAACTGTCCGTTATCCTGCTGTTCATAGTATATACCTCTCACAGAGTTAAAGTCTACAAAGCTAGCTGCGTTAAGCTTATCGCTTTCCGGAATTATATCTAGTAAACAATCTCCGTTTACATCATAGATCGTACTCTTATGAGGCCATATAAATGTCCCTAAGCCTATTATGTTAGGAGACTCTAATGCCTGGTCTTGATACCAATTAAATCCTTCTCCTTTAAGTATTTGAACTTTAATACCATCGTAGTATTCATTATCTACTAATTCAAATTGTACTCCATCTCTTCCAGTAGTTCTAGTAATAATAATTTCTACATTACCATCTCGATCAATATCGTAGATATCAAAGTCTGTAATTACACCCCAGTTTAATATCTGAGGGAGTATAATTGGGTTATCTACATCGAACTGTCCTGGACCTAATCCTCTAAGTATATGAGTCTGCCATACTACTTTACGTAATGAAGTAGCCATCCAATCTTCTTCCCATTCGTGCCCACCTAGTATTAAATCTAGAATTCCATCTTTATCGAAATCATATAATTCACTATGAAAAGTTCGAGCTACATGATGAGTAGTTATGTTAGAATCACTATTAGTCCATACTTCACTAGTTCCGCTAGATTGTAAAAGGTTAACATACCCGTTACTACCATTAGTAAAAGCTTGAGAGTTAATCTCTAAAATCTCTGCATTTCCATTTGTTACTCCATACGCTCCTGTATGGTAATATCCGCTGATGCTTCCTATTTCCTGTACCCTATAGCTACCAGAAGCATACATATAGATCACAGTAGTAATATCTCCTGATGATTGTGCAGTATCAGGTCCTGTTCCAAATAGAATTATATCATCTATACCATCTTGATTTAGATCTTCTGTAACTACCTTCCTAGTTTTTAGTTGAGGACTTGGTATTGCTATTACTATAACATCATCTACTACTATAACTACTTCACCCCTAGGAGGATTTTCTATATTAGTTCCTCCTTCTGTTACGATTACATAATCAGACGTATCGTTATTATTAAAATTACCAAATGCAGACCATAAAGTAAATTGTCCAAATCTAGGTAAGTTAACATTTAACTTCTTAGCAGTATCAACAAAAGGAATATCCCAATGAAGGTAATCTGTTTCACAATCAGTAGCAGAAGGTATCTGTACATCTACTACTAACTCACAGTTACAGGGTTGTACTGGAGCAATAGGTTCCATAGGTTCCTTCTGACATCCTATTATAAGAAGTCCGAGTATTATGTATCTATTGATTCTCACAATTATCTTTATGTTTAAACCATCCACCACATTTACATTTAATGTAATGTACAGCAGTAAGAAAGATGGGAGAGCCGGCCAACAAGGTTATGACGTTTGGATGCCAATGCTCTCCACAAATTCCTAATGTATGTTTTATTATTTCAATCATATTATTATCTATTTACTTTATGAAGGTTGGAACCCCAACCAGTTCTTACATCCATAGCAGCTATCTCTTTAGCTACATTAGGATCTTTTATTACTTCAGTTTCAGCATACTCAGTCTTCCCAGATATAATATTTCTAACGTACCATCTAGAAGTACTAGAGCAGTTTACACAGGTCTTAGTTCCTGGTAATGCTTTTAATCTCAAAGGATTAATCTCGTTACAACATTTACTACAGTCCATCTTTAACTTCTTTTATATGCTTACACTTCTTATGACCTATATACCCCCAGCAATCACAGCTTAAGTTACCAGCTGCATTATATCTAACAGTATATTCTTTATCGCTTGAAGCAGACTTAAATGACCACTTTTGATCGTTTCTCTCTTCTACGAATAGCTCTTCAAAAGGTTTCTTATCTACTAAGATATCATCTAAGGTAGCTTTTTCGTGAACCTCTATCCAAGAAGGAGTATGAAATCTACCGGTAGGTAAATTTACTAACCCACCTTTACCTACATTAGTAAAGGGTACTTTATAATAGTGGCGAGTAGCCCATCCACTCTCAGGATTCGAAATGGATAGGGCACCGTCAGAGTAGACTATCTCACCGTTATAGTTCCATAGAGCCATATTACTTACTATCAGCAGTTAATACATAATCTCTATATTGCCAAAGTAGATTCTCTACATTAGTCATTCTTACCTTTTCATAAACTCTAGGAGTTTCTCCGTAGGTAGCAATTTCAACATCAGCTGACTTACCAGAGGCAGTCTTGCTAATTATTTTAGCAGATGATATACCTCTCAAAGTCCAATCCCATCTTAAATCCATAGAACCTTTCTTCTGACCGTCAAACTTTAAACCTTTTTTAGATTCTAAAAGCTTCTCAGCAGTATCTAAGTAAGAGTTATTCTTTTCATCTCTAAGTTTCTGAATATCAGCTTCTAAAGTTCTTACTTCTTGGTACTTAGTATCATACTCATCCTTATAAGAATCAGTTTTACTATCCATCTCAGCAATAATATCATCTTGAAAGTCTTGAATAACAGAAGCAACTTTACCTAGAACGGCAAATCTTTCTAACTCCCAAGGACCTCCAGCAGAAGTACTATAAGTAGAAATTCTCATAGAAGCCTTTTCACCTTTCTCTTCTCTCCAAGACCAAGGTCTTTCAATTCTAATAGTACCTAACTCTTTATCATAAGAATAATCTTCATGAGGTCTTAAGATCTCAAAACTAGAATCTCCATCGTATTTAGGCTTAAGAATATAAGCATCACTAGAGTATTCAGTATTTAATTCACCACCGAAGTATTTTTGAATAACAGAGAAATAAGAATCTCTTCTATCATCTCTAACCTTAAGAGCTTTCTTCTTAGCTTTAGATAATAGTTCTTGCTTTTTAGCAATAATCTCGTCAATAATTTCAATTTTTGTCATAACCTTTATTTTACCTTTTTAATTATACTTAAATATAAGAATAATCCTTCGGGGAGGCAACTATTTCCCTATATTTCTCAGTAACTTATTTACTGAATAGTGTATAGAGTTCACTGAGATTGTTGCTCCACTTATAGCTGAAACTCTATCAATTGGTTCTTTCAAACCTATGAATTGTCTCAACCATCTTGTGCTTCCTATTTCACCTCCATAGTTTTCTCTATAGATCAAAACCTTTACTTTTACTATTGCAAAATTACTATCTAATAGAGCTAGATATTCAAAATCATCGTATCTAGACTTGGAACTACCTATGAAAGCATATCCCTTAGGGCCTTTATCAGTTAAGACAGAGTAGAGTGTTCCATCTAAATAACCTTCTTCTAATACGTCAAGTATTACTAGATCAACTTCATACTCTTTGGCGATAGCCTTATGAGCTTTCTTCTCTAGATTAGATAGAAATAATAAAAGGCTAATAAAAAAGATACGCACCATAACCTATAAGTAAATTAAAATTAACAATAACTAAGTTCCATTGTTTAGCTAACCAAACCTGAGGAAGAGATAATAATGCTCCTGCTAAATAAGTATAGGCACCCATATTATCATAAGGAAGTAGGTAAGGAGACATCATTATAAATCCAGTCCCCATATAGCCCAACCTATTTCCTAATCTTTCTACCGGTTTAAGTTTTCTTTCTTTAACTAAAGACCTTAAAAACTTTCTCATTTTAATTGTAAATTACAAATCGATCTCCAGAGTCTGAGCCAATTAAGTTGTGTTTAATAGATCGACCTCTAGGTTTTGAGCTTAGTTGGATATAGTTATACCCTCCTAGGCGTATTCCACCCCCATCGACTACAGTTTGTTGAAGTTTAAAATTTAGTTTTGATTTTAAAATAAAGTAGCTTTCCATATGTTTTATATTATATTAGTGAACTATCAATATAAGAAGAATATAGCAGAAAAACAAGCTAAAGTAGATGTTTTTTAGTAAGAGGAAGAAAACTATCGGTATGTTTCTTCTTGCCTGAGTAGTGTGTGTAGATGCCATTATTCTCTCTCACTTTGTTAGAGTAAGCGTAATGAGAATATCCTTTAACATCTGCTATAGTAGCTAATAGGTACTGTGCTCCTATTGCTGTACATTTACTGACGTCTAGCATATTCCTATACCTTTCTACAAATGCTTTAAATTTTATATACCTATCTAAATAAAGTGCTTGATATTCTTTATTATTGAAGCTTAGTATACCTGTACAAAAGGCTGCTCTCTTCTTACCATCCCATTCCGGAATAACCTTATTAATTTCTAAATAAGATAATGTATTAACATCTATTTCGTAAAGTGATTTCCAATTAAAGTCTTCATAACTATCAATTAAAACATCAACATTTTTATTTACTTTGAAGCCTTGGTGCCAAATTATATCACCATCTGATAGTAGAAAATCACTTTTATTATCATGAAGAGGAAATGATTTAAATTCATCCCAGAACATTACTGGTGTATCTACATAATGAAAAGTATCTACTAGGTGTTCAAAATCTCTATCATTAGAGTACATTTCTGTTGGATGTCCAAATATTTTAGCATCTATAATAGATCTTTTATAGTAAGCTTTATTATTTTTAATGGTACCCTCATCGTGAAATACATTTTTATCGTATGTCCATATAATTTTTATCATAACAGTGTTCTATCTAAATCTTTTCTTAATCTTTCTTTTGAATTAAGGTCAAATAGATCTTCATAATATTGAATAGGTACTTTAAGTTCGTCACTTAATACATGCATTAGTAATTGACAATGTACTATTCTATGGTTAGTTTGCTCTAAATACCACTGCGGTACTTCTTTGAGTAAATCAGCATGCCATGGTTTCTCAGCATGACTTTCATCTCCCCAGTGATGAAGCATTGTAGCTAAAGATTCTGCTGTAGATTCTATATCATGTCTGCTATGCAATATAATATTATCGTAATTTTCAGCTATAGAAAAAATATCTACCATACTGAATCTATCAACAATAACTTTGGTAACGTCGTCTTTAGGTGCTACTGGCCATTGAGTTAATTCAGGTTCAAATCTTGCTTTTAAATTATGCTTTTCAGCTAACTGATGCATAATAGAAGTTCCTCCTGATCTTGGTAATGCTATTATTAGTATATTTTTCATATGGCTGTTCTTTTAGTATAATCATACCAATCTAAAATAATATGTAGCCTGTCTTGGTTACTGCTATTTACTACTCCATGAAGTTGATCATTGTTGTTTATTTCATACATTTCTCCTACAGGCATATTGATTGTTTCTTCTCCTACTGTGAAAAGAACTTTATCATTAGTAATTAAAGGTATATGTACTCTATTATAAAGTTTAAAACTATTTGCTTTATCTCTATGCTCATCGACTACTGTATTAGCTGGAAGGTTAGTAATAATAAATCTTATTATAGAGCAGTTAGATTTGGTTAACTCAGATATCTTTTTAGTTGCATGCTCTATTGAACTTTCAAATATTTTGTAAAAAGATGATTTTTTACTTACTCCTATTTCGTAGTCTGTATCATATAGTACTGGTATAGTTTGAGTTTTGTTATGCATAGGAAATAAGTCTTGACGGTAGGTATATTTACTCCAGTCTTGAGGTTTGATAGCTTCCAAAGCAGAAAGAAAAGGAGCTACATTTATAGAACCATAATGTTTAAAATTAGGTTTCATTAAATTATAGTATTATTAGGTTTAAGAAGGTCTGGTGTAATAAAACATATTAGGCTATATCTTGTACCTTTTGTAACTTTAGTAACTTCATGAAACATAGTCGGATCTCCTATAAGTATGTTACCTTGTTTCCTATCTAATTTATACACAGTATCTTTATTATCATATGCTAGAAAATCTCCTCCTTCAAAATCATCATTAAGAAGAATAATAAAGTAGTAACGTGCTTGAACTAAACCATTTAATGAAGAGGTAACGTCATCTTTATGCTTGTAGATAAATCCTCCTTTTTTGTATTTTAATATCTGAATAAGTAAAGGTTCTTCAGATACGAGCTCTTCAGAAACAAGGGAAAGGCCTCTTTGTATGTATTCATACAAGGCCTCTCCTTTTCTTGGTTTCTTAATATGTACGAAACTATTTCTAAGCTTAGGTTTATATTCCTCCTTACCCAATAATGATGGGTACCAAATGTCTTTACATGATGCTATTACATCTTGACACTCCTTAGGAGTCAATAAAACCTTTTGCTCTAAGATCATTTAACTATCTTATAAATGTTCTGCTTTGAAAAGTTCGATGAACTTAGTAACAGTTGCTCTTACATCTGTTTGTTCGTCAGCAGTCAAAGCCGTTGCATTTCTGTTTCCGTAATCTGCTAGTGAGATTGTTTTATATATTTCTGGCATGATTATAAGTGTTTAGTTAATTGTTTAGGTTGTCTCTGATATTTAGCATTAAGCTCTTTGCTGTCTCCTAATCCTGATGATACCATTCCGTCAACGATATAGTTATGATCACTTTCAGAAATGTTTCCGTCAATTTCTAAGTTATAGAAGTTATCAACAAATACACTTTCTACTTCTCCTAATTCTTTAGCAGCTACCCACTCACCGTCAACTAAGATTGGGTGATTGATTTCTGTATATCCATTAGTAGTTTTGATTGTTCTCATTACATCGTTAGTAACGTGAATTAAATGATCAGTAACAGTACCTTCTGTTACGATTCCGTCTTTGATAGATTTTACTTTATCTCCAACTTTTACTTCTCCTATAGCTTTGTGAGTACCATCAGCCATTTCTACTTTACTATCATAAGTATGACAAGAAAAGATAAATCTGTTGTGTACTAACATTCCATATATAAAGTAGTTATTATATTTGAATACGTTATCTAAGTTATATACTGTCGCTGTCCAGTCACAAGAAGTAATTCCTGTAACAATAGAAGTTTCTCCTTCCTTACCTGTCAGTATACTATCTCCTGCATCTAATAGAGCAGCTTCCATTCCAGTCTTTTCTTTAAGTAATTCTGGATCTTGACATGCCCAACCTTTACCACCTTCTACAAAGAATGGATGGTCTGGAGTTGCATATATATCTAGATCATTACCGAAGCATTTAAATGTTATCTGTACTACTTTCTGATCTTCTGTTTCAGTAGTTATTAATACTTTCTCATTTGAGAAACCATTTATTTCAAAGTCCCAACAACATACTTGATCTCCTTCTTTAACGTCTTCAATATTCTTCATTGAACCGTCTTCCATATTAACTTTAGTTCCGGCAATGAAACAAGGTGCGTTGTGAATAATAGTATTAGACCCACTTACAACATAGTTATCTACATCCTCTACTCCTAATTCTATAATTTTAGAATCTGAGTCGTTATCTAATATGATTATATCATGTGCAGTAACTCCTTTACTAGCTCCGTTTTCATCAAATAATTTGAATCCAGCTTTAATATCTCTAGCTCTTAAGTAAGAAGTTTCATTATTAACATTATCATGTACTAATGCTCTGTTAGCTCCTCCTAATAGTACTGTTTGTCCGTCATCAAGAGTAATTCTTCTTAATGAATTATCTCCCATTGTGACTGAAGTGTTTGACTGTAAAGATGATGATGTACTATATGAACCAGAAGGTAGAGTATCTCCAGCAAAAGACCATGAGTCTAATATAAGACTGTTATCAGTCATCGGCGATCCACTTACATAATAAGAATCATATAATGTACCTATTACTGCATCTTCCGCTACATCGTAGTTACCATCTTCTTTCTTAATTTTAGCCTCATAATAAACACCTTCGTTATCTGAGATGTCATTAGTAGCAAATTCATAGTAATGCTTGTTAGCTAATTTATTAACTACTTTATTATCATCGTATACTAAACTTAAAGTATGAGTAAATAAAGCATCAAGAGTATAAGCACCTAACCAAGTGATATCTAAATCAGCTCCATATACGATTTGATATGATCTTACTGACTTAGCTGTATCTGTTGCATCACTAACGTAGTTTGTAATTACATTAACGCCTGAATCAATAGAAGCAGTAAATTCGTTTATCCTGTCTTCAATAGATCCTGTTGAACCTCCTAGCTTATAAAAGTCAATTCCTGATTTAGTAGGAACTTTAGGCTTAACAGCAAAATCTGGTTCTGTTGGTCCGTTTAATACGTAATTAAGGTTAGAGGAATCTGCTGACTGTTTAGCAGATACTACAAGTGATGCTGATGCTGGTCCTTGTGCTCCGAACAAACCATGTAAGTTTGCATCATTTTTAGCGTAAATGGCATCTAATAATGCATTTTCGTCATAAGCTAATCTCAATATAAACTTAGTAGCATCGTCTGCTATAGAAGTTGGATATATAGAAGAGTGTATTTCCTTATGTTCGGTGATTGTTACTCCCTCAGGTTTCTGAGCTTTAAGTCTATCTAAGATTGGCTCTTGAAATTCTTTATAGATTACCTGTAGGTCTGTGATTGTGTTTGTAGCTAAAACTGAGTAAAGATCAGTAAAGTCGATGTTAGAAGCTAATCCTGCGATACAAGCTGTATCAGTGTTGATTTCGATTAGTTTACTATCGCCGTTTCCGTCTTTTACAAAGTCAGCTGAAAATAATGTACCTTTCATTCTTTTTGGGTTTTATTAGTGTTTATTATAAATATTGTTAATTATCAATTACGCATAGTATTACAAAAGTGGTCTACTTCTTGCTTCATAGAGTGAAAGCTCTGTTGTAGCAATAATATCCCATCTAGCCTTTATAGTTCCTGACTCTAAGTTGCCACCCTCTCCATCGGGGGATAAAATACATTCAGGTTGTGCCACTATAAAGTTAACACCGTGCACTAATTTAAAATTAACAACACCCTTTTCTAAATAAGAATGATTGTCAAAGTATCGTAGTAGGGTACCAAATACGTTTCCGTGGAGTTCTTCGATCCTATCTACAATAAAGCTGTATTCCCTTGTTGGTCCATCCCAAGGTAGGAATACCTCTTGTCCTTTATAAATATCGGTCAAAGCACAAAACGTAAGACCAATTTTTCTACAAGTTAATTGAGTGACGACGTTATTTTTTATATGCTGAAATGCCTTTTCGTTAAGAAGGTCTAAAGCTGCCATTGGTCCTTCCATTATCCAAATATTTCTACTCTGATATCTTTAGTCATTTCAAATCCTCTAGCATCTAGATGGCTTCTTCCTTCTCTAATCATTTTATCCCATCCACAATAGTATACTAAAGGTTTTTCATCCATCTCATCTATTAGTTTAAGGTAGTGGTCATGGACATATCCTGTTTTACCGTCCCATTGTTCTTGAGATAATGTTGGAATGAATTCAAAGTTAGGAAGCTTCTTTTCTAAAGCCTCCATTTCATCTCTATAAAGTATTTCCTTTTCAGTTCGTGTACCAAAGAATAATTTAAGCTTCTTAGTTTCTATCTTATCAGGATTTTCTCCTATCCAACCCATTATGGATCTAAAAGGACTTATTCCGGAACCAGTACTCACAAAGTATATATCTCTATCTAGTTTCTGTAAGTTCGGTAAAGTAAATACTCCTAATGGACCTCTGTAGAGAAATTCATCTCCTATCTTTGCTTCCTTAAATAAAAACTCAGAGAATAAACCTCCAGGTATGTAGGTTATGATAAGTTCAAACCTGTTTGTACCATCTGGCCAAGATGCTACTGAATAATTTCTTTTATGGTAGTAGCCTGCCTCAATAGGATCCTGGATCGCTAATTGAACAAGCTGGCCAGAGACGAAATCTATCTTATCGTACAAAGGCGACTCAAATATGAATCGCCAATTTTTGTCCGTCTCTTTTATAATTTCTACTAATACTGCTACATTCATATATACAATATAGTCTTTTAAGAGTTAATAACCAACTTTTATTTAGAATGTTTCTAAATTAAATTAGTCGCTAATTTAAATAGTTCCTTATTAACTTTCAAGTCCTTTTCGAAAGATTTAATTTTACGAACTTTTCTTACTTTTGCACCTGTTAATGCAGCATGGAAATCTCCTTGAGTAATCTTTTCTTGTACTACATTAAATACTCTCCAAAGATCATCTCCTTTATCTTCATCTCTTTTAGGATCAAGAATATCTTCAATAGTCTCAGCATCATAATTAAACTCTTTTGCTTTTTCAGAACCAGGAGTAATATTAGCTCTAATTAACATAGCATCTAAAGCTAATTTATTCTTTTCTTCTTGAGTAAGAACTCTATCTTTCATATCGTTTAATACTTGGACTCTATTAGGAAGATCAGCTACAGCTTGATTAACTACTTCTCTAAGTTCACCAAAGGTATAACCTTTATGCTTAATCTTAAAGTCACTAAATTGCTCATCTGCAACTACTAAACCATTAGAACAAACCATTCTAAATATACCAACGCTAAACTTAAACGCTTGCATACCATCATGACTGTTCGTCATAATAATTCTAGGCCAAGCATCATCTCCGCCTTCACCTTTAATCTTAATATCTGGATTCTGGAATGCAACCATATGCTTACTAAAAATAGTACCTGCATTACCTCTAGCTTTTCTTTGAGCAGCTTGAACTGGTTTCCATCCTAACTTATCTAAATCGTCTACAATAGTTTCTGTATTAACGAATAAGTATTTACCACTAACATTAGGGTTAGTTGGTGCACTAGCGAATGCTAAAGGGCATTCATTCCTAAGATCTTCCTTACTCATGTAAGTTTCATCTTGCTTAAAATTGAACATAATATCTGACATAACCTGATTTTTATTTAATTATTAATTATTAATTTATATTTACAATATACGAATTTTATCTTTGTGAGGCAACTATTTAAGTAACTTTATTCTTGACCTACTGCAACAGTTCCTAACCATCCGATTCTATTTCTATTCTGCAAGCTAAACATTCTTACAGACATATCACCACCTCTTCTGTTTTTTGAGAAGAAGAAAGTTCTATCACCTTCTTTAGTCCATTTCATATGAGCCATTCCAGTCATCATATGCTTAAATCTATTCGATCCAGCAAACTCACCACCTTTAGTAACTTGTTGAATAACTAAGAAAGAAGTATTAGTATTAGAATCATTCTGACCTAAATTATGCTTTTCAAATAAGTTCAATAATTCAGTCTCAGCTTTTTTAGATGACATCCATCCTTTATGAGTATCTACAACAGCATTTTGAACCTCTGCCATAGAATCTATAAGTACAACATCCCAACCTTCTGATAAGATATTTTCAATAACTTCTAAGTTATTATCTTCAGTATGGTCACCCATAAATAATATTGGAAGTTCACCAAACTTAGGGTATCTTTTTACGTAACCGTACATATCAATCTGATTCATTTCACCAGAAATAAATAAAACTTTCTTACCTTTATTCTGTAAGTCAGCTAACATATCTAACATAACAGTAGTTTTACCAATACCTGGATCACCTACGATTGCATAGTTAGTACCTTTCATCAAACCTTTCTGAGAAGAGAAGTGAGCATCGATTATACGTCCTGATTTCATTGGACGGAATAGAGAAGGATCAAACTTCATGTCCTTCATTTTAACTGTTTTAATATTTGTCATAACCTTTATTTTACCTTTTTAATTATACCTTAATATATGAATAATTAAGTTCCTAGGCAACTATTTACATAGTTATTTCCGGAAAAGTTTAACTTTATTTACCAGACTTTAGCTGCTTCTAGAAGTTTCCACGTATCTATAGCATCATCTGCTAATTGTAATTCATGGTAATGTTCTAGACAAGACTCTAATGCAACAACCCATTGAGATCTAGGTAGTGAAAGTTCATACATCATATCTGAGTCTCCAAAAGAGAGTTGAAATAAATCAGCACTCTTAACATTTCTTTTCATAGCTTCTTCTATACCTTGGACAATGCCCTGAGTGACTGCTAATTTTTTAGATTTAAATAAACCTTCAAATTCATTAGTATTTTCAAAATGTAATTTTATCATGTTCTTGATCCTGATACTTTAGTTACTTTTTCGTAATAAGGACTATTGACTATCTTTTCATTCATCTCTCTATCTAGTACCTGAATATTAGTACCAAACATGTAAAGAGGTTCATCAGTATAATCAACAGTAATAAATTCTATCTCGTGCATATCTTTCATGCCAAGGCCTGGTTGACGAGTAGGTTTAGAATATCTTCTTTTACCGTCAAAAGATCTAAAGTCTTGTGAAGTGACTCTATACCAATTACCTTTAATATTAACTTCCAATACTGCTTCAGTAGGAAAGTCGAACCTGATTTTCTCAGTATGTCCTGCTTTTTCTCTACCCATTATTCAAACAACATTATCATTTTAGCTTTAGAAATAGAGCCTTCATTTAGCTTTTCATCAACAACATAGATAAATTCTTTTGTCCATTTATCTTTTTTAAGACCTTGATCTCCATCAGTTAATATACTCAAAACTTCTTTTACTCTAAATGCAATAGCATCATAAGTTCTATCAACTTCCTTTGAAAAATTATCTAATACTAGACTATAATCTTTTCTAGTAATATTAGCTAAATAGTAATTCATAAATAATCTTGCTTCATCAATTGACCAAGATTCGTAGTGGCGTTTCGCTTTTGTCATAACCTTTATTTTTTATTAATTAATTATACCTTAATATAAGAAAATTATATCAGAATTCCAACCTATAGTTACTAAACTTTGTCATATAAGATGTCATTGTAGTACCGTTACCATCTTTAAATTCATAACCTTTTCTAAGGAACTTTTTAACATTACCTGGACCAGCTAAATGAGCTGCTGCTAACAGACCTGACTCTGTAATGTATACACCTGCTATTGTTTGTCCTACGTATTTGCTTATCTGTCTTCTAAGTATCTTTCTATTATGAGTAAGTAGAGCATACATAGCTTCTTCTTGGATAGATCCATTAGATAAAAACTCTCTATTAGATACATTATCATATCCTAATGCATCAAGAGTTCTTCTTCCGAACTGATACTTACCTAAATATCCGAATTGATTGACTGCTTTATAGTTTCCGGAAGACTCTCTCATTCCGATGTCTTCTAGAAACTTACTGTGATTTTTAATTATGAGCTCTATTTTTGGAGCTGTGATTTCTGGGGTGATGTTAATTAAGGCCAAGGGCCTCTCTGGTTCTAATTCTATTGCACTCTTTACTTCTCCTCTTGTTGCTAAACTAAATGCCATCACAACGGTGCTGGCTAAAGACACAACTATAGTTAATAATAAGTTTTTCATAAAATAGTTTTAAGTTAAAATAAGTCTAAGAAACTAGTTCCTATACTTTTTTCTCTGAGCTTTTCATTTTTCTCAGACTGCTTGACTAGATCGTCAGCAACCTTTCTTTCTAAAGGTTTTTTCTTTTTCCATGTTGAAAATTTATTCTTTTCTTTTTTGGCCATGGTTATAAATAGTTTATAATCTAGAGATAAATTCATCTCCGGGGTTAGATTCGTCTAATAGCCCTAACTCTCTTAAATGTTCCTTATGGTGTTCATCTAGTTCCCAATCCGGCTCATCTCTTTTAGTTTTTACGTAGTCTTCCATTGCCTCTGCACGTTTCTCCTCGATAGGTGATGCTGCATAGAGAAAAGAACAATTGTAACAGAGAAACTCTAAATTCTCTAAATGCCAATTTTTTTTATTTCCGTCTTTAAAACTTAAGATAACAGGTATTTTTTGATCTACAATTCTTCTTTCAGAGAATTTACATCTAGTACATACCTCAACTAACTTACCTTCACTTAATAATCTAGCCTTAATTTTTCTGGAATCGAAATGTTCTATAGGAACTCTTCCTTCCAGTACATCCATTAAGGGTACATTATCTATACCAGCTACAGCAAATTTAGGGATACCTTTCCCTTCTTGATTCTTATGAGCTTCCAACAGAGTTACTCCTTCGTCATTTTTAAACATCTTAGCATACTTCTTATAGTGGTTATAAGATATATGTAGATATCTGGCTGCTGCCATATTAGAACGAGTATTCTGTTGTGCTCTAAGAATATCTTCTTTAGTAACTATTTTAGACGGTCTTGCCATTAATAATCTATTCCTTCTATACCTTCAGGTTCTTTATCAGGATCCAACATATCATATTGTTCCTCTTCTCCTTCTAGTATGTTTTTAGTTTGATCTTTAATTGATTGAGTAACTTCGTTATCATTCATAGGCTCTTTATCAAAGTCTAAAACTTCTACATCAATTGCTTTCTTACCCATAGCTTCATTAGCTGCTCTTTCAATAGCCAAAGCTCTATCTTGATCCATTATAATAATATCATTATAGGTATGATCGCCTGTTCCTTCTACTGTAGTAATACCTACGACAGGTTTAGTAGTCGAGCAATCAACACATACATGATAGTTGTATAATGTCTTTCTAAGTTCTGGGAAATCGTTGCCACATTTAGGGCATGGAATCATTTTTAATTTTTGCATATAGTATAACCGTTTTAATTAGATATAAAGATAAGAATAAAGATCCAGGATTCCAACTAATTTAATGTATATTTTCATATTATAGATGAATAAGTTGGTAGATCTACTTTCTTAGAGTTCTTCTTATACATACCCCAAACGATGTTGAGTAAATAAGTATCAGTCTTTTCTAGTTTATACTCACGTATCACGTTTTTTATTTGATCTTCTGAGCATTCCATCCAGTTCCAAGCGTTTTGTTTTTCATATTCTTCCTTTGATACAAAGAAATCATGCACTCCTATAAAGTCTCCCTCCTTTATTAAAGTAGCATAAGCATTAAAGATAGAAGGTTTGTCACCTCCATCACAAAGTACTAATGTCTTTCCTTCTTTAGAAATAAACTCTTTATGTAAGAACTGCTGAGTTTGAAAGCTCATATGATCTGCTTCCATTACTCGTGCTACACTATATACTTTTTGGTCTATTAGCTTAGTTACGTTATCAACTGTAATAATAGGTCCGTCAAATATAGTAGAGAGGAAATATGTTAAACCTCCTCTTGAAGTTCCTAATTCTAATATCCTATCAAATTTATTTAGTTCTAAAAATTTAGTAAAGTACTCCTCAAATCCTCTAAATTGTTGTATTGGTATGCCATTAGATAGATGATGAAGGTGCTGTGTATCTGTATCTTTAAGTAGAAAAGGTTCCTTATAGTAATTTTGTAAGTTTATCTGTCCTTCAGAATACACACAAGCATATAGTCCTCTAGGTTTATCAGAAGTATTAGGACCTGATCTATGTATACAGTTTCCGTTTATGGCTATAATATCTCCTGCTTTAGGATAGACTCTATGCCACTCTTTTGTTTTTAAGCTTTGAAGTTCTAATGTTCCGTTATCATCTGTAAAGTCATCTAGTACCCAACTCATATTAACAGTATGCATTTTACCATCCTTATTTTCAGCTCCATATTGATTATCGTAATGAGGAGCAAATGTAAAGTTATCATTTGGAAACTTATAGACCATTTGATCATTAAATAAAAATATATCTTTTTTCTGTAAAATAGTGGTAACTAAATCATATGAGATTTTAGAAGTATAAAGGTTCATTAACTCTCCTTCATATGCTCCAGCACATCCTACATGTAGATTTAATGTAGGTGGGCCAGCTAGTGCAGGTTTATTAACATTTTCTCTAGACCATTTGACTAAAGGCATGCCTTTTTCTCTTGCAATTTCTATATACTCTTTTGGGATAGCATTTTCGATATGGAGATATCCATGCTCATTATAAAAATCTAAATCCATAACTTATTATTATGAGAACTCAGTAACTACTTTCCAAACCTCTTCAGGTGTTTTAAATTTTACTACTTTCTCTTCTTTTGATTCTCCTACTTCAACAACTATAGTTCCATCCCATTCTTTATCTGGTGAAAGAGTGTAGAGATATAATTGTATTAATCCTAACTGAGATTTATTAAATGACATCTTCATTAGATCTTCTATAACATTAAAGAATTGATCTTCGTAAGTAGTCATATCCATTCCTATCTCTTCAGCCATAAAGTCTCTCCTGTCCTCAATCTTCTTTAACTGAGTAATAATTCCAGTAAATAGTTTTTTATTCATAGATTCTTTATCAAGACCTTTCTTCTTGATACGATAAGATAATGGATGTAATGAGAAGAGAACTTCTCTAATCTTCTTGTTCGGTGACACCATATTTTGCGTTAGTTTTTAAACTTCGGCTGGTCCGTCTACAGGGTCATCAGTCGTTGGATTCTGTCCTGATAATGCTTTTCTGATTATTCTATCAAAATATTCAATGTAGATGAAAAAGCCAATTATAGTCTTGTCTTTGAGATTTCTATCTCTTTCTACTCTCATATCAAAGCTTGCTAACCCTTTCTCCAATCTAGATTCAAGCTCAATTGCTATATCATCTTGTTGAGTTTTAGTTAGAGTACCAAACTCTGTTGGTAGAAATTGAACTTTGACACCTTTCTTCTGTGGATCTTCGTTGGTATCTACCTTAAGCACAAACTTATGTCCAGCAAAATTAATCTTTGCTGACTCACTTAATACGTTTCTTATATACTTTTCTAGCTGTTTCATATTTAATAAATAGTTAGTCTAATAACATTCTTTTAGTATTTGATGAACCTTCTTGAATTATTTGGTAACTTCTTACTGCTCTATTGCGTCCCCATTGCTCTATACTCCAATCAATTTTGTCAGTTACAAACTCTATTTCTTCAGATGTACCATCTAATAAGTTAAATTCTACAATATACTTTTTCATATTATCTTTTTGTTAAATCCTCTTTTAACTTATCACTTGGCTTAGGTTCAGTAAAAAATATTTTAGATTTCTCTAAAGGTAACTGACCTTTGTGTGCTGTAAAAGATTCTGTTATAGTTAGTATTCCTTTGTCTCCTTTTTCTCTTCTATTCCAAACAATATATGGAGTTGATATCTGATCTCTAATACTATCAGTTGTAAGCTCAGTATAAACTTCTTTTGAAAATTCATTTGCGTCTTTATTATTTTTTCTAATTAGTACTCCAGTTTCGAAATGATCGTATTGATATGGCATTCCATTCTCATGATACCTTTCTAACTGTCTGTTTACTATAGAAGGTTTATCATTCATATAAGCATACGATGTAACCATTCCTTCTACATATATACTTCTTAGATCTGTATGGTGATGGATAGCTGTATGTTTGTTATCTTTTAAATAATGATCTACAATAGCCTTTGGTTCAAATTTAAAATAACATTGAGAGTCCATCCAGAGACTATGAGTATGTTTCGGTAACTTAGCTTTAGATGGATTCCATTTAAGAAATCTTGACATCATTCTAAAAGACTTGTCTTTATCTTTCTTTAAAACTTTAACATCCCAGAAATCTGATTTTAAATCTTCTCTGTTTGTAAAAGCTATATACTTAACATCTCCTCTTTCATGAGTAAACGGAAAGAATCTTCCTACCTCTTCTAAAGGTAGTGATTCATCTGCAAACAGTGCTGTGTATACTACTAGTTTCATAAGCTATTGATATAAGATAGTAATTTATCTTCAGGTTTCCAACCTAATCTTAATAAAGCATCATTATTTTCTCTTAACGTTTCTCTATAATTACCATTTTGATCTGGAATGTATTTATAGTCTGTTCCAAACTTTTCTTTAAACATTAAGTAAACATCATTAATAGAGTAATTAATACCTGTTCCTAACTCCCATGCATCTTCATGCACTTCTAATTTAAATCCTATTCTAAATAAACCTTCTACTATATCTTCGACATGAGTAAAATCTCTCTTTTGTTCTCCATCACCAACTATAGTTATAGGTTCTTTAGCTTCTGATTGACGTCTCCATATTCCTATTACTGCTGCCCAATCACCGTAAACTATCTCTCCTGGACCGTATACGTTATAAAATCTAGCTATCTCTATGTCCATACCGTAAGTCTTCTTATACATCTTACATACTTCTTCACCCATATACTTACAAGCAGCATAAGGAGATTGATATGGATCATGATGCTTTGAGGATGAACCAGCATAAACTACCTTTATACCATTCTTTCTAGCAAACTCACATACTTTCTGAGTACCTAAGGTATTAACTCTATAAGTCTCATCTGGGTTATTGAATGAAGGTTGTATTCTAGATAAAGCTGCACAGTGATAAATTATATCAAAGTCCTTATCTAAAGTATTAATCAATTCTATATCACCGGGAATATAATCTGCTCCTTGGTGATGATTCTTCATTGTTCCGGAATCATAATTATCTAAAGAAGTTACCTTATGACCTTTTTCTAATAGTAACTTAATTAAATTAGATCCTACAAAGCCTGCTCCTCCTGTTACTAGTATTTTTTTCATTTTCTTTTCATTACTCTTTTATACCCTTTATCAGATAGTTTACTACAAATTTCGTTACGTAAAGGAGCATGATTGCTCTTCCAATGAGAAGCATTTTGGTCATTTCCTTTTTTATACCCATTTATGCTACCCCATAAGTGTTCTTTACCTTCAGGATGCGGTGGTACTGCTGTTTCAATACCTCCATGTAAATAAGCAAAAGCTGAAAGTTGTATATCTTCTCCGTTCTCCCATGAAATAGGATCTTCTTGCCAAAGGTACTTTAACGTATCTCTTTTCATAAACCAGGCATGTCCTACTAAATCAACTAATTCCAACTTATTGCTTAGAACTCCATTCCATCCTACCTTTTTATTAGGGTCATAATTCTCACTTTCTAACCTTACTCCTGAAGTTCCTAAAATATAATTTCCATGTTTCATACAAGCAAGGCAATTCTTAAACCAATCTTTACCTGGTATTGTATCGTCATCAAAGAATGCTACATACTCAGATTTAGCAAGTAAGCCATATGCAAACCTAGCATGAAACTTTAAATTAGTATTGCTATAAGCTACCTTTACTCCTAATTCATCTAGATTAAATTGCTGACCTTCTTCAGGTTTATTAGACCAAATCATTATATCCTCTGGTGGAATTGATTGACCTGTTACAGCTTCTATCTGCTCTTTAAGGTACTCTGCTCTTTTATAGCAATTAAGTATTACTGTTATCTTCGCCATATAATATTCGTTTAACTCTTTTAGCTGTATCACCTTTACCGTAAGGTGAGTCTTTTTTTATAATATAATCTCTATTTATTCTGTCTACTATGTCCATTAAATCAGAAGGAGTCTTACATAATGTTAAGTGACCTGTATAAATACCTTCTGGTCTTTCAGTTACGTCTCTACATACAATTACTTTCTTATTTAAAAATGCTCCTTCTTCTTGTAAGCCCCCACTATCAGAAATAATAAACTTACATTTAGACATAAGCTTTAACATTTCATCATGAGGTAATGCTGGAACTATATTAACATTTGTTAGTAAATGTTTATGTTTTCTTACAGCTGGGTTATGATGAAGAGGAATAGTAAATTCAATATTTGAATACTTCTCAGCTACTTTATTTAGTTCTGTAAACCATTCATCCATCCAATGGTGATTCTCCCATCTATGTAATGTAACTAATACTTTATCAGTATACTCACAATCATCTTTATATTCAATAAGATTATCTAATACTGAATTACCAACTACATATGACATTCCATCTGTCTTTTCATTGAATAAATTCTGTGCTGAAATAGAAGTCGGTGGAAAGTTTATATCAGCTATTCTAGATATCATCTGTCTATATCCTTCTTCAGGATAAGGTTGCTTTAAGTCATAAGACCTTAAGCCAGCCTCTAAATGTATAATCTTTAATTTTCTACTAAATGCTGCTAAAGCACAAGCAAATGCTGATACAGTATCTCCATGAACTAATACATCGAAGTCTCCTTCTGGGAACTGGGTTAAGCAATCGCTTATGATTTGATCTAATCTATTAGTTTGATCTCCTATTTCGATTCTATAATCTACTTTAATATCTTTTAATAAGTCTTTATGTTGACCAGTAAATAACAATTTGTAGTTACTTATCTCCTTAAGTAATGGCTTAACTTTTAACCATTCAGGTCTAGTTCCAAAACATATTAATAATTCTTTACCTACTACCATATGCAAGTTTTTAATTCTGTAGCTCCTCCTCTTAGATAGCTTCTATTAGTTTCAGTTAAATAAGGATTGAGTGTAGATCCTATATCAAGATAAGTATTAGTTTTATTTTTCTCCCAGAATTTAGCTGCTAACATATTACCTAGTGGACCAGCACAAAATAGAAATAAGTAATCTTTATAGCTTTCTACTGGAAATTCGTTTACTAACTCAAAGTTATCTATCATTGCTTCTGATGTGATAGGTACGAATTGATCTACAGCAAATGGTAATTCTGTATACCTTGCATCATCTCTAGCAAATAGTATTACTTTATGATTACTAAATTCAGGTATAAACTTATCTACAAAATATGGATAATTGCTGTTAACAAATATATTTGCCCAAGTTAACTTATCTTGTTGTGATTGTTCTCTCATCCACATAACATGATTAACAGGTTGACAGCATACACAACTAACTCCTACGTAGTAATCTGGATCATTAAATTTAAATGATTCTATTAATTGGTCTCTAACATAATCATGCTTAGTGTTATCGAAAGTCCAATTGTCAACGTTAGTAATATTCTGATTTGCCAATATAGCAAATTCACCATCAGCATATTTGCTGAAGCTAAACTTATCTTTATTGCTTAATCTGGTATAAAGAAATTCTATATCTTCTCTAAAACTATTTTTTATCATCGCTAACTGCTCTTCCTAATTTTGATTCCCAATCTTTTTCTGGTCTTACTTCTAAGTTAGTTTTCCATCCTGCCTCTATAGTATGCATAGGAGTATCTAATTTATTACCTAACTTAATTAATGCGTTTACATCTTTAGGAAAACAAGTACCTCCGTAGCCATGCTTACCGTCTGGTCCAGGAACATGCAAATGACTGTCTCCTATTCTATGATCAGAAGCGAAACCATATAAAGCATCTGGCCAATTGGTTCCTAATTTATCTGATAGTCTTTTGAACTCATTCATTATACTAACTTTAGTAGCAAAATAAGTATTGTTCATATATTTAGTTAATTCAGCTGTTGCAGAGTCAGTTTCTATAATATGTCTATTCATAAACCTCTCTTCATAAAGCTCTTTAGTTCGCATAGTAAGATCTTTCCTACCTCCTAGTATAATTCTAGCTTGAGTAAGCATATCTAACTTAGCGGTTCTCTCAGTAAGAAATTCAGGATTAAATATAATACTTAATGTTGGGAACTTACTACATAAGGTGTTAGTAGTACCGGGTAGAACCGTAGATTTTATTATGTATACAGGCCCGTCTACTGCATCTTCAAATACTTTTTCTATATAACTTAAATCTTGAGTACCGTCTCTAAACATCGGAGTAGGAACACAGACAAATATAAACTCACATTCGTCTATTTCTTCTTTCGTATGAGTTGACCTTAAAGGATCAATATCGTATACTCTTAAGTCTGTAGTTGGGGAAAATGCAAATGAAATAGCTTCACCTACGAAACCATTACCTATAACTCCTACTTTTCTTTTCATAACTTTTTAACCTGTAAATTTAAGTGAGTATCGATCTACTCCTGCTAATCTTTTTATTCTTATTTAAAGGTACCTTACCTTTGATAAAATTAATATAAGAATAATTTTCCAGATGGACAAGATATTGTGCATCAAATTCAGAATTTATTTTTGATACAAATTGAATTCTGTGTAGAGGTTTATAGGGAACAATTATTAATCCAGATTCTTTAATGCTGGGAGTTATTTTATTAATAAGTTTAATAGCATAATCAACATCTGGTGCTTCTACTATAGCTATTCCTATATTTCCTGTATCACTATAGTCAATACTGTATATGTCTTTCTTTTTAATGAATGATGATTTTACTCCAGTATCATTTTGTAACGATATATGACTATCGTACCATTTTTGCCAACCTTGAGTATTGACAGGAAGGTAAAAGTCTACATCTCTCTTTACAAGATTACCGCTATTCATGTTAGTGAGTAGTAAATCTGTAATCGAATAGTTAATGCAACCTAATACGACTGTTTTTCCTACGTATTGCTGGTTTGTCTCTAAAGTTTGTATCATTGCCATGTATATAAATAGGTTGTAATTTATCTTGGGTTAGGTACTAACCTAAAATTACATCCGGGTTTACCATTTATCATTGGCATACCAAATTCATCATATTCTATACTCTTAACTTTTACTCTCTTATTCTTAAATCGACCTACCATAATAGTATCGCCGACCTTAACATTTATTTTAATCATTACCTTTATATTTAATCCAGAGTCTTTCAAAACTAAAGTAACCTATAGTCTTTAAAACTGTATCTATACTTCCTATAACTAAACCAAATCTCCAATTACCTGAAACTACCCAGCCGACTAGAAAAGTTATACTAGTTGCTATTACTCTCCATATGAGAGTCTTTATTAAAGTACTTTTATAACTTGCCATCTTTCCTCATTTGTTCTCTAATCTTTGTAGCTGATATTTCTTCAACATTCTGAGGAGGTACATGTTCTATAATTTCATACCCTACACCTCTACCGTAATTGATAGATTCTATATCAGGTACTATTGTAATTTTTATACTGCCCTCTTCTAAAAGATCTGCTAATTCATTAGAGAGATTCATTAAAACTTCTTGAGGAGTCCAAGGTTGTTTTTCGTTTGGTTCTACATCTCTAATTGCTATCCAAACTTTTTTACCTTCTTTTAATCTTTGATCTATTAACCATCTGTGGCCTGAATGCCATGGTTGCCATCTACCTATAAATAAACTATATTTCATTTAATATTTTTTCGAATGATTCATTGATTGAATCTTTTGTTGTGTCAATATCTATATAGTTCTCAAGAGGTGGAGTATAAGCTATAGCTTTAAAATGATCTCTTTCTCTTGGTTCTGTTGTATGTACATATATCTCTTTTATATTATCACCTAAGAGAGTTTTAAATTCTTCTCTTTGATCAACATAAGGAGATACTAATGATACAATTACATCTCTACCTTGATTGTGTAGGTAGTGAGCAATACGTTGAGCTGTTCCTACATTATCTATTCTACCTTTAGCAGAATAATCTTTATTAGAAAATAACTCTCTCATATCGTCACCATCGATTCTAAAAGCACCAGGCTTTTCTTTCTTTAATAAATCTGCTAATGTTGTCTTACCTGCACAAGGCTGTCCTGTAAACCAATATATCATAGTGTGTCGTAATAAGCATTTTGTTTCTCTTGTCTTTTTATCTCTTTTGGATGATATAAAGATAATTCTTCTTTAGGAGGTAATGGAGCATAAGTTTTAAAACCTTCTAATACTTCATGTACTTTATTTACCCATTTAATCTCTGATTTATTCTTCCATAATCTCCATTGATAGTCTGGATAGTTTACCCATCCGTTCTCATCTACTCTCCAATTCCATTTAGCTCTATGCTCTTCTGTTAAACCATTTACAGTATTAACTCTAGGAACTAAATATACTTCGTTATCAGGATTTGATCCTAAGATGACTGGAAGAGCAGTTAAGAGTGACTTGTGAGGAAATTCATCTGCATCTATTTGAAAGATATAATCTCCTGAGCACATACCTGTTAAGTAGTTCTTCCAGTCTGCAAAATGATTCTTAAAAGACTTAGCTTCACATATTACATCTTGGTCTTGTAAATAAGACCAGACCTCAGCCGTACCGTTCTGTTTATCAAAGAGTACTACTACTTCATCATCTTCTCTTTTACTTTCAAGAAGAATAGAAATGAGTTTCTTAATCTCTTTAACCTCATTACAAACTGTAATAGCATAACTTATTTTCATATTCTAATTATAGAACCCTATAGTTTCTAAAGCATCCATAAAGTCTCTTTGATCATATAACTTAGCGTTTGCCATATCCATCTTCCACTCTTGTCCTTTAGGGAACTTACCGCTACTAAGTTCTTCTTCTGTCAACTTGATCGCATTTACTGATGACCATTTCCAGTCTTTAGTTGTTTTACCGTCCACAAACACCATTCCTTTTTCCGGAAGAGTAATAGTAGCAGGGAACCAAACTCTACCGTTCTTATCAGTATGCATTAAGTCTTTATATAATTCAGGAGATGTTTCAGTTAAATCTTTTACAGGTTTAGATCCTTCTGTCATTAAAGTTGAAGTTGTAAACCCACTTCCGAAACATAACCAAGTTGTTATCTGTTGTCCATCTTGTTCGAAGTTTTGCTCATAACAAGCATTACTCCCGAATGGACCTTCTACTAATTGATCTTTTTCTATATTCATAACTATAATTTAGGTAATTCTAATTCAGGTAATTTCAATTCTACCTCTTGAGGAAACTCAGGAAGTAATTCTTTTAGTCTATTGTCTACTAAAGTAAACATATGATTTAGAGTAAACTCTTTATTAGTTCTAGCTCTTTGTTGTTTAGCAGGTATTAAGTATTTCTTATAATGCTTAAAAGTTTCTTTATATGCTCTAGCTGTTTCTCCATCATTAGGTTTAAACCATTTCGCATCTTTAAGTATCATATCTTTAACCGTAGCCGACTGATGTACATTCTCTAATGTTCCTCCTATTAATATACTTTTATCTTTATCTAAAAAGTCTACCTGTCCTGACCATCCGGAAGCTATAACTGGTTTACCTGTAGTAGTAAACTCTAAGAGAGGTCTTCCAAAGCCTTCACCTTTTGTATGGCTTACCATTACTTTAACCTTAGAGTGATTATATAAATTGTTTATATTATCATCAGAAAGCTCTCCATGCAGTAAATAAATGTTGGGTAACTTACCTTTTACAGTTTTTCTAATATCATCTATTCTCTGTAGTAACCTATCTCTATCTAATATAGATGTATTAACTAAAGAAGTCTTTAATATTAATGCTGGTTGCTTAGGTTTATTTTTAAATGTTTCTAAGAAAGTTTTAATTGTATACCCTACATTCTTTCTGTCCTCTCCAAAGTCTCCTTGCATCCAATGACCAACAAGTAGATAACAGAACTGCTCTTGTATATCAGATAAATCTAACTTATCACCTGGAGATGGTAGGTACTTTGTAGTATCTACTCCTTCAAATATTACCTCTATAGGTGTAGTACATTTTAACTGTCCTTTCGTTTTAGTTTTCTTATCTTCAGTATCATATGCAGTTGCTTCAAATACTAACTTAGAATGTTCTGATGATGTCCATACTACGTCCATTCTGTTTACACCTTCAATCCATTGAGGGGCTACTAATGTATTTTCCATCCCAGCAGTACAACCTATATTATATTTACCTGCAGGAGTAAACTCATTAGGTACTGTAATCTGCATCCAATAATCTGGTTTCTTTACTACATGAGGTAGTATTAGTTTAATCATATCTTGACGTTTATGATCAGCTAAATATCCAAATCTAGTATTACCCCATCGTTGAGATAATATTTTTACATCATATCTATCTGTTGCAATGATAGCATCAACTATATCTCTTGATCTTGCTCCATATCCTGAATAGGTATCTACAGGAGCGCTTATAATAAATAACGGTTTACTCATATTAATAATCTAACAAGTTATGGGTAACTTTTGGTTTAACATAATTTTCTACTTTAATAATATCGAATTCACTTCTAGGAGTAAAGCTATCAAACCCTTTATCCATAACTTCGATAATTCTATCGCCCATCTTCTCAGCTGTCATACTAGCTTCATCCGACATAGCCCACTCACGTCCTTTAAGGCCTCTTCTATTTCTTTCATCCTGACCTAATTCATATGCCTCTAGCATTCTATCTGCTACGTCTTCTGAGTTACATCTATCGTCAAATATATAAGGAGTTAAAGGAGACCCCATAAGAGCTAAGTTAGAAGGAAAGACTGGTAATGACCACTCTCCACATTTTTTATACTTACCTCTATGGTTAGAAGGAAAATCAGAATCAAAGTCTATCCACTTCCCATTTTCATCTTCGAACCTAGATTGGTCTTGCATACCTCCAGTAGTGTTAGGAATAATCATAGTACCTGACATCATTGATTCAGTTAAAGATAATCCCCATCCTTCATTAGAGCTCATTAAAACATTAACATCTGCTACGTTATATAACATATTCATTTGTTCTGGAGTTAATCTCTCTTCGTTAAAGAATACATTAACATACTCTGTATCACATATAGCATCTCTTACTGCTCTTAGATCTGTACCATGAGGTGAACTTATCTCTCCTTTCATTACTAAAGCACATTTCTTAGCTTTTTCAGGTCCTATCTTATCACAGAAGTATTTATAAGCTAATATAGTATCACCTGGGTGCTTCCTTTGAATATTTCTGGAGTTAAAGAAAACTACATACTCGATCTCTTTTTCTCCGAATAAGTCTTTTCTAAAGTTAGAAAAGTTATCCCAAGATGGATGTTCTTTAGTAATAGGATAGAATGCCTCTTCATCTATTCCGTGAGGAACATACTCTATAACCTTATCTTTAGCTTCTTCTCCTAATACTAGTTTATTAATATTAACTGTCTGTTTAGATATACCCATAAGAGTATCAACAGAATTATAATACTGTTTGTTGTACATAGGAGCAGGATACTCATCCCATATGTTTAACCAAAAAATAGGAATCTTACTTCTTATCTCTCTTTCTATTTCAAATAACCATATCCAATATCTAGGGTCAGTAAATATAAAAATAGCATCTGGCTTTTCAGTAAAGAGTAGCTGACGTATTTTCAATGCATCTCCATATCCATTGTAAGGTTGAACTTTAATATCCGCATCTTTAAGACCTCTTCTTTTATTTATATCTTCTGATAGATCAAATGTCTTACCTGCTTCTGGATGCTTTAAAGCTGCTCCTAATTGAAACCAATTAAAGTGATGAGCAGTTTTTACTACAATCTCTCTCGACATAGTAGCAACTCCTGAGTGCATTCTGATATCATCAGATAAAAGTAGTATCTTCTTTCTTTTATCCTTTGGTATATAACCTAATTTTTCTTCCATTAACTTTTTATATTGATTGAATTTATTTTGTGTATTTGCTTCTTAAACTCCTTATCAGTAAGATAGAGAAAAATTGCCCGATCTGCAAGCTTTTTAAAAGAAAAGTTGTCTTTGAGGGCAGCCATTTTAAATTCGTCAAAAAGAGGTTGTGTGATTTTAACCGAGGTAAGCTTTTCGTCTTTTATCATAACAGTATATAATTATATATTTATATATAAATAGGCTTAATTTACATAATCTTTACATTCATTGCACTTACCTAAAGGAGAAGTACAAGAGTATTCCTTATCTATATAGTTGTTATCGCTATCTAATACATCTGATATAAATTTGTTCATAGATTCAATAACTTGTTTTGTCTTTCTAGGTCCAGATGCAGGAGTAAATTCTTGAACTCTTCTCTGTTGAGTAGCAAACTCTGCTTCTGCAGGTACTCTTCTCTTAACGATAAAAAACTCAACATCTATTTTACTAGGATCAATTTTAAACTGCTTAGCAAAAAACTCTCTATATAGAATAACTTGAGCAGTTAGATTAGGATTCTTCTTGTAAGCATCATTCCAACCTCTAGTAGAAGTCTTTATGTCCATAACAGTCCATCTATCAGTATTTGGATGGTAGAAGATCAAATCTACTAGTCCTTTAAACATTACTCCAGGACGTATCTCCTGGTATAAGAGTGTCTCTATCCCAGCCAATTTAGCTGTCTTAGTACTAAAGTATGCAGCTCTTTTCTTCTTGATAAACTCTAGAATATGTTTTCCGTCTAACCAGAATTCTTGTAACTCTTCTGCTGAAGAGAAGTGAGTATGTCCATTTATTGCTTTGCCAGATTTATATGACTTAATCATATTATCATAAAGCAATTGATTAATGTTTATATCATTAGCTGTCTTTACCTTATCGTAGTATAAAGTTTCTAAGTAAGTTTGTAATGTTTCATGCATAGCTGTACCGAAGCAAGTATAAATGTTCTGAGTAAATGGTATTTCATTTCTCAAATACATTAGCTCCCATTTCTTAGGACATTTATTATATGTACTAAGTGAACTATATGAAATATGTTTATTCTTAGAAGGAGATTGTTTAATTTTACTCTCCCAAACTTCTTTAACTAAAGGATTAGTCTTCTTCTTTTCAGAATCAGGATATATTCTTTTCGGCATTTAATCGTTTTTCCAGAGACCTCTCTGTACTAACTGCGCTATAATACCATAGTTAGTAACATCTTGAAAAGTATCTATTAGAGTTTCATTTTGAGCTTTACGGCCTGATATGATCATATTCTTCCATCTATTAATTTTATCTGAAAGTCTGTACCATAATCCTGTCATTGCAAATTCGATTTCATCTGGTGTATCTAAATTCGTACCAGCACTTACATTATGCATTCCGTAATCAAGATGCTTCTTAGCAAATAGTTCAAACTGTTCGTCAACTACTTCTTTGTAAGCATTATAAATTGTTGGGTACTCATCTCTAAGTATCTCAATTGCTGTGGTTCTTTTCCCACTCATTGCATCGCTAATTTCTCTACTACTCATACTTTCCAAAATGTCTTTTAAGGGTTTCTAAAACGTCTTCACTTTCAGCTAATGCCACTGCTGCTTCTTCAGCATTCTTATAGAAATCAGAAGTTGAATGATCTCCTATACCAGCAGGATGGTCTATTAATAAGTCGAAAGTCATTAGTGCCTTTTCTCTTTGAGCCTCATAGGTCTTTGTGAGCATTTTTATAACTCTATGCTGTGCCATAACTATTATTTAAGTTTGTATATCTATACAATATACGAAGAAAAAATCAGAATACCTACAGATATTTGATAATGTTGTCGTCTTTACTAACCTTTCTTTCAGAACCATCACTGTAAAGTACTCTGTGTTCACTTGGTCCTTTTTGTAGTATCTTTTGTGGTACTGGATCTCCGTCTACAACTTTCCAGTCTTTAGGATCCTCATCATAATGTTCTCCATCATTACCGTTACGTCCTATAACGTCCATTCTTTTCTCATCTTCTTCATCGTAGTTCAGTAAAGTATCTTCTGATTCTTTAGGACTATCGTTACTATCCCATAAGTCATCTTCAACCTCATCCTCATATTCATCATATAAGTTTTTTCTATTAGCTTGATCGAAGGCAAAGTTTGCTGCTATTACTAATGAAATAGCTAAAGGATCAAATACAAATATAATTACAAGGAGTAGTATATTAATAATCTTATCCATTGGAGTGCCAGTTAATCCAGAAAGGTATTCTAGTGGTCCTAACTCTCCTGCTAGATCTGTATTATTCTCTAAATCTAATATTTCTAATTGGTATTTCTGAAGACTATCAGCTACTTGTTCTCTTTTTAATTGAACAGATGCTCTATTTTCCTCTTCAACATTAATACGACTTTGGGATAATCTAAGTTCGGCAGTACTAACTGTTGATCGAAAGCCTGTAGATGATGTCGTGTCTCGTACTTGAATCGAGGTCGCTTTCGCACCAGATAGAGTAGAAATGTTATTAGAGATTCTTTCAAGTTCCTGATCATACCTTGCCACATCCTTTCCATAAAAATCTGTCTTTTGTTCTAGAAATGCTACTTGATTATTCTTAACTGTTAACTGTCTGTAAGTATCTTGATATGCTGCACTTAAAAAGCCGTATATACCCATACTAGTAATGAGTACCAATACTACTGCAGCTATAGTGAGATACGTTCTAAGAAGCTTATTAATTGTATTCCAGTATTGGTATAAAAGAGATGCAATTACTAACTTTGCTACCTCTAATGAACCAGCCATTATAATTACTTCAAATGTAGCTCCTGCAAATAGTTTAGATAGTCCGCTAACTGAATAGAAAGCAGCTGAAGCACTAACAGACAATGCTGAAATTGCTATAATACTTGGGAATATGTTCTGTTTAAATCTTTTTATCATTGTACTAGCAATAAAAGAGTAGCTGCTGCACCGATACCCGCTCCTATTTTATAAATAGTAGATTGTCTCTTTTGTCTCTTTAAAGCTATTTCCAAATCCTTGGAAAGATTAGTTTGAACATCATATTTCTTATTCAGACCTGAGATAACTGATTGTAAATTGTTATTTTGTAGCTCTAAATTAACAACTAATTGGTTCTGAGTGAGTAGCTTATTATTAGTCTCAGTAAGAATAGACTGCATAGTAAGCATTTCAGTTGATAGTCCATCAAACTGAATTAAGTCTTTAATAACTAACTTAGCTATAGGCTTAGTTAATTGAATCTTTATGCTGTCTGTAGCGGTTTGCGAAAAACTGTTGAAGCTCATCATCAAACATACTATCAACAGCATTAATTTTTTGCTCTGTTTGTTTCTTAATAACATAAATTCTAGAATTTAATTTCTTTATCTCTTGATCGTAAGAGGTTATTCTTAAATATAATGAATCAGCTTCTAATTTTAAAGCATTATTCTGAGTATTTATAGAATCGATTCTCTGTTCTAGTAGCTGAATCTTTAATTCATAAGACTCTATGTCAACACTTATCTTAGGTTGACCCCATATCATCCAAGCTACGAACCCGCCTAATATAGCGAACAGTAGGTATCCTTGTAAACCTTTTACTTTCATATAATACAATATAATAAATATTTCTCAGACGAGCAACTATCCGTGGATAATTCCTTCGTCAAAGTCAATATATGTTACTTCTGCTTCTCCATCTCTTTCAATAGCTTCTGCTATAGATGGGTAAACTCTTTTGTAAGCTTCAGTAGAAGCTCCTATAAATCCTGATTTAGAAATATTTTGCTGAGATGTATCTCCGAATAGTAAACATCCCATTGTATGTTCGTCAGTATTACCGGTATGCCATAGTATGTAAGTAAAATTCGGTACATCTTGTACATGAATCATACCTTTATGCATTGAACCGTACTTCTTAACATATCTGTTATGATATCCTCCTTCTTTACGTAAATTAAGTTTATACGTACCTTGAGGTATTCTAGTTTCTCCTTTTACTTTAGTTTCTCTTGCTTCATCTTCTATAGTGAAACATAAAAACTTTCTACCATTAGTTACATCGAATAATAACCCGAGTGTAGAATCGCTCTGTGAGCTGAATCTTAATACTTCTAATTTCATAATTTATTTATTTCTTTGTCCAAAAGCTTTTCCTGCTTCTGCAATACCAAAAGCACCTAATACAATCCATACAAATGAGTTGTATATGTACTCATTGATAACTAAATCTTTGCCTACATATCCAGTAATTAAATCTGCAAATGCAAATATTACCATGATTATGAAAGCTGCGAAACCAACTACTGATTTTTCATTGATATCGTTTTCGTCTTTAAATATGTCTCTAAAGCTCATCCATTTACGTTTTATATAGTTCATAATAATGAAAACTGTTTTTAGTGTAACGTTATTTAATATAAATAGTTTCTAGAATTGGAATCTAGAGCCTACTGTGATTGCCCATGAAAGTGGTACTCCTGGTCCAGTATTTCCAATTAAAGTTCCTCCTATGTTAGCTTTAAATCTTTGAGTTAAATTAAAATCAAAGTTACTACCTGCTATCCATGTACCATGATAATTACCTTGTGGATACATTAGGTTAATATCAAATGTTATAGGAGTCATAGAATAAGCAAGCATAGGTGAAACAGTTAATCTATCCCATTTTTTAAAATTAAAAGGTTTAGTACCAAATACTGTAACTGCTGCTACTAAAATAGGTTTACTCCCTTCTGGGAATATTGACATTCCAGTTAATGCCCATCCACCTACAAATCCTTTCCATTTATTATCTTTCTGTCCCATATATACATCACTAATACCTGCTGTTGCAATATGAGTTGAAAACATTCTCATATATCCTGCTGATATAGATTGTACTTTCATTATAGATCCTCTCTCCATATGAGTACCTAGCTTATCTTTTCCTCCAGTCATAGGATTATCAATATAATAATCTACTGGTTTGTCGTATTTAAAGAATACATGACTCTTTGATAAGTTAATACTATACTGTTTAAGATTAGACCAGAGCATTGCATTAGCTGCATATGTATCTTCTCCTGTTAATGAAGATTGAGAGTAACCAAAAGATGCAGCATTAGTTAGTGCTCCATCTATCATTTGCATTGTTACCAAGTTAGCTGTAACAATTGGAGGAGCTAAAGTTTTTTCTTTCTCCTCTTCTTCTTCCTCTTCCTCTTCTTTACTATCTTCCTTTTTTTCTTCTTCCTCTTCTTCTTCTTTATCTTCTTTCTTTTCTTCTTCTTCCTCTTCTTTCTTTTCCTCTTCTTTTTCCTCTTCCTTTTCTTCTTTCTTATCTTCTTCTACTTCTTCTTCTTTTTCTTTTTCTTCAGATTTTTCTTCAGACTTTTCGTCAGACTTTTCATCCTTACTTTCCTCATTTTTTGAATCGTCTGAATTTTCTTCTGTTTCGCTTCCTGAATCACTTTCTTCTCCTCCTGACGAATCACCATCGCTGCTATCTCCATCCCCAGAAGAGTTATCTGAATCTGACGAATCACTGTTATCACCCGAGCTATCAGACCCACCTGAATCTTCACTCCCTCCTGAGCTGCTATCGCCAGAAGAGTCTCCTCCTCCACTGTTGCCGGAATCACTTCCTCCTGAGTTATCATTTGAAGAACTGCCTGAATCCCCTCCTGAGCTTGATCCACTAGAGTTTCCTTCGCTGCTTCCTGAACTGCTTGATCCAGAGGAGCTTCCTGAACTACCACTGCTTGATCCATTTCCTGTTGATGATCCTGAGCTTCCTGAGCTTGAAGATCCTGTTGATCCTGTATTTCCATTTGATGTGTTTGTATTAGTTGTACCTGTATTAGTACTACCTGTATTAGTACTACCTGTATTAGTTGTTCCGGTAGTCCCAGTTGTACCTGTTGTTCCAGCAGCACTTGATGTTGCATTACTAGTAGCATTACTAGTAGCATTAGATGCTGCATTAGTAGCGTTTGTTGTAGCGTTTTGAGTCGTCTGTTGAGTTGTATTAGACGTAGCATTATTTGTTGAACAAGGTGATAATGCTTGCCACCATGAATAAGTTTCTTCTAACCATGTTATTAAAGTACCGTTAGTAAACTCAGCCGCTGTAAAGACTCTAGATCTATTATAATAAGCCACCACAGTAGAGCTGTTCATCTGTACAGTCATTACTTTGACTTCTCCTGTACATCTGTCAGTATAGGTTTGAACAAGGGCCTGTGAATGACCCTTGAACATCCCCATCGCAGCAATTACTATGAATAGTAACCATCTCATAACACTTGAATTAGTGATCAAATATTTTCTTTCTTATCATCCTTTTAACGATCTTAGCAACTGCTGTCTCTAATGCTTTACGTGTTGATACCCCAATCGATGATTGATTGAAAGATACTTCTGATAAATTTTGATCATTAAGTATGGTCACCTCTCTAGTAGTTGTAGCGAGTCCTAATCCCGAACCAGTCATATATAGACCGGTTTGAGCATCGACCATTTTAACTTGGAGCCCAAGTCTGGTCACAAGAGTATTTTTCACTCCGTCTTTTAAATTGATTGATTCATCTTCAGATATAGAAAAGTCATAGATCTCTACATAAGCAAAATATCGAGCAAGAGTTATCTTTCCTCTTATCTCTATTTCATTAGCAGTAAATCCTTTCTGAGATGCTTTGAACTGTACAATCATACGGTCCTTTATCTCATCTTTAGTTTCTACAAATTCAAATCTAAAAGTTTCATCTAAAAAAGCTACAGTAATATTTGTTAGACCTAAGCCTACACGATAGTCTCCTAGTTCAGGATACTGTAGCAATATGTCATCTGTTAAACCTACGTCTAGAAGTGCTACTGGTACTGGATCACCAAAGTATTCGGGAATTGAGTATAACGAGGCTTGTCTCTCAAATTCCGCTTGATAATTCTCAGTCGTAGTCTTTCCGACGACTTGTCCATTTACTAGTGCAAATCCGAATATTACGAATAATACACTAATATACTTACCCAAGGGTATCGAATACCCCGAATGTTGCGTTGTCGAATGATGATGGGTTAGTAATTAGTTCAAATACTAAGCTAGACCAGCCTACAATAAACAATAAAAATAAGCTAGATACCCATACTAGCAAAAGAGTTTGCCAAATTTTCCATAATAAAGTTGGCTGCTCGAAGATTTCTTCATACATTAAGATGAAGGGGCTTGCGAAAAAGTTAATTACATTCATAGTTAGTTAATTTTAAAGGTTACCAATCAAGTTCTTTCGAAACTATGTGAGGGGTCTGGATTTGCGACATTCAGGCCCTTCTTTTTTGTTTCTTACCAGTCGATTTCTTTCTTACGTTTTTCTGTATCTGTTAATTTAGGTTTAGGTTTAACGTAAACTTTTTTAACTACAGTATCTTTTTGTTGTTCCGGAATATTGATAGTAATCGAGGGTCCTTCAACATTTACATTTTGTTCTTGAACGACTTCAATTGCTGTATCATCTTCTACTCCGAATAACTCTTCGATCTTATCAGTAAATACAGTACCTAAGGTAGTTAACACTACTCCAGCTCCTGCTATTAATTGATTTCTGACGTTTGAAAAGAATCCTTCTTTTTTTTCTTTACTCATTTTAATTAGATAATTGAGATGGACTACATCCGTTTCCATCTACTTCGTTTATTTCTTCTATTGGAGTATCTGGGCATTGATCTAATGCGTTAATAACTCCATCATAGTCGTAGTCAGCTATAGCTACAAGTTGCTTTACTTTATCTCCTGCATCTTGTACTTGAGCTAATAAAGCTTGAACTTGTTCTGTTGTTGCCATATTTTCTACAACTGTGAGAGTTTCCTGTAGCCTAACAGTTATGTTAAGTACGATCTGCTCCATGGCTGTTAGTTGACCTAGAACAGTAGTGTCGAAATCGTCACCCCATGCTAGATTGTCTGCCATTTCCTGCAACATTGCTTCAGTAGCTTCCATGTCTAATGTCATTTGGTCTACTGCGTCTTGTGCAGATGCTATATCATTTTGCATTTGTTCGATGTCTAATGCTATAAAAGCTGCATCTAACTCTGCTAATGATTCACTTAAGGATTCAAATCCTCTTTCCAAGGAAGGGTTTGCACACCCAACCATTACGAAACCTATTACTGCGATAATTGCTTTTCTCATTTAACGAATTGTTAATTTCCTCTCATGGATGACGTCCTGTCCATTCAATATGACTATTGTATAGTCACCGTCTAGGAGCGCTTTAGTATAAAATTTAGATACATTATCTCCGATTTCAGCGTTGAATTTATTTTTTGATATTAATGTTTTAAAATGATTTCTAATTTCTAGAGTATATTTTCCCTCTGTTAATGTTTTAAAGTTCCATAATGAACCATCTGTTATATCGCTGCTTTGAAATTTTAATCCTTCTATATCTAATATCTCTAACTGAGAATCAACGGGAGCATCGATAAACATTTCTTCGTCTTTCATACATGATACTGCAAGTATGGCGAATAGTAAGTAAGTAAGTTTCTTCATTATTGTATATTTAAATGTTGTTGTAATCCTTCTGTGCTTGCTGCATCAGTATTTCTTATACTTACCAATCCTGCAGCGGATGTTATTGTTTCTAATGGTTCAAATACAATTTTCATTGTTGAATTGACTGGTATAGCTCCTCCATTTTGGATTATACTACCCATATTAACTGTAGAGTAATCTGAGTTACCAAAGTTAGTAGTAGTATCACCTGTGTCAAATATTACTTCTTTAAATTGTAATCTTGAACTATCGTAATTAACTTTTAATTGTAATGCTGCTGTATCATCAGATAAAATTTCAAATTCAACATGAACATTACCATTGTCTTTTATCTCAGTAACTAATGTAGCTTCTACTGTAGAATCTGATACTGCATATTGAGTCATTGATTTAGAAGTTAATGGTGAAGAGTTAGCTATAGAATAAGTAACTCCTGATCCTGTTGCATTATCTTGTACTGTTCCGTGAGATAAGTTAGCATCCCCCCATAGAGCAGATTTATAAGCTAAATTAACATCTCCATTTGATAAATCTAAACTAAATGATCCATCTCCCATATCAGGTAAGTCTTCATCTGTCCAATTGTTCATTGTTATTGCATTGTAAACAGCACTAGGTACTAATGCAAAACCAGAACTAAATGTATCTTCTATGTACTTAACAAATACATCTGCTACATCTAATACGTGTGCTAATAGATCAAATGAATCTTGATTATTAAGAGTTCCGTTAGCATCAAAATCTGTAGCTATATACTGAATAGGATGCTCATAAGCATTACCAGCATTACCATGTTCAAAGTCTCCAGTTTCTTTTAATAGTAGAACAGCATCTGAAATCGTAATTGCATCATCTTTTAAATCTTGCCATTCTTGTTCTGTTCCATCCCAGTCGAAAGTAATATGATAAGTCTCTGAAGAACTATTAAAGTAATCTGTTACATTAGCTTCTCCATTTGCATCTAAATTTAAAGTAGTAATAGTTTCATTATTTGATCCTTTACCTAATGTTGCTTTAATTTTAGTTGCATCTACATTTGAACTAGTTTCTACTTTAATATATACATTGTTATCAAAATCTTCTAAAGGTACTTGAGATATAAACTGAGTATCGTGTCCTCTAACTTTACCAATTGGATAAGTATATCCAGTATTGTTATCAGTTACTTTAGCCATTGTTACATTTATTGCTTTTGCATAATTAGAATTATCTGTAGTCTTAGCTATAAAGTGTAGTTCAACATAATCTCCAGCAAATGCACTAGTATATTGTGTTGTCCAATGTCCTACTTTCCATCCAGTAGTAGAGGCATAATTTCCTCCTCCTCCAGACCACTGTGCCCATAAGTCACTAAGGTCGTAATTTGTGTTAGGATTCCATTTTGTATCGTCATAGAAGAATAAATTATTATTTGCTCCTGATACTTTCCATACTGGGTCTAGTAACGTATAAGCGTTCTTATTGTATTCTACATCAGTGTGAATATAAGTAACGTCGTTACTATCGTTCAAATCAGTAATATTTAGTGCGAACACTAAGGTATCATTAACCTGAATTTTAGTAATATCGTTTTCACCTGAGGTCGTACCTTTAAAATCTAAGTCTATGTCTATACCATCTGAAGATGATTGACCTAGAGCTAGAGCAGGTACTAATAAAAGGGTTAAAAGTAGTTGTCTCATTTTTTTTTCATGTGTTTAGTCAGCCCAGGGTACATATCATGTACCTGATCAGAGAGCCATTTGTCGATTTTTAATATTATATTAATTATTTTATTCATAATTCCATTTTTAACTTTTTAACTAACTGTTCACAAAGCTTTTTAATTGCTGATGAAACATTAGCTTGGGAGAAGTTACCTCCTTGATCTATGATTAATGTAGCTGTTGATATGCTTTTAGCAACTCCCTTTGCTGTTGCTTTTTTAGGTTTTTTACCTTCTCTAGTAAAAGTACCTCTAGCTACTATTTGATATACGTCTATGTTTTTAGCGAATGCTGCCAACTGAACGTTATTTCTCTGAACGTCAAAATAAAGCAGTTCAACTTCTAAAATGTTGTTTGAATTAGGATTGAGATACCAGCCGTAGTCTTGGACAACTTCCTCTAATACATTCTTTACTCCGAATGATAAGTCTCTGTTACCAGCTAGCTCACCTAGAACGATGTTATTCTCTACGTCCCCTATTTTCAGTTCTTGTGCAACTAAACTAAAACTAAAAAGGAAACTAAGTAAAAATAATAATAGTCTCATACTAATTACTGCTTTGCGACTGCAACAATTAAAAAACGGTTACCAATAATGAAACAATATGAGAAAACGGTTAGGAAAAACGGTTGTTGTGAACGAAGAAACGTTCATCGGTAATAAATATGCATTCAACGAGGAAAATACAAAATATTCTTAAACTTATTTAAAAAAAAGTAGGCAAAAAAAAAATGGGATCTAATGATCCCACTCCTTTGATTGTCCGTATTCGTGTAGTCCGGAATAACTATTCCTTATCAAGCGATTCAATTTCTCTTGGGAGGAAATCTCCGTTGACGTGTCCGCAGTCTGTGCAGGCGAAGACGGGGATTGGGATATAGGTGGGTTTCGATTGACCCGTGAGTAGTCCTGAGGCTTTTCTGAGGAGTAGTCTTTGTTCAAAATACTTCTCATTACATTCCTCGCATACAACCGGAAGTGTTTGATTAATGTCAACATTTAGGTTTTGCATACTAGGACTTTTTCTTCCTACCTGGTTTCTTTCTAGTCACCTTTTTGACAACTTCTTTGGCGTCATCGACCACGTCTTCGATTTTGTCTTTGGCTTCTTTAGAAACTTCTTTTGCGGATATTTTAATGTCATTTACATCGACATCTCCATCTCCATCTTGGTCACCGCGTTTCCAGAGATACACTCCGACTCCGACGGCAATAATTAATAAAATGATAATAACTTTCATGAATTCTAAATTTAGTTAATAATTAGTGTTACTTATAAATATCTATGTTTTCTTAACATAAGATAAAGGTTTCCAATATGTCCCATATTTATCGGACATCTTGTCATAAAAGGCTAATAAATCTTTAGAAGTAGTCTTAATTACTTCCTTGTCATACTGCTCTTTAGTCATTTTAAGATGCAGTACAAACCCTTTACGTATATCTTCTAACTTGTTATGTTCGTCTTTCTCGTAGTCTTCGTTCAATCGTTTGATACGAGCTCTATCGATTGCAGTTTCACTATGAAACTTACCAGTATCGGCATCACCATTTGTTGTAATAGTATTCAGATACTTGTCGTTCATAGTATGTTGAGCTAAGTCGATTTCAAGTAGATAAGTTGCTTGTTCGAAGTCACCATTTAAAATTCTATCCCTAAAGGAAGCTCTTTTATCTAGAGGTTTATTCTTAGGAGTATAACTTCTCCACCACATAAATCTATCATAAGGTTTCTTGTAGTGAGTCTTTCGTAGTTTCGTTTCAATCCATTGTCTAGAAAAACGAGGTTTATAAGGTAACTGATTCATACTTAAATATAAGAAACTTTTTTCTGAATAACAACTATAAGAGAGGAAACTTTAGAGTTTCTTTGAACATAACTACAAAAGAAAACCTTATTCCTTCTGTTATTTCTGTTAGTTCGTGATCAGTACTACTAGGAAAAATTATACCGTCTCCTTGATTTTTCGAAAGCTTTACTTCTTTATCTCCATAAACTATAGTATCTCCTCCTTTATACAAATTAGGATGAGTCATTTGTGCTACTAAGGAATAGAGTCTGCCAGAACTTGTAGATGTTTGCCAATTGTCATTATGCTTTTTAATATAATCTCCTTTGTAATATTTTATAAAGTATAATTCATGGCTCTTAAGTTTCTTCCCAAAGTGTTCAAAAAAAGTATTATCACATTTATCGAACAAGTTAGTAAATAACTTATTTTCTCTTTTGGCAATGTAAATAGATCTGTTAAAAGTCTCGTCCTCATTTCTAAGTTCACCTAGAAGCGTAAGATTAGACATAATGAAAGTTATATCTTTCTTTGATAATAAATTACTAACTTCAACTATTTTTTTCAAATCCTATCTTTTCAAAAAATTTCTGTGCTCTAATATTCCAGTCATCACAATATAAACGTATCTTATCATGTACTATAAATTGAAGGCAAAACTGTACAAAGTTAACTCCATAACCTTCTGGCCGTCTAGGATTAACGTACATATTATAAAGATAATCGTTGTCAAACCAAACATGTGCAAGTGGACCATCTTTATCTACTCCTATAAATAGAACATGACCTTCATCTAATCTAGATTTAGCATCTTCTAAGTCCCACATCTCAGTCCAAACTATACTATTATTAAAAGAGTCAATACTAGCTTGAATAGTATTCTTATAAGAACAAAAAGTATCTGGTCCGATGCAGACTACTCCGTCAACATGAGGGTAACTTAAATTATTCTCTATAGTATACCAAACTTCGTTAGTTCCCACTCTTTAAAATTCTAGCTGCCTCTATTATAGATTCCGATTGGTACGTACATAAGATGGTGTAAGCTTCTTTCTTATGTCCTTCACTAACAAGGTAACTATCAATATTTGGTTTGGGTGATAATGTAGTATCTTTTAAAATACCATCTTCAACCATTTCGTAATACTTCTTTACTGAATCGCTCATAACATTTAAATTAAAAATTTATTATAATCACTGTTTTTTAAGAAAATTAAAAGTTGATATCTAACTCCTTCTTTTAATTTATTATACTGAACATGTTGATAGGTCTTATATTTCAACATTTGTCCTTTTTTACATTTAAGAGTAGAATAAATAAGTCTATTCTCTTTTCTAAAATCATCGTATATCTGAGTTACTCCATTATCAGTAAGTGATATTTCCACAGTATCTACATACTGTTCTTTATCGTCTAACGGCATACCTTTTAATGATTCTACATGTCTATCATAACCTTGTCCAGGTTCATATTTAACTAATGCTATCCATAAATCATTAATATCTATTTCTTTAAATCTACTAAAAATGGTATTATTTAATATAGATTCTAATTCAGCATTATATTTTATATGAGTAAAATAAAATTTTCTTTGATGTTTTATTTTATTTATAACAGCTTCTTGTTCTGTATATACTAGAGTTTCTTTATTATCTGATATTAGTTCATCACATAGTTTATCAGAAAGAAAATTATCTTCTCTATCGAAATACTTATCTTTTCTAAATTTACCTGCAGTAAAATACGTCCAACATATCTTATGAGTAGAAGGAAATCCAGAAGTCATCCATGGAGTATCAACGTAGTAAAAATTTAAATCTTCTAACTTTCTATATTTACTATACTCGTATAAACATAAGATACAATTTTCATCTGCTACAGATTCAGCATAACTTTCAAATGAACTATACTTATTCTCTTCTGCTTGAGTAGGCTTAACATAAAAATAGTTAAGCATTTCTTTATACTCTTCTTCAGTTTTATTAAAAGTAAAATCTTCATTTTCAGGGCAGAAAGTATCCATATATATACCATCGTACTTTTCTCCTGCTGCTGCTAACTCTGGGATTACATCTTGCCAGTCCCCTTGATAAACAGTTACATTAGGTTTATCTGCTGCCCATTCACTTGCTCTTGCAGCTATATCACTTCTCTGTTCGATAATAGTAAGAGACTTACATCCTTTTTCGTATATATACTTAGAAGTCATCCCCCATCCAAAACCAACGTCTAAGACGCATTTATTAGGTTTAGCTATCTTATCTAATAATAAGGACTGATAAATTATAACCTCATCTGTAATCATACTAATTCCAATTAAATCCTCTTCCCATATGACCCCAAGTAGCAGTTCCTGCAAATATAGGTTTTCTCAAATCTAAGAAACTAATAATACTATTAGGAGCTAATTTATAATCATATTTAGCTAACGATATCTGCTTACCGTCTACAGTAGCAGTAGCTTGAATAGGTCTATTATGTCCAATTGCATATGACAATTCAACAAAGACTTCTTCAGCTTTCTTCTTTTTAAGTAAATCTACAGCAATATACCTTGCCATATATGCAGCTGATCTGTCAACCTTAGTAGCATCTTTACCGCTAAAAGCTCCTCCTCCCAAAGGTACTCTTGGTCCGTAATTATCTACTGCTAGTTTTCTACCAGTTACTCCTGCATCTGCATCAAATCCTCCAAGCTTCCAGTCTCCCGCCGGGTTACAATGAAGTGATTTAATTTTTAATTTCTCTGTTTTAGCAAAAGCTTTACATATTCTCTCTAATGCACTCTTAGGAGCCATTTGAAATGAAGCAACAATTGAAACATTTTTACCGGCTATAGTAACTTGAGTTTTTCCATCGTATGGATACTCTTTGTATATCTCCCTATTTAATTTTCTAGCCAAGTAATACTCTTGCGGTATGTATTCCTCATTGTCGTTACATGCATAACCTATCATAATACCTTGATCACCTGCACCTCCTGTGTCGACTCCTTGTGCTATTTCTGGTGATTGTGCTACAATATTAAGAGTGACGTTTTCAGGTTCAATACCTGTAATAATTTTAGCAATATTTTTAATTTGACTCTCTTCAATTACTGGACCATAATATGTTATCTCTCCTGTAATAAATAACTTACCGTGACCGCCGCATGTTTCAACTGCACATCTTACTAATGGATCTTTTTCTAAAAATAAATCTAGGATAGCGTCAGAAACTCTATCACATAATTTATCAGGGTGCTTTGGTGAAACTACCTCTGCTGTTCTCTGTATCATAAAAACTTTGATTTAAATATTTCTTTAAAATTTTCGAAGCCTAAAGCTGCATTCTCTAGCCAATGAGATGGATCACCATCATCACTAACCCATTTATAACAATATAAGGATTTTTCTTCGAAGAGGCAACTAACTGCTATAGAATATAATTCCATATCAACTACATCACAAGTCTCTATAAGTCTTAGGTATTGATTTGTATATTGACTGCTTGATTTATTGTAGAATGAATCCGTAGTAAAGCAGGTTTTATTTGCTTTTTCATTGAATGTAATAGGTTCAAATTCTACTGTACCTCCGCCATCAAAATCATATACAGCTGTACCTACTTCTAAGACATCTCCTACTTTATGATCTTGAACGCTACCGCAGGAACCAAAATTAACTACGATATCTGGATCGTATTCTTTGATAAGTCTAGTTGTATTTACTGCTGCGTTTACTTTACCTATACCTATAATGTGTATAGGCACTCCATGTAACTCAGTCTGACCGTGCTCCAAGTCAGTAGCTGAAACTAATAATATTTTGCTCATTTATTTTATTAAAACTTTTGTATCATGATCTTTTACTAATCCGATATCAAGTAAGCATACTGTATCTAGTACGGTGTAACCCGCTTGCACACAAAGCTCTTTTGCAGCTTGCATAGTTCCTCCGGTAGCATAAACATCATCTACTATTATAACATTTCCTTTTCCTTTTTTCATTTCAATAGTATCAGAACCATATTCTAGATCGTACTGAAAGGATACAAGATTTTTTTGATTAGGAAGCTTTCCAGCTTTACGTATCATTTTAAAACCATCATAAGAATGATCAGCAATAGCTGCTGCAAATATAAACCCTCTAGATTCTATACCTACCCAATAGTCAACTCCTACAAAATTGCATAGTTGTTTCATTCCTACTATGCTGTGCTTGAAAGCACCTGCATCTTCAAGTAAAGGCTGTATGTCTTTATAGATTATCCCTTTTTTTGGAAAGTCGGGCACTTCCTTAATAAATTTTTCTAACATAACTCACATTCAGGCATATATAATGCCCATAAAATTAAAACTATTATACCAACTATAGTAAGAACTATCTTAACCGGCACGGATTGTTTTGACCTCCATGTCGATATCTTCTCACTTCTTTCTTCGATTTTCATTTTCTTAGCTAACCATGACTCATATCTACCCACCCAATCAAATGGTGGCATTTTTAAAAGACATATAATGAGCACGAACCACATTTCGGATTCTCCTGCTAATATTAGATAGACTGTTGGTATAACTACATACCACCCTAAGTACTTTTTAAGATGATTTATCATTTTTGTGTTTTACTGTTCTGGTATATTTCTTCTTGTTCTTCACTGGCGTAGGCATGACCAACGCATGGTGCCACTCTTCCCTTGTCAATATTACCTTTTCTAATTTTTTCATCATTCCACTCTTCATTGAAGTAAGTAAATTCTGTCATATTAATAAATATAAGAATTAAACTTTTTATAAGCAACAATATGGCCATATATCTCCAATAAAAAACCCGGCACGTCTGCCGGGCTTATACTGTTAAGAAGTGTACTGCAACCGGATGCATTTAAGATTACCGGAAATTTCTTTTACGCTATTGGGGTACTTGACGCCGGACTACTCCTTACCGACTTTCTTACCTTAACTAATTTACCACAATATATGAATAATATCTCGAATATGCAACTATTACCCAATAAAAAACCCCTCCGATTAGGGAAGGGTTAGTTAAATTCGCGCGTGGCTCCTTCGGAGGAGAGAGAGAAAAACGCCCCCTCACCCCCTCGTCCATGCTTTTATAAGTTCTCGAACTCTTTTATAAATTCAATCCACCATAAAATGAATTTTGACTCTTTAGCTGCATCCCATGCTGCTGTCATTTCTGTTACTAATGTTCTAAAGTTTACAACGTTAGTATCAGTTGAAGTATCATAAAATGAACTTGCTGCTGTAGTCATTGATACAGTACCAGATTTAACTGCGTTATTAAAAACCCAATTAGATTCTGCTGTAATTAATCCTTTAAGAGTTGCTGGAGTTATACTTGTTGAAGTTAATCCAATCGATACAGAGTCTATAGCTTTATTCAGATTTGTATCTGAGATAGTAGCTGCAACCATTGCATCGACTTTATGTCTTAAATCTTTGAATTGCTGTAAAACTAAAACATCAGCTTCTGCTGCATCTATTGATGCTTGTAGAGTAACTGCGTTTGCTGTAAGGCTAGTTACTTGTGAAGTTAATGTAGTAATTTGTGCATTTAAGTCAGTAGTTGAACTCCCATTCGCTGTAATTGTAGCGTTAAGAGTCACTATTTCTGCATCTAAAGTAGCAATCTGATCTGTCAGAGTTGTTACAGATGTAGTTAGAGTGGCGATTTCGGCTACTTGGTCATCAGAAGTTACTCCCAATGCAGTAATCGTAGCATTTAAATCGTCAATCTGCTCTGTTAAAGATGTTGTTTGAGTAGTTAACTCATTTTTAGAAATAGTAAGCTCATTAATTTGTGCTTGATAACTACTTCTAATTTCTTGAACATCTTCAGGTGAGAACCAGTCTGATTTCTCACAGCTTACACTTACACCAGCAAGTATAAACATTAAAATAAAAATTGATTTATTCATAATTACGTATTTAATTAACGTAGAAAAGGAAAGGGGAATCGAACCCCTAACCTTTTTATATGAGAATTGCTTCTCTAGGATTTTGTAGCCTCCATATTGGCTTTCTTATAAGGGGTAATTAATTTCTTAATTTCTCCTGCTGCTTTTCTAGCTCTTGCTTGAGAAGCTTTTGTACTTCCGCTATTATTTTCAGCTAGTACGTTAAATTGCTCTGCAATTTGTTCGAATAATTCTTCTTTGTTCATCTTTTAAATTTAATGTTAATTAACCTAACAGCATATTAGGATCTACTCCCGGTGCTGTATCTTTTTTCTCTTTTCCTTTTGAGACAACTGCTTCAGTAATAAGTAACGTACCTGCTACTGATGCTGCATTTTCTAAGGCTAGTCTCGTTACCTTAGTTGGATCGATTATTCCTTCTGCAAACATATTAACTATGTTTTTGTTTCTTGGATTATAACCTGACCATTTATCATAGTTGGTTTTTAAATCTTCTTCTATATCTCCTATCTGATCATTAGTATAACCTGCATTTAATAAGATAGTATAGAATGGTCTTTCACAAGCATTAATAACTATATCAGCTCCTAATCTTTCATCATCACTATCAAAAGAACTTAATGTATGTACTAATTCCATAGAAGCGTTAAGTAAAGCTACTCCTCCTCCAGGTAAAATTCCTTCTTCCAAGGCAGCTTTGGTGGCATGTAGAGCATCATCAACTCTATCTTTTTTCTCTTTCATTTCAACTTCAGTATGTCCTCCAACATGAACTAGAGCTACGCCACCCATAAATTTTGCTAACCTATCTTGAAGTTTTTCTTTTTCATAAGGTGAATTGCTTTCATCTATTTGAGTTTTGATTTCTTCAATCCTCTGTGTAATTACTGACTCTTCTCCTTTTGCATCGATTATAGTACAGGTATCTTTTGTAACGGTTACCTTTCCGGAAGAACCTAACCATTTAGCATCGAACTTTTCTAACCTCATTCCTTTATCTGGAGATATGACTGTTGCACCAGTAAGCACTGCTATATCTTCTAACATTGCTTTTTTTCTATCACCAAATTCAGGAGCTTTAACTGCTACTACAGGCAAAATACCTCTCATCTTATTAACTACCATAGTAGATAGTGCCTCTCCTTCTATATCATCTGCTATTACTAGTAATGATTTGTTTTGCTGAGAAGCTCCTTCTAAGATAGGTAGTAACTCTTTAATAGCACTAACTCTTTTGTCGATTAATAATACTAACGGATTCGAGAGAACAGCTGACATGGTATTATTGTCTGTAACGAAGTAAGGAGACTTATAACCGCGATTGAATTGCATACCTTCGACTGTTTCGAGATATGTTTCTCCTGTTTTAGATTCTTCAATTGTTACGACTCCATCCTGACCAACTTTGTCCATGGCAGTGGAAATTAATTCACCAACTTCTTTATCATTATTAGCTGAAATGGTGGCTACCTGTTTCAACTGTTCCTCGTCCGTGATTTCTTTAGAGTAATCTTCTTGTAGTCCTTCTACAATTATTTTAACAGCTTTCTCAATACCTCTCTTTACGTCTACGGCATTTGATCCTGCTTTTAGCCTATCCAGTCCTTCATTAAGTATAGATTGGGCTAATAATGTTGAAGTAGTAGTTCCATCTCCAGCTAAGTCAGCTGTTTTAATAGCTGCTTGTTTAACTATTTGTGCTCCTAGGTTCTCTACTTTATTTTTTAATGTAATTGATTTTGCTACAGTAACTCCGTCTTTAGTAGATACTGGGTTACCCATATCTTGTTCTATAATAACGTTTCGTCCTGCAGGTCCTAAGGTTGCCGTAACTGCATTTGCTAGTTTATCGACTCCATCAGCTAGATTATTCCTAGCATCGTCTGAAAATGTAATCTTTTTAGTCATAGTACTCTGGATCTATTTTAGTTTTTGGTTCTGATTCTACTTCTTTAATCACCGCTAATACTTCTCTATCTTGAGCAATATAATACTCTTGACCTTCAAAGTCAATTCTCAAAGTACCAATTTTAGGTACAAGTACTATATCTCCTTCTCTACAAGTTCTAACGGGAATGTTTTTTCCATATTCAGATAGTCTACCAGGACCAACTGCAATAACTTTGCCCATTTCAGGCTTTTCCTTCCCCATGTCAGGGATTACAATCGAACCGTATGTCTGCTCACCTTCGTCTATAGGTATTAACAGTATTCGATCGTTTTTTGGGTATAACTTTTTATCCATAAAATATTTTATAACTTTTAATATTAATTAATATAAGAAAATTTAATTAAAGGACCAACGTCGAGAGCGAAAAAAAACTAAAAAACTTAAAATTTAGCTAATCTTCAGAGTTTTTGGCTCTGATCCTTTAGCAAAAGGAATTATAACTTGCAATAGACCGTTCTTAAAGTCAGCCGATGCTTTAGAAAGGTTAAACTTACTATCAATTTTCCAACCTAAGTTGAAGGATCTTTTAGCAATACCTTTATGTATATAAGACACGTCTTTGCAATCGCACTCTGGAGCACAATGGCAGTCGTCTTTGTCTTTATCGTAATTTATTCTGATTATATTACCTTCAATAAGAATTTCGATATCTTCTTTAGAAATACCGGTACAAGCTATATCTAAAGCTAGGCCGTTTTCAATTTCGTAAATATCTACTGGGTGAGGTAATTTTGAATCTGATATAGGTTGATACCTATTTGTTGTTTGCAGGAAGTTCCTGACTAAAATGTCGAACGGATTACGTTCGTAAATTAATGTACTCATATCATTATGTTTTGTGATGTCCTAAGATCATCGGGTTAAAATAAAAAATCGCTCTCGAGTCGACCTTTATATAATATAAATATATGAAAAAAAACTAAACGAACCAACTACCTATTAAATTATATTAATTATCTTCCCATATTACATCTACATGTTCTATTTCTCCTTGTAATTGTTTAGTGCGTTCTTCGTAATTATCTTTTAGATTAGTCCAACCAACTATCTTACCTAAAGGTGGGTTCCTAGTTAAATAGAAAGGTATGTTAGTATCGTCGAGCCATTTACTCCAGTCTGAGTTATCTACACATCGTTTATAATTTGCTTCGTTTTTATTAAGACTAGGAGTAAAGAATAAAAACTCTCCTTCTATATTTTCAACGTTTGTTACGTCAAATTCAATAGGAGGGTCTTCTTCAAAATAAGTTTCTCTATATGATTTCCCAAAAATAGAAGAATGTATATGAACATCGTAATCCGCATAGTCACCAGGAAAACATGATTGAAGTTCCTTAACCGTAAGAGTTAATGAAGTTACGTGTTGTGCTTCTTTTCTCATAAATTTAACATAAACGTAATCTGCGGATTCTTTTTTACTAAGACTCTGTATACTCCTTGGTAAGACTATTGACGGTTCGTATTGATGTATAAGGTCATTAATTAGGTGACAGTTTTCTTCGAATACTGTTTGGTCTAAAATTTCGAATTGCTTAGGAGCGAGATCAATAAATGCTTGACGTTTTTCCGGCCAATTCATACTCTTAAACTGCAGCAATTGTTTATGATCCCAGTTATGCTTCCAAGCTTTAAGTGTGGTGATTCCCGTTGTGAAACATCTGTGTATTAGCTGAGTCTCAGCAATTGTCATTTTTTGTTTTGCCCAATGTGGAAATTTCTTTCCTTTTATTGCTTTATTAACATTGCTTATAGCAGTATTTAATTTTATGCTAATATCTTTTTTATCTTTTTGGGATACTGAGCTCGATTTAGAATTACCGTCCAATGCCCATTTGACATTCGTAGCTTCCATATCATTTGAAGGCTTGTTTTTAAGAAAGCAATAAACCCATTTTCTAACTGCCGGTGTATCAAGTAGTCTGATATCCAGTGTAACTTTAGATTTATATGTAACTTTAAGGTTGTACACTCTAGTGACCGTCTTTCCAGTTATTAGCTATCTCTGGAGGAGCTTTTAAAGTTACGCCAGGTAGTATTGTAGTATTCTCCATTAACTCTTGGACTATAGGGGCGAACATCTTAGCATCTTTCTCATCTACGTTAACAACAAGTTGATCATGAACCTGTGCTTGCACTATAGCATCGATACCTAATTCTTTAGCTTTTCTATTAATCTTTAAAGCAGCTCTATTGACTACAGCAGCTGCTAATGATTGCAATTGAAAGTTTAAGCAGTTATTTCTACCGTTTCTATAATCTCTATAAGTCTGTAAAGCTTCAGCTTTAGCTTTATCTCTAACAAAACGAGTAAAAGCATCGGTATACATTTGATTAATCTGTTGAGGAGGCATAGACTCTTTTACCTTAGGAGCTCCTATAATTTCATGAAACGATTCTAAGTCCCAAGTATCCCCATCTGATATTTTATCCCAAGTCTCTTCTCTCCACTTTTCAGTTAGAGTAGTATCTTGCCAATCTTGTCTATATCTCCAGTTTAGTATATTACATTTAACATCACCAGATTTCTTATCTATATAAGTACCGTGCTCTTCTTGTATTCTCTGCACCTTAGGTAAATGACGTATCCTGCCAAGATAATTAGTAATTCTACCATGAGTTTCTACTTGTAATCTAGAATCCTCTCTCCATTTAGCTAATCCTGGGAATCCCTCTAGATAACCTTTGATTAACTCTTCAGCTACATTCTGCTCTACTCCTAAAGTCATTTTTAAAGCAAATGCCTCCATACCGTATGCAACTCCTAACGAATAAGCTTTAGCTTTATTTCTCTTTACAGGATCTAACTTCTTAAGATAGTTATCAGCTTTTTTATCAGCAGATACTCCTTCAAGATTTTCAGTTTGTATAGCTACATAAGAATAAAAGTCCCAATTATTAGCAAATATCTCTTGCAGTTTTTTATCTCCTGATACAGATGCAAAGCAGTGAGGTTCTAGAGATTCGTAATCACAGTCAATAACTTTTCTACCTTTACCAGCAGTCAGGAAAGCTCTAACTATATTAACATACTTCATAATAATAGGAGCATCTTCTCCTTCTTCTAAAGGCTTAGGTAGCTGTTGAGCATCAGATCCATAACGACCAGATACTGTACCGTTCTGCTTAAAGTAAAAGAAGTACTTACCGTCTTCCTGACGGTCTCTAAACCTGTCTACGTAGGTAGATTTAATCTTAAGTAACTTATTATATATACGTAAGTTTTCAGCCCAGGGATACTTCTTAGCTAACTCTTCTACCATAGTCATATCAAATTTATCTCTACCTGACTTGGTATTAGCACCTGACGTTTTAGGCTTTTCTTTTAGGTATTGAAAAACTATTTCACCTAAATGCTTCTTAGATTGAATATTAATATAATCTCCATCATTAGATTCTCTCCACAAGTCCATAGATATACGAGCCTGTTCTTTTAACTCAATCAATTCTAAATTACCAGTGAGAAGAAACTCTTTAATGTTAGAGTCTTCTAACTCCTCTATATTCTTTTGAGTAATAGAATACTTACCTGTCTTTTCAGACTTAGGTAACGGTAATGAATACCTGCTAATTAATCTCTGAGCCCAAGTACCTTTATGATTAGGAGGGTAAGCAGACGTAGCAGTATGTATTACCCATTCCTGAACCTGTCTTAAGTCAAGTAGGGATTTCATAACAATCTCTTTATTCTCTTTCTGATCTTTTTCAATCTCACTATGAATCTTTTCAATAAGGTCATTATCTAAATCTACTCCATAAGCTTCCATAGGAACAGTAACTTCTCTATAGATTGGCATTACCTCATCTTCAAAGAAGAATTTAGTTAGTCCTTCTTCTTCAAGTTTTTTAAGGTACATATTACATATACGTAATGTTAAATCGGTATCTGCAGAAGCATACTTAGAAAGAATACTAAGATCGGCTTTATAAATTTCATATAAATCTTTAGTAACAGAACCTCCGTTACCTTTAATACTCTCTTTCAATTCTACTTGCTCATCATTAGCCGCTTTGTCCATATCAAGACCTAGCTCTTTCTGATTCATCTTAGCAATAGACTTTAAACCAAAGGGGTTACCAAAACCAAATGCTCCTTCTTCAAATACAGTATGTACTAGTAATCCAGTATCTACCCATACGTCAGGTAATAAATCAACTCCTAAGTAATTCTTAATAAATTGAACATCAAACGATGCGTTATGGAATACTAGTTTTTTACCTTTAAGTAAGTTAAGTAAGTTTCTGGAAATAGTCTCAGTAGAAGTACCATCGATAGTTTGCAACTCTAATTCTCCTTTATCAAAGTTCCATACTAACGTAGGAAGATAAAATCCTATACCTTCATCACCAGAAACAGACCAACCTACTATCTTATCCTTCCTAGGATTAAGACCAGTAGTCTCTGTATCGACTGCAAGTATATCAGATTCTACAATATGCTGATGTAATAATTTTAAGTCCGCTTTATCTTGGACTGTGTAGTACTTTTTTTCTAAGTTAGCCATATTTCTTCTAAAGTTTGTTGTTTAAGATCGTATTCAATTTCGTATAAGTCTATCTTGCAAGGAAATCCAGTATCATTAACCCAATTATCAGGTAGTTTAGCTGATATCATAACTGCTTTTTGGCCATTTTTAAGCTTTTTATCTAATATATCACAAGTCTTAAAACTACCGTTATCTTTTTTATTACCTTTTCTCCACTCAAGTAGATTATTATTAGCACTCCTATATTGACTAATCCTATTGTTTACGCCTTTCTTTTTTCCTTCACCGTATATACCATTTTTACGTACTCTAACTACACCTTCATTATCTTGTACTAAGATACGATAAACTCCTTGTTTATACAACGTTGCAAATTCTCTAGGACATTCAGGCCAAAATAGACCAGAGGGAGTTTTAGTGATATCTATTATCTTTTCCCACTCTAATTGATTTAAGTAATCCATAACCGTTTAATAATATACAATATACGAATAATATATCAGAATGCCAAGAAAGTACCTATATCTTTTTCTGATAATTTAATCTGATGAACTTTTTCTAGTTCATTAATTACTGCTTGTTTTGTAGGTATGTCGCCATTAAAATAAGTCCATACTAAGCTCTGATGTATAGTGTTTATTTTATTAGATAAAGAGTTTATCCTAGCTTCTATTAATTTAGAATCTGACTCTACCAATTTTACTTTAACGTTATACTTAACAGCAAATTTAATAAGCTCTATTACATCTCTTTCTTCGTATGCTTTTTTTAACTCATTAAAGTCATCTACAGTTCCTCCTTTGTCTGGGTGAGCATGCTTACTAAGTCTTTTATAAAGTTTTCTTAATCTTGGATCTGCTTCTGGTTTAGATTCTTTATCAGGTTTTTCCTCTCTAATCTCACCAGTTTCTTCATCAACCCACATAACCTTTTGTTTGTCCATTAAGTACTTACCGATAATGCTATTCCACTTATCAAGATACTCGTCTAGTTGTTCTTGATTTTCTTCGAGTTCTAATCTTAAGAACTCATACTTATGTGAAATTTTGGCAAGTGATTTGTCCATTAGTACTCTCCATAAAGATCGAATTTCATTGGTTCTGGTTCAACAACTTCTACTTCTTGTTTTTCAATAGCATAAAGTTTACCGTCTAATGGATCTAGTTGGTAAGATCCTTTAAATTTAGTTTTACGCATATACATTGTAAGAGCCATTACAAGGCTCTCGATTGTTGTTCCCTGATCAATGACTAATTCCCAGTTATCTCCAGGAGGCATTCTATTCGCTATAAGTACTCTTTCTTCCTCAATTTGTATTTCTGGCATAATTATTTTTTAGTGGCTATTAATAAATAGTATCCTTCATCGAGTGTATCTTGAAATTGTATAAACTCATAACTAAATCTATCTCCTAAATGTTCTTCTAGTCTTTTATGAGGTATAAACTTTTCATTTTCTAAAAAAGCTATTTGACCATTTTTAGTTAACCTGTCGTAAACTTCCTCACAAAAATGAGTATGAAATTTAAAATCTTCGTCTAATAAAATTAATCTAGATTGTCTCTCTTCTTCTGGTGTTTCTGTAGGAAACCATTCAGGGACAGTCTTAGCTAGATTATCAAATTGTTTTTCTTCTACTAAATGAGGAGGGTTAAGAACTATTAAATTAACTTTTGGACCTGTATATGATTTAAAACCATCAGACACTTTATGACTAACTTTAAAATTAACTCTCTTTTTATTCTCCTTATAAGAATCTGCTACTTCAGGATTAATATCTAAAAAGTAAGCATTATTAAGGTTTAACTTATATGCTAGGTAGTAGCCCATAAACCCTGGACCGCTACACATTTCCATTACGGATGTAGTAGCATTAAACTTATCGAGAACACCTGGTTTACTCAAAAACTTTTCTATAAAGAAAGGTCCTCCTCCATTATGTTTATTTACATGACTGAGCGATAAATCACACCCCAGTGGTCCATTGATGATGCAAGTTTCCATTACTGTCTTAAAGTCTTCCTAATAGTATATTCTGGGTTAGTAAAAAATTCTGGAATTAATGATTGATGAGTAGCTCTAATAGGATTAATATCTAATCCTCCTCTACGAGTATATAAACAAGCAACCATTAACTGTTCTGGTTTACAAGCATCAGATAAATGCTTAAATACCATTTCACATATTTCCTCGTGAAAATGACTAACTGTTCTATGACTAACAATATATTTAGCTATTGATTCTGCTGTTGGTACGTTTTTACCTATAATCTTAATAAATACATCACCCCAATCTGGTTGGTTAGTCACTCTACAATTAGACCTTAATAAGTTAGAACTAAATCTAACAGTAGTAGTATCGCTATGCTCTTCAATATCAAGCTGACTTTCATCTGATTGGAAAGCTGTAAAGTCTATAGCATCTAAGTTAGCTATTTCTCCTAAATCTGTATACTCTTGAAAAGATAAAGGTTCAGTTTCTAGATCTGAAGCATAGAAAGTAACAGTTGTTGTAGTCTCTAATAATTCATCTAGATCTCTCTTAACTCTTGCTTCAATACCACTAATACAATCAGCTGCATTATCTCCTATTCTGGTCATATTAAATGAATTCAAATATAATTTAATTGACTTAGATTCTACGTGAAATTCACTATTACTAGGGCAAACGATTTTTAGCATTCCTGCTACTGGTTGACCTTTAGTAGTAATTGCTGATACTTCGTAACAATTCCATGTATCTACTCCTACAAAGCTATCAGATGTTAATCCGTAACCTTCTCTATTTAAGTATCTTGGTATTTTTACTAGTAGCTCAGGAGCATAGGTATCTTTGTACCCAGCACCTCCTACAGTTCCTAAATGTTTAGATGCAATATCTACAACTTCTTGATAATTTTTAACTTCTGCCATATTAACCTTTAAATAATTGTTTTTTACCACCCTCATAAACATAAGCGTGACCGTTTTCTATTAATAAATCATTAAGAGATTTTTCTTCTCCATCTATGAATATTTCTGCAAGTACTCTACCGTACTTACCTTTACCGTAAGATTGTATTTCAAACTTACCATCATTCATCTCTAGGTATTTTTTCGTAAATTCCGAAGCAAGTAAACCTTTAGCTTTTTCCTCTAGGTTTCTTGTTCTCTTTTCCCAGGTGTCAACACCTTTAAATCTTAACCTAGCTTTTACCCAGGTACTAAATCCTAAATCGATCATAACATCTGCTGTGTCACCATCTACTACTCTTAGTAATTTTGCTCCGTATCTAAACATTTATAAATTTTAATATTTGTTCTACCCTTTGCATAGGGGAACCAGTTATCGTCAAGTAAGGCTGACGTACACCTTCTAATACTGCTTTAAACTCTTCATCAATATCTGTTCTCCACTTTTCATTTACACTTCTAACTCCATCATCTACAGAATCAAATTCTATAGGAAAATAAATATAATGAGTATATTCATGCTTTATTCTATTCCAAGTATCATTAATATACTTGATTGTTCCTCCTCCAACATTATCCATAAATCTTGTATATACTACAACATCCATAAAACATCTATCGAGAACTTGATTATAAGGTTGCAATAAAGCCTCTAAGTGAAAACAGCTAATAGCTAACTGAGTAGCTTCTGTTCCTTTCTCATTAATAGGAAATTCGTAACTACTTACAGTTCTAGTAGACTCATTTACGAATTCATACTTAGGTAATTTATTTTTAAGTAGTTCATAAACAGTAGTCTTACCTGTACTACTAGCTCCTACTAATGCTATTCTTTTAATCATAAAACCTTTTTATTTATATAAAGATAAGAAATTTACTTCGTATTTCCTAATAATTCTTTTAAAAATTCTAACCACAAATATAACGATCTATCCCTCATAGTTTCCCACATCTCCGTTTCTGTAATACCCCAAGAGTTAAAGAATATTTCCTTTAAGACTCTTCCTTCATCTACTCCTGCAGTAACTTTATGTATTACTGCTCCCATTACTTCATGTTTTGCTAGATATGCTTTAAGTTGAGGATCTTTACCTTTTAATTCAGGGTACCTAGTAATCAAACCTGGATGTCCATTGTATATATTAAACTTATCACAAATTTCAGGAGGCATAATTCTTAACCAACCATGTAATGTTATTGTAGCTTCCGGAAAATAAACTAAAAACTCTTCATAATCCTCTAACGTAGGTTTATTAGGTAATGTATAGAATCCTTTTTCTACAATTCTAGGATCTACAGTTCGAAGATCTTCCGGTCTATCGTTAGTATAAATTCTATCAGGCCATCGACCTATTGATTCCGCTATGTCTGCTATTTCTTTACCAGTTTGGCTAAAGAACGTTATCCACATTTTGCTGTCCATTTGTAAACCATCTAAATTTTTGAATATTACTTTTAATATATGTTAATTGATCTTCATTAACTTCATAGTTAATTAATTCAAATAACTTCTGAGATTCTTTATCCCATAGTCCTTGATCTTTATAGATTATTTCTTTTATTCCATGTACTACAGGATTAGATGTATCTAAAGAGTATATCCAATCATAGTTAGATTCTCTATATAACATAAACTCTTGAGGTAAACCACATCCTAATAAATGATGAGGCTTATCTTTATTAATAACATCGTTTTTAACTAAATCTCCAAGTAGCTTTGCACGTCCTAGCATCCAACTAACGTACTTGTTAGGATGCGGACAAACCTCTTCATAATACGAATAATCAAAAGATATAGCAATCATATCTACAGGAGCTACTTTATCCATATAGTCGTAACAGCTAGCTATTGATTCATATGTTTTACCTTGTACTACTCCAATTGCTTTTCCCGGTAGACTATCTTTAGGATACTTTTCAAAAAACTTATGAGCTTGATCACAAGTCTTAAAACATTGCTCTAAAGCATCTGGAACTATATACCAAGTGGGTTTTAGTTCTTTTATCCAGTATGCAAATCTATCAGCATCGAATGCTTCTTCTAATTCAAATATAGAATTATCTAAAATTACTTCTCTACCGTTTGCTAATGCATCTTTAAAGTGTTGAAGGTACTCTTCGTCTTCTTCAAATAAATGTACTAAAGCATAATCGTAGTCTGTAAATTTCTGTACAGTACTAAAAATACTCTTTGGTGATTCGTGTGCTATCTTAATCAATATCTAAATCTTTAAATGCGTTATTTAAATCCATAGTAGATTTTTTTATTGTATCTACTACCTGTTCAAGTGACTTATTACTTGCATAAGCCTCTGCTAGAGCTTTCACTGCTATATCGTAAGGTACATATAAAGTACCTTCTACTTCTTTTTTATGTTCGTCTAAGTTAATCATTAAAAAATTGTTTAAGGTCGGGTCTAAAATAACTAAGGCTTTTCAATACTTTTCTATCTCTTGTTCTGTAGACAACGTACCGTCCTTCCGCAACCTTCTCAAAATGACAGGCCTCACCTTGCTCCTTAGCTCTTTGGCTGACACTCTGTATGGCCTCTTCTTCAGTTTTGCAAGCTTTTGACATATTAGAAGCTTGTACTTCTTGATATGCTGGCCATATCTTATCTTTAAGGCCATGTAGCATAGTACCGTTCCCAAGGGAAACATAAGTAATGTCGCACAAAGCGTCCAAAACTTCCACAATGTCCCCTCTTTCGCAAGCTTCTCTATATTCTTCGAGTTCTTCGAGGATAAAATCATAGACAAATTTCCACTCTTTGTATTCTGGGATGACTGGTTCATAGTTATTAGTTTTTCCGAATGTATTATTAAATGTTTCTACTTCATCTACAAAAGGAACTCCGTTAGTCCATACTGGTAGCGGTTCCATGTCTTTCATCTCATTATCTGAGAATAATGTTAATTGGTTATCTTTCATAATCGTCTTCTAATCTTACTATATCGTCTTCTCCGAAATAGCTTCCTGTTTGTGTTTCTATAAATTGTGATACTTCCATAGTATCGTTAAATGCTCTGTGTTTAGCTCCTTGAGGAATAACTATTGAATCCCCAGGATATAACTCATGTAAAACATCATCTAAAATAACTGATAATTTACCTTTTACACAAGCCCAAACTTCTGATCTTTTATGATGGTATTGATAAGATAATCTACCGCCTGGTTTTACAGTTATAATTTTAACCTTAGTTGTATCAGTATCTAATAATACATCATAACAACCCCAAGGTCTTTCATCGTGTTCTAATGCTTGCATATACTTGCTAATTCTATATTTTTATAAAACTCTGCTTTAGCTGAGTCTTCATTTAGAAATGCTCCAGTTAATTTAGCTGTTTGCATAGAAGCTCCTCCATGCTTAACTCCTCTACATGATACACATGCATGAGTTGCATTTACTTGAACTGCTACTCCTAAATTACCTTCACATATCTTATCTACAGCATTATGTATAGCTACAGTTAGCTGTTCTTGAATAGCTCCTCTTCTGCCGAATTGCTCTACTATTCTATTTAATTTAGATAGTCCTACTACCTTACCATCTTCTGATGCTATATAAGCAATACTTACTGTACCTCTAATAGCTTGATGGTGATGAGAGCACATAGACGTTACAGGTATATTACTTTCCTGTACAATACCGTCATAACCGTCAGATGGAAATGCTGTAATACGATCTAGTGGAGCATATCTTCCAGCCCATAAATCGTTAACGTATGCTTTTGCTACTCTCATTGGAGTATCTGAAGAGTTAGGATCATCAGCATAATCACATCCTAAGGCAGTTAGAAAATCTGCATATGCTTTTGCTGCATTATCTATAATAACTTGCTTCTCTTCAGCATTTAACCTTGCTTCAGGTCCTTCTTTCTCCTGTTTCTTTGCTAATTGACTTGATATTCCGTTAGCAAAACCGGCTCGAACTAATTCTGTTCCTTCTATAAACTTTTTAGGCATAATATAACTTCTGTTTTTATTGAGGTTCTACGACTCATTGTTAATACAATATAGTAATTTATTTTTAATTATCCAAATAATCTTGGATGGATTTTGCGTTTTCATTTTCCCATGGGTATACAATCCATTCAGGTCCTACTTCTTCAACATAGTAATTAGGTTTAAATACTGATTGTTTTTTATAGTGTAGAGATGCATACATAGGTTTTGGACATTCATCATAATACTTTTTAAATGTTTTTCCTGTGTCAGCTATATCATCAATAACTAATAAGTGAGGATAATGATTACTAATGTTGTTAAAATACTCAACTCCAAATCTATGAGAATATAAGATAGCTATTATTGCTCCTCCTCTTGGAATACCTGTTACTAATCTAGCTTTCCCTCCTACTTGTTCATGTAACTTATCTAAAAGTACATTTATATCGTCCCAAGTTAAATATACTTTCTCTACTCCCATGTATGATTTGTTGTCCAGTAATTATCTGGTAATTCTATTGTTGCGATAACTGAGTTATCCGTTCCACTTTTCTCCAAAAAATTCATAATTTAATTTAACATATTTATCTGTGCCATCTTTTTCTATGGCTGTTTCTTCATCTTCGTAGATTGCATCTACTGGACATTCCGGAAGACAAGCACCACAGTCGATACATTCTTCAGGATTAATATAGAGCATTTTATTAACTAGCTCTTCTTTACTCATATCTGCTACTTCAGCTCCTGCTCCATCTACTTTAATAGGACCATGTATACAATCTACTGGGCAAACTGCTACACAAGCTGTATCACAGGTACTAACGCAAGGATGTCCAATTATATAACTCATTAGACTTCTCTTTGATCTTCAAATGCAATAATATGAGGTCTCCAGGTCATTCTATAACCATTATCTCTAACCCAATCAAATAATATAGGGTAAGATTTATATAAAGCTTCTCTACTATCTCCAGCAGGCATAAACCATACTTTATCTTTTGGAGCATTTAGTGTTTCAATACATTCCATAATTTCATTTAGAGCATTATTATCTTTACCGTCCCAAACAGGTTTAATATGGTAATCAGAATGATAGTCCATACTCTGTTTTATAGTATCGTATTTTAATCTAAATTTATTATGTTGTTTAATCATTCTTTCGTCTGTAGTCGCTCCTTGAGGCGTAGATACTCCCAGTACAGGAACACTATTGGAGAACTTAGGACTAATAGAAAGCAAATTAATAGGATAATCAGTGGGTAGAAAATGGCTTCCTTCAGTCTCGATAGTAATAAAGATATTTCTTTCATTAGCAAAGTGTGTTAATTCGTTTACAAGTTTTTTATGCATAGTAGGTGAACCTCCAGTTAACATCATTTCTGATATTTGAGGATTCTTATCGTACATTTCTATAATATCGTTAAACGAATATTGACCTTTTTCTGGATGAATACTTGTATACCAAGAATCACACCAACCGCCTTCACCAAAATAACATCTGTGAGTACATCCTGTAGTCCTAATTACTACCGTTGGGTATCCTGCTCTTGAGCCTTCTGATTGGACTGCAGTATATATTTCTACAATCGGTAAGTTTTTATCATAATCTTCTATTCTACCTAGGGACATATAGTGCTGAGTTTTTACCGTGTTCTCTAAATTCTACTTTTATAACTTTTACTCTACCTTCAGTTTCCGTCTCTATGAACGGAGCTAGCTTTTCGTATATATATTGTGAGAACTTCTCTGCTCCTGTAGCAGGTACTACTCTAACCTGTGCTATACCCTTCTCATCTAGCTTTAATGCTTCAGGTAAAAATGGATCGTCTTCTGCTATCAAGTATGTATGATCAAACATATAATCCATCCATGCTTTAGGTGATTTTCCGTCAATTAAGGTTTTAGCTCTTTTCATTCCTCCAAAGTCCCAGACCCAATTACGATTATCTAATTCTCCTTCAAACCAGAGTTTAAATGATACTCCATAACCGTGAAGAAATCTACAGTGAGTTGTTTCGGCTTTCCATTGACGAAAGACGGTACTAAATCCATCGAATACTTTTGTTGATTGATATTTTGCCATAACTTATTTTTTATACTAATTCTTCTATTATACCTACTATTTCAGATAATATAAGAAGAATAGCTGAGGTTACCAAATTAAATGGTATAAAACAGTATCCTAGTATTCTAATACCGGATTTAATAAACGATACAATCTGGTGCTTCTTTGCATCAGGGTAGTTAATCGATTCATCAGATGTAATTTTGTTTTGATGTATACGGTTCGCTAAGTATTGCTCTTCCGTCATTCTGCGAGACTCTACATCATAGAGATCATTCTCGACTTCCTTTAAGTCCATCATTTTCGTGTTTTTTAAGTGGTGCTGTGACACTGTCGTCTAATTATACTATAATATAAGAAAGTTATTTCTAATTTCCAACTAGATTATATAATTTTCTTCTAACCCATACCTCCAAAATCCAAATGCATCTCCGGTAAGATTTAAATACCAATAAATATGTTTATCTATATATCTCTCAACCTTTAATAGCCTCCTCTTATATAGTATTCTACCTAGCATTCCATCTTCACCATATCTTGTATTATCTGGTATTTCTTTCCATGCTTCTTTTGCTATATCTGTTTTAATAACACATTTGCAGTCTGTAGGTGCTACTATATCGAAACCGTACATATTCTCCCATCTTTCCGCGTACCTCTTTCTAAAATCACATACTAACATTTTGCCGGGGATACTTTCGTTAGGTTTTCCATCAAATTCTTGTACCATTCTATACGATACAGAGTCTGGTTGGAATTCTAATTCTTTCATTATATGATGTATACCTAAAGGGTGAATCCAATCATCATCATCCCACTGTACGCTGTAAGGCATAGTAGACATTTCATAAAGAAGTCTTCTTTTCTTACCTAAAGGCATTTCTTTTTGATCTGAAAGGTATATTATTTCTACTTTATCGCCAAAAGGTTCTGCTTGTCTTTTTAGCTCAGCTAATAGAGGATTAAAAACATGAGAACGAGAAACAGTTGTTGGAATCTGTATAGATAACATTAAAAGTCTAAGTTTGTAGTAGCAGTAAAACTCCCAGAGAATGTTAATGGTGAATTTTGACCGTACTTATTATGTAACATTTTAACTGAATCAGCCTGTAGTGAGTAACTACCGGATAAATGTTCTGTAGGATTATAAATTACTTCACTAGCATTTGCAAAGACTACTTCTTGCATTTTAGCTGGTGTTAATCCTGGGGATGACTGTGCATATAGAGCTACTACACCGCATACTTGTGGAGCTGCCATTGATGTACCATTTAATATAGATTCCCAATACGCACCGTTATGAGTATAAGAACCTCTTGCGTATCCTGAGGTATTACTTACTGATGAAAGTATACGTGAACCGGGTGCATAAATGTTTACTCCAGGTCCGTGATTTGAAAAAGAAGCTCTTTTATCTATGTAGTTACTTCCAGATTGTACTTGATCTTCATCAATACATCCAACCATAAAAGCTTTATCAGAATAAGGTGATGAACCTCTAGAATAATATCTCCATTGAGTATTTTTAATCAATGCTTGATTATTATAATCAGCTCCTGAAGGTACATCTATCTTATGATTACTATTTCCTGAAGCAATTATTACGTGGATGCCTTCTTCTACCATTTCTTCAATATCGGTATCTACAGAAGTTATTCTTACTGGGTGTTTCCATGTGCCTAACAAACCTATACTAGGCGCAAATTCGTTTAGCCCAAACGCTTTAAGTTCTCCTCCAAAGGAGTTTTGTATGACGGTAGAACTATATGACGTTCCTCTATAATTTACTGCGTATGCTGTAGAGCCTCCTGTAAATTTTGCAGAATACCCCCAAGACATATTGACTACTGTCGGTCTTTTATACCCGGTAGCAGGGTCAATAGCCTTTTGTCTGTGGAATAATTTAATTGCATCTAATGCATAACTATCATCTATTCCAGTAGCACCGTCACCAGAGCCTTCTAAACCTCTTATTTTTAAGGAGTATATTTTTGCATTCTTAGCCCATCCAAAGGTTTTTCCTGCTGCTATACCTGCACAATGAGTACCGTGACCATCATTATCTCTTTCATGGTTAGCATTTTGAGTAAATCCTGTATGAATAGAACCCCAATCTATAAATGTATACCTGGATACTCCATGCTGATCTTCCCATTCTGGATGATCAGTTTGTACTCCGGAATCAACAATAACTACGTCTACTCCTTTTCCATCTAAAGTATAATTATAAGTTTCATCTATAATTTCATTACCGTTATAGGTATTATCTTTAGTATTGCATCTTAATAGTCCCCAGTTTTTATCTCCTGAAGATAATGAAGGGCTTCTATTATACGATCCGCTAATTATAGCTCCGTGTTCTTTTACTATATCATTTCTCTGTTCAGGTGGTATTTCAATATCTAAAACACTAGGATGTTCTAAGAGGTCATCTTTTTCAGCTTCTGTCAACCAGTAGTGTGTTTGGCGATAACTACCTAATCTCGGATTGGCTATTTCCACTTGCCTATTAGGTACATTATCTTTTTCTGTAATTTCTTTTAGATCTTCCCAAAATAAATCATAGTCTACTTCTTTATGAAGGATAATATTATATTCTCTCTCATTAAATTCTGGCATATAAATTTATTTTATAGTGATCCTATAGCTGCTTGAAATTCTGCGTATGAACCTGTAATAAATGTTTTAAGCTTTTCTATACTAATATAGTCTGATGCAATACTTGCTGATGTTTGAATTACTGTTGCTGAGCTCGCACTTAATGCTGTTCTTTGTGTATGAGCTGAGCTAGATAAGGCTGTATCTCCTGCTACATATTCACTTCTTAATGCAGTTGCTGCTGAACTACTTAACGCACTATCTGCTGCTATATATTCTGTTCTTATTGCAGATGCTTCAGAACCAGAATTAGCTAATTTTATCCAATTACCTCCGTGAGCAAAATACCCTAATCCAGTAGCATGTACATGTGCGAACATTCCATGGTAGTCAGCTGCAGTTGGTAGATCTCCTTCTGTAGCATAAACATTAGAAAATTGTATCTTTTTACCTGGTAAGTCTACTATTCCTCCTGAATGAGAAACGTTTGATGAAATCACACTGTCTATTGCTGTATCTAATGCTCCTGAGATTGCTGTTCTTTGTGTATGAGCTGAAGCTGATATTGTAGCAGTTGTTTCTGCACTTTCTAAAGTAACAATTCTAGTATTTAATGAAGAACTCAAAGAAGTGTCACCAGCTAAAAATTCTGTTCTTAATGCTGATGCATTAGAAGATGAAAATGCTGTATGTGTTGCTGTAGGTAATTTAGTACCTATAGTAGTTGCTATAGAAGCTGAAAATGTTGCATCATCTCCTAAAGCTGCTGCTAATTCATTTAACGTATCTAAAGTTCCTGGTGAGCTATCTACTAATGCTGCTACTTTAGCATTAATGTAGGTGTTTTGTGATGCACTTAACGCACTATCTGCTGCTATATATTCAGCTCTTAAAGCACTTGCGCTTGAACCACTTAATTCGTTTCTTCTTACATCTGCAGAAGTAGATAATGCTGTATTAGCACTTGATGCTAATCCTTTAATTGCTTCTCTCTGTATGTGTGCAGAACCAGATAATACTATATCTTCAGATACTCTTTGAGAATGAGCTGAACTACTTAAAGCAGTTATGTTTGCGTCTAAGTGAGTATCTGCTGAAGCTGAAAGTAATGATATTTCAGAATCTAAATGACTATCAGTTGAAGCTGATAAAGCACTAATATTGGCATCTAAATGTGCATCTACTGAAGCACTTAATATTGTGTCTAAAGCTACTCTATGAATATGTGCTGATTGTGAGTTAGCAATAATAGCATCTTCTGCAGCATCTAATGAAGCTGATACGTTAGCATAGTTTCCTAATGCTAAAGAATTATGCATTGTTACTGATCCTGAAAAGCTATGTGTGTCTGTTGCATCATCCCCGAAAGCTGTAGAACCAGACTTATATAATACGGTAGATTGAGTTAATTCTGTAATAAATGCTCTTGCTTTTACATCACCGGTAACTGTTAAATCACCTCCAACTGTTTGACTACCGGTAACATGCAAACTACCGCTAAGTTTTATTGACCCTGTGAGTGGAGAACCTATTCCATTCTGCACTAATTGACCATCGTCAACTTGCACTAACTTATAGTAAGTGTCTTTTATTGTATTTCCTGTTAAAGTAGCCATGAATTATGTTTATTTATAAATAGTACTAGAAATTCTTATAAACAAAAGGGTCTCTCTTTTTAAGTTCCTTTAACCTCTCTTGAAATTCTTTTTCTTTCTTTTCTTTTAAAATCTTCTCTTTTTTTTCTTTGTCTGTCATAATTTCTGTATAAGATGATTATTGATAACTAAAAAATCTATATTAGATTTCATAAATCTTGATATAGCTTGTTCTGGGGACATTGTTATAGTTTGATCTTTTAAATTAAACGAAGTATTAAGTAGTATAGGAGATCCAGTTAACCTCTTAATTTCATCTAATAATAAATAGTAACGTTCGTTTTGTTCTGGTGTTACTGTATGTACCCTTGCTGAATTGTCAATATGAACAGCTGAAGGTATCCTTTTAGTCTTAGCTTGAACTACTATGTTCATATATGGAACTTCTTCTTTTAGATCAAAATATTTACTTGCTTCATCAGCTTTTACAGAAGGAGCAAAAGGTCTAAACCCTTCTCTTTTCTTTATAACATAATTTAATTTTTCTCTCATCTTAGGATCTTGAGGAGCTGCTAATATAGACCTATTACCTAATGCTCTTGCTCCAAATTCCATCCTACCTTGAAACCATGCTACTATTTTCTGTTTAGAAAGCAACTCAGCAGTTTTTTTAACTATTAAATCATCAGACAGTCTAAACGAAGTTATAAAATCAGGCCATTTTTCTTGAAAGTCATTAATAGCCTTGTGTATTTCGATATCTTTATAGTCTGGTCCTAAATACGGATTACTATTATCCTTACGTTCTCCTTTATAGTGGTGTAAACATGCACCTATAGCTGATCCTGCATCTGATGGAGAAAAAGGGATATGTACTGAGTCAAAATATTTATAAGCTAAAGCATTTGCTACTCCATTATAGGCACATCCTCCTCCTAAACATAAATTAGGTGACTTCGACATATTTTTTGCAGTTATCAGCAATTTAGTAAATTGATATTCATACCATTTCTGTAAAGCTGCTGCTAAATCTTTGTGTTCCTGAGTAACTGGTTCTTCTGGAAATCTAGGAAGTATGCCAAGTGCCTTAAATAAGTTTTTATTAAACATTACTTTATCAGAGTATTCCCAAGAGAATGGTTTAGTATTTAATCTAAACTGATTAGATGTATTTTCTACTAAACTCATTAACTTACCTAAATATACATCTGGATTACCGTATGGTGCTAATCCCATAATTTTATATTCTCCTTCATTAGGTTTAAACCCTAAATACGCAGTAATAGTAGAGTATACTAATCCTAAAGAATTAGGATATTTAATAGATTGCATTTTCTGTACTTTGCCGTTTCTACTTCTATATACTGCTGTGGTATCCCATTCACCTACTCCGTCGACTGTTAGTATTGCAGGATTTTCATAGGGACTTGTATGTAGGCTAAAAGCTGCATGAGAAGTATGATGGTCGGTGTATACTATTTCACCTTTAAACCCACCTCTTCTTAAAATAGTTTCAGGATTATATTTTTTATAATCTCTTAAATATCTATACCTTAACAATAACGTTTTAAAGAAATGTTTATTAAAAGTAGTAAGTACTCTATCTTTTTTTAATTCAGGATTTTCATACCAACAGACTTGATCTACTGCTTTAAGAGTTGTTCTAGTATACCTTAAACACCAATTAATAGCATTAAAAGGAAATGAACTGTCATGCTTAATTCCGGTAAATCTTTCTTCTTCTGCTGCTGCAATAACTTTACCGTCTACTACTAAACAAGCAGCTGAGTCATGGTAAAAAGCAGATATTCCTAACTGTATCATATTATGTTGTATCCTCTTTTAGGTTCCTCTGGGAGTTTTATACTACTGTTAAAGTAATTCTTTGAGATAAATTTGGCAAATTGCCAATGTCCTTTTATACTAAAATGATCATCAGCAGTACTACCATTAGATGCTACTCTTGAAGTTTCAAACATTTCGCCTTTTTGAATATTAGCAAAAGAGAGCTTATACGGTAAATGTATGTATTCTACTTTTATTGATTTAAAAAATATACCGAAATCAGAGAATATACTAGAAAAGTACTTACCAAAAGGATTTAGTTTCTTATATCTATGGTCGTATATAAAGTTAAATATACTTTTTATTTCATCTTGATTATTAAAATAATTTTTGTCAAAAGGAACTCCAAATTCAAGTGCATCTACTAATTTACCATTCGTAACAGAAACAATTTCATCCTTATATTCATTATAGACCTCTATTCTATCCGGTACAGTTTCTAGTAAAAATACTTTATCACCTTCTTTAATATTCGGCAATGCTTTAATAACTTGATTAATTATAAACTGTGGACTTGCTCCTCCTTGAGCATAATTTTTATACTTTAAATCTAATCCTTTAGCAATTAATCTAGGCCAAATACTAGAGGTTTTATACAAAGTGTGACCACATGTAAAACTATCTCCGAAAAAATGTGCCGTTGATTTCATATTACTGAAGTGTTTGTGGAGAATATCGGAGTCGAACCGATGACCTCCTGCGTGCAAGGCAGGCGCTCTAGCCAGCTGAGCTAATCCCCCTACCTACTATATAGAGCGGTTTCTTCTTCTGTTCTCCCACTCTACTCTCTTTGTCGCTCCCAACATCTTATACTTTTCAATTCTTCTATTAAAATCATTTCGAGTACTATTAGTATGTGGGTTTCCTGTACTTGTGTTATCGTTATTGCTCATGCTCTGCTAATAATTTTTTAACATGTGCTTTCGCAATTGCGTAATCCACAGGTCCAGTTTCGTCTTCATACTGAACGGGATCATCAACACCCAACTCAATAAACGCTTCAATTCTTTCCACCGATGATGCAGACTTGTAGTCTGAGTTACCGGACGGGTAAGGTTTGTAAGACGTGTTTGTTCTCTTGTATACTTGTACAAAATCCAGTTCCAATGCATCTATAAGTAATTGTCCATCTTGTAAAATTCCTAATTTATCTGTATCTAAGTAAGGAGTAAAATACCCTACCTTATCTGCTTCCCAGTTACCTAATCTAAAGGCATTATCGTCTGCATCTCTAAACTCTTGTCTACAGTCTGGATAAATAGCATGATCACCTGCATGTATTCCTAAAGCAATATCAGTATCATTTCCATTCGCATTTGCAGCAGATAAAGCTACAGCTTGAACTAATGAAGCGAAAATTTTATTACGATTAGGTACTACAGTAGCTTTCATGTTATCTTCTTCGTAATGACCTTCCGGTACATCTTCTCCTCCTTCTACAAGGTTAGAATTTAACAGATTTACTAAACCGTCTAACTTAATAACTTGATAGTTAATCTTGCAACCTCCAAAACATTCATTATCTGAAGGACAAGTTTCATTAATATAATCTACTAATGATTGTGCTCTTTCAAGCTCTACTCTATGCTTTTGACCGTAATCAAACGATATAGCAGTTACTTGATCATACTCTTTTAAACATCTGAGTAATAATGTAGAGGAGTCCATCCCTCCGCTTAGACTAACAACAACATTTTTTGCCATTTTATTTAAATTTAATATTTGCCAGGTATTGTAAACGTATAGGCTAACGTTAAAATTACTTCATCATAGAAGTAATCTTGTCTGTGATATTATTATATGTATCTACATAGGTTTTAACACTTTTATACTCTTTGTTAGAGTTAAGTAACTCTGTAGCT